ATATAATAGATCTTACTCTTATCTCTTATATATTTATCTATTACTCTTATATATTATATATAAACCCTCGGAGAGTATATATAACACGCGCGCGATATTATATATTTCCTAAAGGAAATATATAATAAGGGGATTGCTCGCTTTTACAACAGTCTTAGAAGGTGGTGTCTGGGGCGTAGTTCATCTTCGTCTGTTCATCAACATAGAAGATAAAATGACCATTCTCATCAGTTGCTTCTGCGTGAAAAACAACATAAACATGATCACCCTTTTTAAGCTTCTTTTCAGCTTTGTGAGCAACACCTCCGATGGCTACCATATCCATAATACAAAAGTGTTTATTCTTACCGAGGCCATCTTTCCCGGTGCAGAGAGTGTAGGTTGCTTTTTTACGAGTACAACCACTGGGGCGTTCTTCGTTAGTTATTTCAACAGGGGATATAATTTTCCCTATTACAGATCCGTGGAACATAATCTTTTTCTCCTTGTGAAAGTCGGCGGCGGACATCTACCATCCGTCGCCTTGTAAATATGCGTAATTGCCCGCCGCCTTAAAACGGCAATTCTTCGTAGTCCTCTGAAGATTCGGGTGTAACCTCGTCCGCCGCCCCTTCAACAGAGTCGTCGTTGTTGGTCTCGTCAACCGGTCCACTACGTTGCTTAACCACGGTGAATGAAAACTTATTAGGTTCACCGGTTCCAGCGCCATTCAGGACGAGGTAGACATACCCGCCCCTTTGAAGGTTATGTTCGGCGTAAGTCGCTTGCCTACCCATGGCCACAACTTCGATGCTGCACCATTTGCCATAATCTTTACCAGTACAGACAGTATAGGTCGCCGTCTTTATTTTATTACCGCGAGCCAATTGCTTTTCACCGATGGTGATGTTGGTGATGATTTTTCCGAATACGGTCGTCTCAATCATTATATTATCCCTCCTGTGGGGTGTTTTGGTTTTTCTCTCGTGTACAGACGTGTAGAAATAAATTTTTATAGTCGGGTTGATAAATCTATCGACCGAACCCCTTTTGTCTGGCACATCCATATACATACGGGTGTACAAACCAAAAAAGGGCATTCTAGCGTGTTTGGGCGAGAGTTATTATTGTGCAGGGGCTTTTTTACTTGGCCGCCGCCGCTTTTTGTGCTGCCCTCATTGCTTTCATGCGTTCCGAGTTTGCGATACGTTGCTCTTCGGTCATGGTGCGAGTCACACGGACGCTTCTGAATGACAAAAATTCCTTAGGTGCCTCAACCTCATACGCCACCGGCTGTCCATCATAAGTGGATATTGAGCGCAGGATATATTCTTCAGGACTCTTTGTCATTAATCCCCTGAGTTTGGTGACCATAGTGTTGTCGCTGGTCCAGATGGTCATCCTATCGCTGTTGCGTTCAAAAACAATCGAAGTCTCTTGTTCGTCCAAGGGGTTATTAGGGAAGGCGACCAAATCGTCAACTGTGTACGTCTTTTTTTGTTTAACCATAAGCTAAACCTCCAGTAATATTTTTATAATTCTATTATACCACACGGCGGCGGGTATGTCAACACAGGGCGACAAATACTTTTAACTTATTGTATAATGGAGCCATCATATTCTACAAATAAAAATACCTCGGTCGATAAATCTATCGACCAAACTCTTTTCTTTTACTACAGAGCTTAAATAAGCTCAAGAAAAACCAAAAAAGGGTATCTCAGCCATATTTCCCCCATCACGCGTCCGCCCACACACAAAAAATACCCAGGCTGCTATGCCTGGATATCTTTCTTACTCCTCATCATCCCATTCGTCGTCTTCATCTTCGTCCGCCAGCATAATCTGGCACTCGGGGCAGATCTTGTTGTACATCGCCACCCATCCCTTCGGATTTCTCCATACCGTCCTGGTGGTCACGTCACACCAATGAGCGATGATGCCGACGACAGACTTGAGCGCCTGGGGACGATCGTATTCGAATTTGAAGCACGGGCACTCGCGAATGTTGTATTCCTCACCCAACGCCCCCTGATGCGTCTCATACTTGCTCCCTTCTACCGGGACGCCAGTCTTGAACTTCGAGCAAGAATGTTCTTTATTGTCGCGGGCGTTCATGCAAGACCAGCACAAGGTGTCTGTCTTCAGATTGTTGAAGAAGATCCTGGCGTTGATGGCTTCGACTTCCGACTTGGTTAATTTGGTTGCTTTAATGACTCTGTTCATATCACTGTCTCCTAATCTTTTTATACTTTAAGTATAACATAGGTTCGACAGTTTGTCAACATATTTTTAGAAAAAAAATAAAAAATTTTTAAGAGAAAAAATAGTGCAAAATTTTCCTATTCAATAGTGCAAAAATTTACCATCGGCGGCGGACATTTTTTTATGCGGCTGCGCCCGTTTTTTACCCGTTAGCACTGGTTTAGAAAACTGAACATATCGCTACCAAAACCGTCCTGGCGGAGCTGCATTTTTATAAAAAAACAGGGTATTTGGGGATATTTGTGATGAAAATTGTCACACGATGTCGACGGCTGATGACGGTCGATGATGACGTAATGTACCATAAACGGTACATAACTTTAGACAAAAATGACACCGTCCGCCGCCTGAAGTGGGACAAAATATTCCTATTATAGAACAAAATATTCCTATTAAAATGACAAAAAATTACCATCGATTTTGTGGTGAGTTGTCCACATTTTCCACATAGTTGTCCACATTTGTTGATAACTTTTCGTTACCAAAAGTGTGTAGTTTTTTCAACGAGTTGGGCGGCGGGTATCCTTGTAAATGTCCTTATAAATGTCCCTGATTTACGTCAAAAACGAACGGAATCCTACGGTTTCTATGCAATGTTGGTACCTGTTAAAAGGGATGAAATCGGATGCCTACGGCTGCCATCGTCCGCCGCCAATGTGCAAATAATGCACAAAACATGAGCCAGTTTGGTGCAGGTTTTACACATTATAACCCCGTCGATTTCGACCAGTTTAACCGCCTCGATTTCGACACGGTGGTCACAAGTGGTCAGCCGTCCCTATTTTAATAAAAAAAAGAGGCATCTCAGCCTCTCTCTCGCGTGCGCATGTATATATATATACTATATATAATACGCTCACTTTTTCAGCGCGTTTTCAGTGATCCACTTCGGTATTTCCACGAGTGTGTCCCTCCCACATTCGATTTCGACAACGGCTTCGTCCGATGTCGCTCGAAGGTCGACAACGAAGTAGAAGGTCGGGTTCTCCTTAGTCAAGATGTAGAAGCGGACTTTTTCGTCGAGTTCCTTGTTCGGATAAAGACTACGAACACTGGCGAATTCGGCCGGTAGAATGGGCCGTTCAAACTCGATTTGGTTGTCTTTGTCAAGTTTGTACTTGGTGCACGCCGTGTATGTGGTATTACCGTTGTTGTCGACGAGTTCGCGGATACGACTACGGGCGACGCCATCGTTGTACGTCCAAAGCTGACGGATGATGACGCGGTCAGCAATCGTGAACGGTTTGTAGGGACTCGTTAGAAGGTTGACGAAGACCGACTTCGGAAGACGATATCGGAGTTCGTGTTCGAGTTCGTACGATGATGAGTTAGTTGTCATTTGTTGCCTCCTTTGGCGGTGATTTAGAGTGATTTATGGGGGTTTATGGGGGTTTATAGCGGGTTATGGGCGATTAGGGGGAAATTTGGCTCTTTTTACACAGAGGTCCAGGACGCTCTATGAAATTTTTGACCACTTCTGACCACACCCTAAAAATTAACATGCCATATAGACCATTCGGTCTATATGAGTCTGATTATAGTCTTATAAATTACCCTCTTGTTCTGCTCTTTCAGCCTTTCTCAAAAGCATCTTAGCACACATCGGACAGAACACGTAGGAGTGCCCCCATGTTTCATCCTCCGTCGTCCGGCCATAAACTTCGACTCTGGCCATAGCGTTACCCGACGGGAATTCTCGTCCGCAGTTGTCGCACGTCTCCTGTTCTCGTACCTGAACAAAACGAGGGCGATTAACTTTCATATTCTTAATCAGCGGAAACTCTCGATGTCCGACGTACAAACCAATCTTCGCTAACTTTGTATCATTCACGCACTGACGTTCGCTTGCAAGAGTGTCCATACACGGTTGTCCCTTATTGGGGCAGAAGTTGCAGAACCAGCTTTCGATCAGCAGACGGGCTCGTTCGTTGGTCAAGCCGTTCTTAATTTGCTGGCTCTTCTCTTTACGTCTAACTGAGCGAATGTAGCATCCTCTTAACTGACCCAGCACCGCTCGGCAGTCGTTGCAAATCCACGCAGAGTCATCGAAGAGCAGCCCATCGTTTTCGGGTTTGCCGCAGACGGCGCACGTACGACAGCGTTTGTTGGTTAAGTCCTCGAATGCCTGTTTGGTTTCATCAGCCATTTTCTTACCCCCTCCCTTGCAAGGTGACAAAATTATCCACCGCCGAATCTACGCGAGCTATCGCTATTTCGCGGGGCATTTTCTCTAGTGGGTTGTCTTTGAACACTTTTCTCAAGTATTCTAAACACCGCTCGGCCTTAACTCTAGTATGGAATATATTCTTCTCGTCTCCATAAAACCACCATCGATTATCTATCTCTTTCCCGGTTTCGTAAGCGGTGTATTCAACACGCGAGGGTATGATTATAGACCGACAAATCTTTGTAATCTTAAGCTCTCTTATCACGGGCGCGTGAGTATCGGTTATGTTTAGAAGATACACCTTTTCCCCAATTTTGAAGATACTCTTATGCTCAGCCATCTTCTTTGCTCCTTTTTCTTCTTATTATACACCAACCGTCGTCGTTTGTCAACCTTTTATGACATATGTTTCTTAATTCCAAGCGTGTTATACATATGGTCCGTCAGATGTTTTGTCAATTGTTCCGCTGATAAATTTACCGTCACACACAGGTTGTTGCACTTATCGATGTTGGTGATTACTGCATCCTCTAATCTCATATTTATTGAGCCAACCTCGAAAACGCCGCCCATAATTACTTTGGTGGTAAGCTCGACAGTTATCACATCTCCCACTTTGGGCATATGGTCTTCCTCGCCCAAAGTCAATACCGCGTCATTGATTGTGAAAGCCAATGTGGTTGCATTGGCTTCCTGATTCAACATTGAATCATTAGCCACCATCTTGCCTCTCAAGACATAGTTCAAGTGGGTGACTTTTGCATCCCAAATCGCTCCAATTTTCATAATCGTTATTTCCTTTTACAGCAAGCTAATATGCCCCAGTTCTTCTTCGGGGACAAGTTCAAAATTATCTTCGTCAACGCTCGGAAACGTATATCCTCTATACGAGCCAGAAATGATGACGGTACCCTGTTGGTCAGTAGCGCCTACGTGATCGTACGGTATAACAATTCCAACACAAGGAACCTCGTTTGGCTCGTCGTTACCTAGTGCTATAACAGCACCTCTAATAATGTCTCCAAACTCAAATTTGCTCATAATTTAATTCTCCTTTTAATCCTTTTGTGATTTCACTAGTTCAAAGTATGCAGGGACAAAAACTTCTAACCTGTTTGTCATCCACAATCTCTCGGGGTCAGGGGAGGTATCTTCTTTTTGGCAGACGATGATATCCCCAAGTATTATATTGAGCTTTTGCACCCCATCCAAATCGCTGATACTGGATATTTTGGTTAAGGGGGCAACCTCACAAGCTGCCACCTCGGAAAAGACTTCGTCTATAGCTTGATAAGTAAACAGCTGGGTGCCGTCATTATGCTCACTATGCGCATTGAAAAAATCGAAATTGTCGAAATCGTCATCAGCAATGGTTACTTTTACGTCAATTTTTTCGTCGTTGGTTAACGTCAGTTGATAACCTAGAGCGAGGGCGTCTTCGGAAGAAAGATCGACGATTGCAGAGTTTTTCAACGCTCGTCTAAAAAGAGACTCGGGCGAATGAATGTCTACTTCTTCGTCTTTATAGTCCCAGTTCATGCCCATCTCTTCGAGTCGTTTTTTCACAAACTCCAAGCTCTTATTCATAATTCTCTCCTTTTACTTCACCAATTGGGGTGGTTGTACTTGGTAGAGCCAAAACTCGTCATAGTCTTGGTCTTTTTTACAAATAATGATATCGCTGATTAGAATTTTGAGAATCTGGCTTTCTCTTATAACCGTTTTATCAAACAGAGAATTTTGTCCCAATAGCAACTCCTTAATAAACATTGCCAACGAGAAGCGTTCAAAATTCGGCAAACCACCTGCATTATCAATCAACAGTTTGGGGCATTCCCAGTGTTCATTGTGAAAAACAAAATCCTCAAAACCTGTTTCGGCTTGCTCTAGTTCAACTCTAAAACCAAAGGGCTGGTCTTCTCTTACTTCGTATTCGAACGAAGTGTCGGGTTTGCCTTCGAAAAGTGTTTGCAGAGAATAAACAAAAATGTCTTCGTCTTTGTAATCCCAGTTCTTGCCCAGCTCTTTAAATCTCTTTTTTATAAATTCTAAACTTTTGTCCATAATAATATCCTATTAGCCGCCGATTCTTGGATCAGGGGCTTCCCGGTTGAAGTCGTTATATCTCCTTATGGGTGGTTCAGTCCTTCACGCTGAATAACGGCTCGTTCTCTTTCCCCATCGCCGTGAGGAGTCGCTGCTCACTCTCGTGGAGAATCGTGGCGTAATCAATCGTCATCACCATCTCTTGAGCCACTTTGGTGAGCTGAGTGCAAATGACATTATAACAGAAGTTATATTTGGCGCGTTTAGAGAAGAGCATTGTAAGAGACTCATTCCTTTTTTCGGTGTAACGATCTGCGTCACGGGTGAGTTCACTACATTTCTCTACGCAGACTTTGGTTTCATCGTATTCGGTTTTCTGGCACGAGTAAGTTGCCAGGCGCTGCATGAGACGCTCGTCGATGGTTTTGGTGATGTAAGTGGCCAGCTTGTGTGTAGGCATAAATTTCTCTAGCCCAATAGGAGCGAGGGCGCGGGTTATGTAAGCAACCACACTGCTGCGACTTATTATGAGTGAGTAAAACGCCGTGAGAGCTACGTCGCTCTCTTCTTGACCTTTCATACTGGTGCCGATGAGGGTGAGGGTGTTGAAAAACTGTAATACGTCCTTGTGGGACATTTTTTTGCTTTCTTTAATTTTCATGATTTATCTCTCTTTTCGTATATTCTTCGTGTATTTTTCGTAGGTTGGGAAGATATAGTGCGTAATGCACTGCGGTTGCTCTGCCGTGATAAATAACCCCCTCACCGTCGTGTATTAACAAACTCCAACCACAAAGTTCGTGGCACTCCATTATTTCGCGCAAGATGTCTATGGGGTAAGTTTCTGACCATTTGCCGAGCGCTTCGTTGTAGGCTGCTTGTTCTATTTTTTCTGCTTGCGAAACAAACTCTTTAGCGAGTGTTTGCCAATCGGTGTTGTCGTCTACTGGTAGGGACACCCTATAAGTTTCCAGTTTACCACGGAGTTCTTTATAAGTGTCACTTCCGGGAGATTCGGGATACGCAATGATGACTTCGTTCCCCCACACATTAAGTGATGAGTGGTAACAGGGATAATTTAGGTTTCTGAGCGCGTCGGTCACCACTTGTCTGATGGCATTATCTAACTTACGATTAACCATATCAAACCTCGCGTCTGTTATAAGTCTTCTTCGTTAATAGTCTCATCGTCGTCGCACTCGTATGCGATTTCGAAGTTAGTATCAAATCGCGTGATTTTCGAGAACGGCGTACCAAGACCGAGGTCGTACTCGCCTTCCGGGAGGGGTTTGGTGCACCTGTGATGAGCGAAAAAGAAGTCGTTGAGGGCTTGCGAGAGGGGAATACCGTATTCTTGATAAACCCACAGGCCATCGCCGTCGTGTTTGCCCAAATAAAGAGCGTCTCCGCATTGTTTGCATCTTAAGTAGATTCTATTGTTTGCCATATTATACCTCCTCTTGTTTGGGGAACCAATAAATCAAGACTGCGAGCGGCAGCTGAATATTTTGGCGCTTTTCTGTAAGTATTATAAAGTCGTTCAGTAGTAATTTGTTATTCTCGATACCATCTGCCATTTTCGCGAGGAATGCTCGGAACAGGTTTTTGTTGATATCGGTGAGAGTTTTATAACCGAGGGTTCGGTCCATCACCAACTCAAACACACGCGGGAAGAAACAATCTATTTCCTGGGTTTGTTTGATTCGAGCGATGTCAGCAGCGTCCGGTTTTCCCAGCCGTAAATAATGAGTAACTGTGTTTTCTACGATGTGTGTATTATACGAGAAATAATACGTCTTGTTGGGAATGAGAAAATCTACAGCTTGTGTAAGCTCTAGAAAAAGAGATAAGAGAATCTCTTTGGTGGGTACGGGATTTTCGGGAGTGGTGACTTTGCACACCTCGGTAGTGATGGTCGATTGTGTCATGCTTATTCCTCCCAACCGCATTCTGGGCAATATCTTCCGACGACTTCGCTTACTTGATAAGCAGGTCTTCCGTCAAGATACCCTATATCGGTTTCAACCTCTTCTTCGAGTTCTTCCCCGCAATCGGGACAATGTCCATCTTCGATGAGTTCTTCGCGAAGCGTGCGGCGTGTTTTTTTCACCCACTTTTTAAGGATTTGGAAGATCTCTTCGGGTGTATGTCTTTCGAGGTCATCTGAGAAGTCTTCGAGGTCCTCGAGGGCTTCAAATTTGTCGTTATAATCTTCGCTGATGGTAAAATCTAAACTGTCTAATACAAATTTCATAGTTGTTACGCTCCTTGTGTGTTATATTGTTAGTATAACATAGGGATTAGCTTTTGTCAACATATTTTGAAAAAATTTTTTCAGAACATGAACCCCAGTTGATGCGCACTGAGAACAGCGCGGTCAAAGCGGCTGGTGGCACAAATGACGCCGGCGTTAAGTTGTGCTAACTTATTTTTGATATAATCTCGTTTCAGGGTTTCAAAGCGAGCCTTGTCGGTCGTCCAGTTGGTGGTATTTTCCTCGCTTTTATTCAAGGTGTCTTCCCAATCGAGAGCGCGGTGTTGGTCGGCGGTGAGACGTTCGTAATCAAAGATGTACGCCTGGTCAGATTCCGTCAATATGGGGATTTCGGTGATAAAAAATTCTGTATCGTAATTTATTATATAAATTGTTTTCATAATGTAACCCCTTTTTATTCTCCTACTGTTATTGCGTCTGCTCTTATTGCCGCACCGATTACTTTACATACAGTACACGATATATTGCTAAAATCGTCATTGTCCATAAACGGGCACCTACATTCAAAGGTGCAACAATAGTCTATATTTCTATTTGTATAATTACTAATCTTATTCGATACTTTTCTTATTTTATCTTCAATTTGTTTATCCGTCATTCTACCCTCTCAAATGTTCTCCTAAAACTCCCACTGTGGTTTATCTTTGAATTCTATGTTATATCTTTCTTTAAGATATTTTACTGTCGGCATAAAAAATACTCTCGGAACGTTTATGTTTGGAATATTTTCTTTTGCCCAATCGAGAATGTCGTCTGGTAACGACATAGACAGCATACAATATGTTATAATGCGATTTAACATATCGGCAGTTAGTTTATCGTTAGCAAACTCTTTGTTACAGTTCACATCAATCTTGCTCGGAAGCCAAGATTGTGCAAATGATAACTTGTCTTGTAATTTCTTGATTTTATGCGCCGACAAGCTGGAAATCATAGAAAGTCCTACATCTTCAAAGTCGTTTTCAACAAACCATCTTTTTATGATCTCTGCTTCTTTAACCGGATCGGTTGTGTTTCCATATTGTATCAATAATTCTTTAAGTGTCATTTCTCATACTCCTTTAACAGTTCGCCTCAATAAAAAGAGTTATGTCTGCCGTTATATTCATTCTTCTATCTCCCTGATGAGTTCGTCGATATCATTCATTGCACCCTCTGCAAGATAATAACCACCACCATCTAAATTGAAATAAGCGTCTATTGCGGTTTCAACGCGTTCTTTCAACTTGTTCAGCACTTCGATTTTGGCTTGCTTGACTTGTGCTAAAATTTCCTTGTCGCTCGCCATTTGATATTGCGCAAACTGTTCTTGCAATTTTGCGTAATCGTTTTTCCACTTTTCAATCTCTTGTTCTTGTTCAATAATAACGTTGAGAGCATCGGTTTTTAGTTTATCGGTACACATTAAGTCGTCGTGATACGCACAGCCCTCGCAAGGGAAAGCGTTGGCACAAACCTCTAACGCTTTCTTAATATCGTCTTTATTCATTCTTCTACCTCCACACCGTAGTTTTTTGCAATTTCTTGAATCCTACCCATCACGCTATTTTGCAAATTAAAATATAGGACATTCAAAATAGCTTTCGCTGTATCTTTGCGCGTTTGTTTGAGTTCTCGCCTTAAATCTTTCGCTTCGTTGTAATATTTTGCATTGAGTTCTTGCAGTTCAGTTTCAACTCTATTAAGTCTTGTAATCTCGTCAACTGCTTTTCTTAACCCTTCAACCGTTAAGGGTAAATCACCTATACTTGAAGTCATAATCGCACCTTTTTGAGTATCGTATAAACTTTTTAACATTTCATACTCTTCTCTTGAAAGTACCACGCTATCTTCGGGGAGTTTTCGGTAGTTATTTCCATAGAGAACACTTGCAACTTCACTTTTATACATTGGATTTAATGAAACGCATTTATCTAAAAGTTTCATAATATCTTTTATTTCGTTTCTTTCTTTCGTCATTTCTTCGATTTGCTCTTGTTTAGTCATCTTTGTGTTCCTCCAAAAATTCGTCGATTTGATATTTTTTAACAAGGTCAGGTTCTGCCAAATCTTGCTTGTTTTTTTCTTTCCAATACTGAATTAAATTCATGTCTCTCCTAATTTTCGTGTAGAACGGTGTCCTGATATTTGCGTATCAGGTCTTTGGGGTTGCCGTCTGTTATGTTGCCCGCATCGTTTAGAAATTGAACAAAATCTGCGCCGTCCACGAATCCTTGCTTCACCAGTTCGATTGCCGAATAATAATCGTGACACCTATCGTTGACTGGAAAGATTGACGGAATATCATGATAATGACAATCGGCGCAGTTTGTCGCCCCACACGAAGGACCGTGTAGGATTTTTGCAATTTTCATAATTTGAACGTCGGCCTTAGAGTTGGACATCGTCGTAATCCTCGTCGTCCATTACAGTGTCGTTGTCAATTCCCCACAATGGGCCAGAGCAGTCAAGGCAACCCTCGAAGAACTCAAAGAATTCGTCGTCGGAATCGTCATCGTCGTCGATATCATCGTACTGATATTCGTCGTCATCGTCATCGAACCCGTAATCTTCGAGCGCCGTCATTTGCTCGTCTTGAATATCTTGTTCCATCGCTAACCACGTTAAGAAAAATTCATCCATGTGTGTTGTCGCTCCTTATCTTGTTTTAGTTACATATTGAGTATAGCAAAAAAAAAGAAACCTGTCAACATTATGTGACAAGTTTCTTTATGGTTTTTATAAAACTTTTGCGTATTGATTATCGCTCGCCAGCGTGACTCCCAAGACATCGTCATATCTCGAAGGGCGATTGGGAATATACCGCCCAAATTTAACAATAACGTTTTGATACTGTTGAAGTTGGTGGTATTCATGACTAAACCGCGTGCTACGCACTTCTTCCTCTGTATACCCTGTATAAATTACAACGTCGGCGTTGCTGTTGTGGATGTTCCGCAACCGGTCGATAAATTCCACGACTTCGGTGATTTGAAGGAAGGGTTCGAGACCACCAAAAACTACAGCATCGGTGAATGGATTCGAAAGAAAACGAAGGATGATGTCGTCAGTCGGAATTGATTTAATGGGACATTGTCCCCACTCCGCGTTTTGGCACGTGGAGATAGGGAGATTATTTTCAGTGCAACATTTGAAGTCACACATACACGCCCCGATGAACATAGCAGGCTTCTTATAGTTGACGAAATCTTCGTCTTTGATAAACTTAATTTTCATCAGAGTTCACCGAAAACCAGTCGCGTTTTGCAAATTCCGCCTTACGTTCTTTGGAATATGTTTTTTCCGGCGTCAGGAATCCGACAATGCGTTGGTAAGTTGTTTCGACGGGTTCTCCACAGATTGGGCAGATGTCGCCGTAAAAACCGTGGTTATTTTTACACGCGCTGATGCGGGTGCAGAAGGCAAAATACGGGACTCCAAAGTCGGCCACAGTGTTGAGAAGTTTCCACGCTGTGTCGAAGTCTGAGAGGGGCGCGTCGATGTTAATATGCGCAATCGAACCACCACTGCAAGCTGCGTCGAGAGTTGAGCTCGCTATCATTTTATTGTGGAGCGAAGTGTGCGTCGCCAGCGGAATCCATTGGTTGCCGTAAAGAGGAAGATCATACTCACCATTTTTGTACAGGAGTTTGTCTTTTTCTTGTAAAATAGTTGCGCAGCGTTCAGCAGGTACTTGTTCAATATTGATTTGATAATCTACCTTTTCTGTCTGGATAAACAGGTCTTTTGCATCATGAATAGCAGCGAGGATTTCGGTGGCAAATTCAAGGCCGCTTGGTGTGTAATTCGCGTTACCAAGGGTGTCGACATATGTGCCGTTTAAGTGCTTGATTGCTTCCCATAAACCTGTGATTCCGATTGTGTTGTATTGGGACTTGAGGTGAATGAGATCGAGTGTGTAATTGGGGAGCAATCCTTTTTCAATATTGCGAGCAATGATTGAACGCACACGGTCAAGCACTCTTAAACACAGGTTAACCTTCGATTTGAGCAAGTCGAGATAATAGGCTTTAATTTGTACTTTGTTAGTGATGTGGTTTTTCTCGCTCCATACTTTTGTAACGTATGCGATGCGAGCTAAGTTAATTGTGTTAACTTTGACAGAGCCGACCTCGAGGGCGGTTCCGCCGATGGAATTAAAATCAGTACTCCGTATGTTTCCAAACGGGCTGGGCTATCTCTTATACGACAATGTTAATTGTCGCAAATCCCCATTTCCGCTTATGTATCAATAATAAGCGTACTCCTGTTGGCCAGGATAGTCTCTACAGGTTGAGAGTCTTTCACTCTCCTTCCCACGGGATTCCCATATTCAATGGAACTTAGGGTTCCCCGTTAGCCGCTTATGCGACCCTGGTGATAAACCAGAAAAGGGATTAAAGGGCATCTTTTTAATCTTCACCCAAGATTTTTAACATCACTCACAAGGCGACAACAGTTTGAAAGACTGGTAACATCTTTACTTATAAAGAAGTTGCTGTCGGCCCATTTCATATTATGTTTGCAACACCATTTGGCAAAATCTTCATCAACGAATTTGCCGTCGATACGAAGAAGAGCATAGGTGAGCACCGGGAACGTCATCATATTGATTGAACGAATTTCACTAACCTTTTCCATAAAGGCTTTTTGATATTCGATGAGTTCGTCGATGTAGTCAATCACACACGTTCCATCGGGATACTCTACTCCGCCGAATAATGCCATAAGGTATTCGCGGTCAAAGATAGAAAAGTTTGTAAATGCACTTTGCGTAACGCGCAGGTAAGGTTGATTCAGTTTATAAATAATACGCTGGAATTCTTGGTCGCGGTAATATTCGGGAGAATGGAGATAGTATTTGTTCTCACAATCTTTCTTCCAGAAATAAAAACTATAAATCAAGAAGTTGGGAAGACCAACAGCACCGGAAGTTCTGTTTGCGCACCAGCTTACCATTTCTCCAACAAAGTCTGTGTAGGTCGTTAGATGCTGGGGCGGCTGCGCGTTGAAATTGTTAACAAAGAATAACCCTCTATTCACGAGTGGGGTTAGATCATAAGCGAAACAGTTGTGAGTTAAAACATTCCCTTCAAGTGTAAACGAATGGGTTTTCTTCGCAACTGCACAATATACATCGTCTATGATACCTGTGTCTTCTACCGATTTTACAATCCATGCGCGATGGTGTCGCCCCTTATTTACCGTTGCGAGCCACCGTTCTCTGTGTGTTGGACGAATAAAGAAATTTTCTCTTAGATATTCGCTGGATATTGTTAAAACATAAACCCTTCCCATTTCGTGTGTGAGATTGCTCACCCTGTCTTGATAACGAATGTTGTTTACTGGCATTCCCAACACACATAAGATATTTTGCGCACACTCGAGGTATTCCTTATTAGTAGAACTGAGAGTACATCTCCCTTTTGTGTCGACACATCCATCAGCCGCAAAATAACCCGCAAGCCAGCCATATAAATAACTCACCGACTCAGAGAGGTCTGGCAATTTGGTGAAAGCGTTGGGGACGCCCCTGGTTGTTTTTTCATACTCAGGGCCTCTTACCTTTGCAGGAGTGAAATACGGAAGTAATGCAATTTTGTCTCCACAAAAATTAACCCTACGCTGTGGCCCTTTGTCGCCGTCACCAATAAAAAACCCATGCGCCACACCAAAAGGGGAGGGCTCTACGTCAGCCCAAGTTTTGGTTGTATTAAAAGGAATTTTCATACCAGGGATTAACTGATCGGTTTCAACTTCGGTAGCCATATTACGTTTGTTAATAGTAAACCATTTGTGGTTACCAGTTACATAAAAAACTTGTTCTGTGTCATATCTTGTCAGTGTAAGTTTTCTTAATTCTTGTTTACCAAACCACTTAACGGTGGCCTCTTCCCATCCATGATTTTTATTCAGCACAGATACCGTTGAACCATTTAATTCATCCAACCGACGCAATCCCTGTTTGGTCATAATTCTTGTATCACCCCTGAAACAATAGGAACGAAATGTAGCCGAACAAAAATCGTGCAAATAGAACCCGCCGTTCCACTCTTCTTCTGCCCATTTTTTTGCTTCTTTGAGACCGTATTTCTTTTTCATCTCATAGAAAATTTTATGAAAGGCCAGTAATTTAGAATGCGGTTTTGACATTTCGTTTTCGAGCGTCGTAATATCTTTATGGTCTATGTTAGCGTTGCTGTCAATAGAAGCATCGGCAACTGATGTAGACTTCACAAACTGATCGATGAACTCTGTATAATTGATTTGTTTGTCTGCTAAACCATTGAGGTAACACATTTGATCGCCGTATTTTCTGTTTAGGTGTTTCAGTGTAGTGACAAAATCTTTGTCGAGATTGATGTTAATGTGTAGCTTTCGTTTTGTCATAGAATACTCCCATATATATTTTAATTAGTAAAAAAGGGGTTGCCCTTTTATAAGGGTCAACCTCTGGTTTTCAGCCATTTGATGGCTTCATTGAAATCATAAGATACTCCGTCGACAACCAAGTGAGGCGCTGAATTATATTTCAAGGCTTTCATTTGTTCGATGTCGTCAACTACTGTAAAATCTACACCCGCTTGGGTAAGTTTTGTCTCAAGCATTTTACACTTGGGACAGTGTGTGCTGTAAAGAATTGTCATAATTCATTCTCCTTAAATTTTTAATAGTTTATTTATTATGATGACTATCACGCTCTTCGCAATTTTCTTTATGTGTTATAAATCTACAATTACCATATTTATATGGACCACAGTCGTTATATCTTGCCAAAACATATCCATCACCTGTGTATCCAAGTTGCGAAGATGTTAAGTTGGCTTCTTTTACAAGAGTACAATACTCATATAATGATAATTCAAATTCAATACCTTCTGCTCGTGCATTGACTCGCTTATTAGAATATCGTCGCTTTATCTTATTATCATCATCTACCTCAAGTTGCCAAGCAGGAACCGGTTTTCTATGGGACTCAGCGTATTTAGCTACAGAAGCACTTGTGTGCTTTGTTAGCCCTTTGTTCCACGAACGTTTTGCGTTGTTCCACGCAGTTAAATTTGATGGTTGTTTGTTAGGGTTCAATGAACACATTCTTTCGTGATTACGTAAGCTATTATCATTCTTACAATCTTTTCCGCAATACTTGCATTTCACTTTTATTTCTCCTGCTTTAATGTAGTTTGGTCGAGGTGATGAGAATCGAACTCATTTGATGTCCAGACCCCAAGACTGGTGGCTAACCTTTAGCCCACACCTCGAAGAAAAAGGGGCCGCCCATACTTCCAACATCCCGGATTTTGGGAGTATTTTCTGGGTAGCCCCATTAAAAATTGTAGTAGAACCGTTTCCAAACTACCACCATACTCTTGTACTTTGAGTATCTTGTTACAATTAACTTACCGCGAATTAGTTAGTAACCCTTGTCCTCTACGACACACACGATTTTTCTCAGTCGGGCGACCATTTGTCGTGTCGCCGTGGTGCGACCAGTGAGACTCGAACTCACACATCTGTGATACCAGCTCCTAAGGCTGGCGCGTCTGCCAATTCCGCCACGGTCACATTATTTCTTTTTGCCAAACCACATTTCCGCCGCGTTTTTAGGCAGCGGAGATGGGGTGGCTGGTGCAATATCTTCGGTATACACCATACTTGATTGTAGTGCTTCTTTAACCTCTTTGATTTTCTTAGGGTCTGTAACAATTACAGGCTTATCGTCAATCATATAAGCCTCCATAGTTATAGTGGCTACCGAGGAGGGACTTGAACCCCCAAGACTTTCGTCGCCAGAATCAAAATCTGGTGCGTCTACCAATTTCGCCACTCGGCATTATCAAAAATATTATTCTATTGGCAGGCCCTCTAAGATTCGAACTCAGATCTTACGGTTTTGGAGACCGATATTTTACCATTAAACTAAGAACCTCAAAGTTTTGAAGGAATAGGCCAATCACCTTCATTGCTCCTCTTGCCGTATCTCGAGCTTTGGACGAATCTTTGTTCGACAGTCAGCCTCGTTTGCCCAATTGACAATGTTAGAAACGAGACAACCTAACGTAAATATCGGCTTTACCCGATTTGTGTGGTGTAGGATAAAATCAACCACGCCCTCCAACATTTATCCAAGCAGGAGTTTTTACAGCACTTTCGCTGGATGTCAGCATATCCTAGATTTTAGTGGCGGTATGCAACCACATATGGAGCTGGTGGTCGGAGTCGAACCAACAACCTGCTGATTACAAATCAGCTGCTCTGCCATTGAGCCACACCAGCAAAACTTTCGGATAATGATAAAACATCCTACTTGTAATTAACGATAACCAACTCTTTGATTTGCCCACGCGCATCGCCCTTACTGTTGATGTTACGACGAGCTAAAACTTCGTGAACATACAGTCCTTCTGTGCTTTCATATTTATCACGAAGAGAAGTGTCATTTTCGTCAGCTGAATTCGACAACATCGTTGCCGCACCGGTTTGACCACTTTTGATAAAAAACTCACACAGGCGGTTTTGTTCTTCGTCACCGAACCCATCTTTGTCGTAAGCGGTAAAAGAGTTTTTACCCTTGAGAGGACGGTAAGGGGGATCGAAGTAGACAAAAGAGCCTTTCTCGATATCCCACTCTACTTCAGTGAAATCACCACGGTAAATATCCACCTTTTGAAGAATGTCCGCGCATCTCTTGAGGTTGTCAGCATCGCAAATCGTTGCTGTTTCATATTGACCAAACGGAACATTGAACTCGCCCTTACTGTTGACTCTATACAAACCATTAAAACAGGTTTTGTTTAGAAAAATAAACTCAGCCGCTTTTTGGTAACAATTTGTATGAGAGAGCTCGGTGGTGTTGAACGATTGTCTTGTCAACAGGTAAACCCCTTTCTTACCATCCAAGGTCGCCTGTCCGTCGTACTTCGTTTGAAGCGTACGCAATTCGTCTATTAATCTTTGATGATTTCTCTTAAGGCACTGATACACATTAATCAGTTCAGCATTACGGTCGCAAATAACGCCGCGACGGAACGGATAACGTTGCATCATATAAAAAAGCATTGCCCCACTGCCAACAAGTGGCTCCACATATGTTGTGTATTCCCCTGACTTCACTCTAGTGTAGAAGTCTTCGCCTGATTTAGACACCGGAAGAAGTTTATCCAATTGAGGAATGAGTTGGGTTTTACCACCTGCCCACTTCACAAAGGGGCGAGCAAAAAGTTTTTTCTGTTTAGCCATAAATATGCTCCAAGTTGTGTTATGTCAAAATTTTACTGCTTTATATGGATTTTGTCAACTTCTAGTGACAAAAAAGTGCAAATAAAATCACAGTTTTATTTGCCGTATTTTTGGGGATTTTTTGTAATATCAGAGGAAGGATTGGCGACTCACACAAACGAAAAAGAAAAGGGGTGATTTTTACGTTGTCCGCCAACGCCAGGAGAACCCTAGAAAAGAGTTCGAGTTTTTCCGTTGCTCGTCAACCTTCGGTGCATTCGTCCGATAACGCTTCGGATTATTCTAGTGTCACAACACTCGTGCTGTCTGCCAAATCCTTCTCTGATATTGGTGGAACATCTGGGTGCTGCCCCCAGGTCCCGTACAGTTCACTTCGGATTTAAGTACGGTCGAAACTTTTCTATGTCCCACGTGCGGTATTATACCGCAAGTTGTTATTTGTCTAGAAAGACAACATTGGCGGGCTGAGGAATTTCTTCATCGTCGCCCTCTTCTTCTGGTTCCTTAGGATCTTCGTCAGGATCCACATCATATTCTTGGACGTATTCTTTGTTGGGGTCTACCCACACAAGATATGGGCAACCGTATTCGCGGTCTGCATAATTGTACTCTACGCTGACATACATTCCGTCGCTCCAGATTTTAATATCTTGGTCTTGTGCCAGGAGTATTCTAATGAAGTCGTTAAAGTCTTTGCTTGCTTGACCACCCTTTAAAATGTCATCGAGTTTAAAGTTCAAATACTTTTCTGCTTGCATAATCATTCTCCTTGTTGGTTGGTACCCTGCATATAATCTTTGTCAAGCCATTTTTTCTTTTCGATAAAATCAATGGCTTCATCAATATGTAAAAACCCAACACAGTTGAAGTTACCGTCGCCGTCGCTGTCGCTATTGGGGACGCCCACATAGAACGGACCGAATGCCTCATTATGCGCGATAATAACCTTACCAAGCTTATCTTTGTTAAATTTACACAAAGGATTGGTGGCAGGATTCTTAATCAACCCGTCGAGATTAATTAACCATACCTTATCTGGGCAGCATTCTCCAGTGATTCTCGAAACACCACCGGGAGCGATATCCAAGACGTTCAGGTCGGCAAGTTTTTGTTCGGCGTCCTCAGCCGTGAATACAGGAACCAATTTGATAAAATCGAATTCGAGATTCATTTTTTTAATGACGAGGAACAAATAATCACTAAAACCGCGAACGATGAATCCTTTTTTCAATTCGTCCTCAGAATGAAGAGTGATTTCTTGGTCGATCTTTGTCCATATTTCATCGGCCAACACCTGGCCTTCTTCAAGTCCTTCGACATATATATTGTCGTGCATATACAAATTCTCCTTTCAGTCGTCAATTTCTATTCTTCTATAACCATCTTCAACGCGAACACTAATCCAGTTCGACTCAATTTGAGTATCCGACCAAATTATTTCCTGTTCGCGAAGAAGTCGTGTCGCAAATGAGATAAAAGCCGATGAACAGCCAGCTTGTCTCATAGCTTTCCTAAGTTCAATCATAATCGTCTCCTGTTACTTGCGATACTTGTGTATCCCATATGTATCTGGAATGTCCAGAACTGTGATTAGTTCAGCAGTTGGGCTAAACACGAAGATTTGATTCCCGAATACTCTGAGCTCTGCGTCTATACAAGAACGAGACGCGACCTTTTGTAAATACTTACGAAATTTGGGATGCGTAAACGTGTTAGGCTTTTTACCGTTGCGATATGCTCTGTCGATATATGCGACAGCGTCTTTACAATTTGAGCGTTGAATCACTCTTTCTAATCCGTGTTTTGTTGCGTTGCAATTTTCCATAAAATTTTCGGCAAAGGAACCGCATCCCCTTTAGGGGGGGCGGAGGAATTGCCTCCTCCTTGTTTGTTTAATACATACACCATTGCTTTTACAGCCTCCTGTATGTTAGAGTGGTTACTCCACGACAATGTTATTCAAAGGTTTTGCGTATGCAACACTGTTCCTACCCATCAGAACTGTTTAATCACATACCGCAGAGCGTAAGACTGGAGAATACATCCTACGGTGCCTATATATTCTTTGATAACGTAGTGCTCGAAACACTTAGTCTGATCAACTAGTGAACTTGATTACTCAAGTCCACGTCCTTCTAGGACTGGGTAGTTGACAGTGTACCTCACCTGTTGTTTATACACTGATATTAGCACACTTTTGGAAAATTGTCAACACGTAATGACAAAAAACTTTTTTAAATTTCATCCAACGACGAAACCAGTCCGTGGATGATACCTAACTCTATAGCATCTTTTGCCCAAATAAACCACTCTGTGCTTCTTTTTTTATTATATGTCTTTTCTGGAATAGTGGTTCTATCGAGGACATATTTTTTCAGTAATTCTACACACCGCGTATAGTGTTCCATTTGGCTTTTGCTTTGTTCATAGGTTCCCGCAGCACCGCCAGAACCACTGTGGATTAAGAACTGAGCGTTAGGATACGCAAAACGCTGGCTACCAGCGAGCATGATATAGAACCCAGCCGACATTGCTACACCTACGTTGTAAGTGTACACCGGAGTCTTACTCAGCAACAGAGTGTCAATGAAGTGCAAGCAAGCGTCCAGACTTCCACCATAAGAATTTACTAAAACTTTAATGGGTTTGCGTTCTTCGATGGGTATATCCTTATCTTGGCGATTCCAACGAATGATTCGACGAGAATACTCAATAAGAGTGTCGTCGATATCGAAATCGATATAAATAATACGTTCGTTGAGATCGAGATAGGTTTCGTATTCATTCAAACTAGGAAGGGGACTAACTTGCCCAAGTTTCCCCAGTTCAACTGTAAGTTCATCAAGATTTGTAAACTCTTCACACTTTTTGTTCATCTAAAGACTCCTTTGATTTTGTCGCTTCTTGTAAGAGCTCGCACAGCCAGGTTTGTTTTGTTTTCACACGACTAATTTTAACTGCCTGTTGTAAAATTTTCTTCTGTCCAATCAAAACGCAATATTTACGAGCTCGAGTAATCATTGTGTACAGCAATTCTTTGGACATTAGGGCGTATGACGAGCTGTCGATAGCTCCGATTACATACGGGGATGAGTCGCCCTGTTTTTTATGCACGGTGATAGCATATCCTAAAGAAAGGTTGTTATAATCCTCTGCTCCCAAAATAATATCACCTTGCTCTGTCAAATTGACAATCATAAAATCAGGTCCGATTTGTTTAATATAACCTACATTCCCATTATAGATAGGTTCTTTGTTGCCTTCTATATTGATGGTCTTGTAGTTGTTTTTCATAATGATGATTCGATCATTAGGACGGTACGTATAACTGTATTTATAGTTCCCGTCGGTATATGGTACTGTTATTTCATCAACACTGGGCGTACCGTTGACAATCTCTTGAATGGCTAGGTTTAACGCTCTACAGCTGGCCTCGCCTCGACTACGCATCGGAACTAACACCTGGATGTCATTTGCTGGAACGTGTTGGTTAATATAAAGTTCCTTAAACTCGTCAATAATTTTTGATTGTGTCAAAGCACTATCAATATAAGTAACGAGTTTAAAATCTTTACGAACTCCACGATATTCAACACCACTGGTTTTCGGCCCCACAATTTGTTCTCCACATGCAACCTTAAGTGATTGTGTGATAATGCCGCTATCTGCCTGTTGTCGTTGTATTTTTGTTAACTGGACAGTTGGCATCGTGTGTGATTTAATTGTGTCAGTAAGAACACTGGCTAACCCAATTGCTTCAAGCTGTTTGGTATCACCAATAAATAACACTTTGGCGCCGGTTGGGATTGCTTGTAACAAAGAAAGGGTAATTTCCCCACCCCACATTGATACTTCGTCGCCGATAATAATGTCATATGGTAATGGATTCTCTTTATTGTGGAAGAATTTACCCGACTCTGGATCATACTTAAGCAGACGATGAATGGTGCGCCCTTCGATGTGGGTTATTTCGGTCAATTTAGAGGCAGCACGACCTGATAAGGACACTTGAGCAACGCGAAAATTATGGGCTTCGAGGACGTGAGCGATGCCATTAACCGCTGATGTCTTGCCGCATCCGGCCCCACCCGTCAAAATACTGAACTGATTGTTCAAAGTATTCCAAATCGCGGTTCGCTGTTCCTCAGTATATTCGAAGCCTTGTTCTAGTTCCACGCTGCGAATTATTGTTTCGGCTCGTTCTGGGTTAATCTCAATATGAGCTGCGCCGCGTTGAATACGAAGTATCTCATTGGCGATTTGTTGTTCAAGTTCACGGTATTCCATTAACCCAACACGTTCAGTTTCTTTATCATAATACAAAACGTGATTTTTAATATTACGACGAATAAGTTCATAAATTCGCTCATCGTTTTGTGGGTCGCACACCTGGTCAATAACCACGCACAAGTCTTCGACGCTTACCCAAGAGTTGCCGTTCATCTCTGCTTGTTCTCTTAGATAATGTACCAAATAGGCGCCCATACGTTCATCAGAGTCGTGAGCAAGTCCTTGTGACATCGCTATAGCGTCTGCCTTAGCCCATCCGTAACCAGGCACTTGAATAATTAACAAATACGGATTCTTTTCGATAACTTCGACCGCCGCCTCAGGAGAACCATAAAAGTGCACCAATTTCTCAATCGCACCCTTCGTTAACCCTAGATCATAAAACCGAACAAATGCGAGACTTAAGTCTTTACTGTCTTCGTACTTGTTAATCATACGTTGCGCTGTCACCGGACCAATACCTTTTATTTTCATTAAGGCTTTCGTGTCGTGGTTTTGTAACAGCACCAATGGATTATCGCAATTCTCATATAACGCCGCAGTTTGTGTTGGAGTTAAAAAGAAAGAGAAAAATTTAAGTTGGTCATCTTTATCGGTCAAGTCGTAATCAAGACACATCAGATCGACTTCGTATTGCAGCCCGTATTTGGCGTCTTCGACAAGATGAGCAACCATTGTGTAAGTGTCACGTGCATTTAACGCAGGCATCGAACCCTTGGCAGTAAAACGCAAAGACCACTGAAAGCATTCTGGAACCTCTCCCTCCAGCACTTCCTCAATACGAAAAGCAGCAATGGTCCAACTGCCGGAAGTTTGACCATTTTTTGGATAAATAATCCTTTCAACTCGTACTTTTAATCTAACTTTATCTTCAAAAGCCGACGATGCGGCCAATGCGTAATTTGCGTCCATTACTACCTCTGCTTGCAATTTGAATTCATATTAACACAAAAAGCTCCTGTTGTCAACTTATTGTGACGAATTCTTTGTTTTTTCACGCTCGAATTTTAGTTTGGGATATTCGCTCGAGCATGATTCAATTAAATTAACCGAATGACGGATACCCTTATCATAATCGGTCTTTGGTAAAAACATGTTTTCTTGGCGTACGCCATATATAAGCAATTTATTACCGCGTGTAAACCAAGATTTTTCAATCATTGTTTTCTTGCCATTGGTATCCACCGTACTAATATTCTTGTTATAATGAATATAAGCCTCGGCATAAAACTTGACATCTACCACGCCCGTTGGGGTGAGTAAGGTCACAATATGTTTATTATTATTAGCGCCGACCACAGTGCCGGCAATACCAACCACATCGTATACGGGAGTTTCTTTGCCGCTTTTAAGCGTTTTCATCCTCAGAGGTTTGAGTTCTTCAGGAAGATCTTTAAAAGAACGAAGGTTATATGCAAGCGATTTCATATTCGCCAATTCGTGGCCGCTGTAATAGAAACTCATTGATGACATTTCCCACGTGCTCAGACTTCCTTGGCAATATTTATCCCACATTGACTTAACCACATCTTCACATTCCGCACGATATAAAGCTTGACGGCCTTCGTTGGAGCTAAACCACTCCATAACGGGTGCCATAATCTCTTTGTATTTTTTCTCAAAAGTTGAGGTTTTGAATGTATATCCCGCCGGAACGGTATCGTAATCTTTGCCCAACACCATTTTATTTTTGAGGTAACGCTCAAAGAATTGAACACTGTCAGGGTCGACGATAGCGTAGATTTTTTTGTCCGCCTGTTTCTCGTTTTTATCAATCCACTTTTTATAGTTAAACAGGCGAACGTGAGATTTATAATCGTCAGGGACAATACCAAACTCAACAGCTTTACCCAAATGGACGGCAGTGACCTTTTCTTTAAAGGTTACTTTGGTACGAGCATACGCTTCGAGATATGAGCGCATGATTGCCTGACGCGGACGGTTCTCAATGGCATCAAAAGCACCTGCTTTAATCAATGAAATCATTTGAACCGGCGTGAGTGTCAGATGGCTCATAAAATCCTCAAGCGAGGAGTAAGGACGGCCAGCAATGATGGCCTTAGCCCACTCTTGGTTGATGTTAGTAATGGTCGACAAACTATAAACAATAGCGTTGTGCTTAATGTCGGGAATGAAGTCTAACTGTGCTAGATTAATATCAGGCAACATAATTTGCACACCGCTTTGTTGTGCGTCGCTGATAGCCTTGGCAATTTTGGGATAGTTGATGGGAACGGATTTAGTCTTTTTGATCTCATCGGCATCACTAATATCGTCGTCGACATCGGTTTCCCAGGGCGAAGTGATATTTTCTTCATCGCCATAATCTTCGTCACCACTGTCTTCGAAATCGGTGGCAGAAGAACCTGCGTTCACACACAAGCAAGCACACGACCAAAAGAGGGGATTATAGCGCGTAGCAAGGTTTGCCTCTTGTACTGCTTCGATACTGTAACAGACATCATGGGGTCGCGAAAAGCTATAACCAATCTGACGCTGGATAACTGTCCAAACGTATTTCAAAAACTGAAGTCTTGCCATTTTCACTCCTTGTCAGCCGATTCAAAAAATCGTACTTTGATTTTGTCAATCTCTTTTTGCTTTTTCTTCGCAATCGCTTTACGAGCTGTGTTTGCTTCTTTCAAAGAAAAATTTGAGATTTGAGGATTCATTAACAATTCCATAAAATCCTCTTGTTCTGGACCAACCCCATAAGAACCCGATAGTTGTTTCTTTAGAATATCCTGCTCTTCTGGTGTTAGCCCCCATTCGTCCATCTCTTTATACCATTCGTTGATATCATTGCGGAAACGAACATACTTGTCTAAGGGAGACTCTACTCCATCTTGTGCCATCAAACGCATCACAGCATTCGCCGCGCCCAGTTCTGACACCGAAGTAGGACGGGTGCGCTGAATGCACGAACGGCCGCACTCACTTTCGAATTGAAAGAGATTATCTATTGATGTGGACCACATTTTACGCCACATATCCATATTGTCGTAATCAAGGACATCTGGGTGCAGATATTTGTCATAAGTTGCTTTTAACGAACCTTGCCAAATAATCTGGCCATGTTTGACAAGTAGTTCCAAACATTTTGCCATTTTACTTTGACAATCGGTATAAAGAAAATCCATTTTAAGACCACCGGCGGCATCTACTCCACGATAGTCAAAAGATGTGATTCTCATACCACTAGGGGTTCGCATCACACCACAGTGCGGCAAGAATCCGTTGTTGAAAAAATAAATTGCACTGGCATGACTGCCCGCCCCCGTAATGACATTTTCAACTTTTTGTACCATCTCGTACAAATCAGGGTATTCTTGCATTTTTTTAATCAACTGTGGAGCTGGATCGTAACCGTGCTCCTCGTCCCCTTCTTCGCATTCCTTTAATGTATACACGTGGCCACGCGACATCGGAACCAAGGCCGACAACTCCTGTGCTTCGTCATTGTTGATACCCAATCCACGGCAACTCATTTGCAATGCCGATTTCAAAGATTCTCTTTTGTAGGTGAGGCAGTTTAGAATATTATCAGCACCATAGTGTTCACGCATTAGGTTCATAATATTGTTTGCCTCAGTCGGCTGGTAGTCCAAGTCACAATCTGGCATCGACGAAGCAATGGAAACAACCTTACCCGCCGCTTTTTCCTCTGGAGTTAACACGGGTACGCTGGCTTTGTTTAAAAAACGCCAATAAGGAATATTGTATTTGAGAGGGTTGACTTGTACTATTCCTATTAGATAGTTAATCAAAAAACTACAAGCCGAGCCCCTGCCACAACCGACCAAAGACGTGTTCCAGGCCAGTGTGACAATTTCTTGCACAAGGTTAAGATAAGAACTAATACGCTGATCGTTCCCCACGGCCTCGCTGGTATATTTTAAAACATCAAGTTCTGTATCAATACGAGCCGCCTCTACCTCGGTGACCACAAAGTTTTTCTCAACAATACCTTGCTCAATTAAATACAACAAGAATCTATCCTGCGCATAAGGACTATGTGCGAAATAATCAATGTTTTTATACTTGCTATACCATTTTGATAGCAAATGCTCCAGTTGAAACTCGGGCAATTTGCGCAATGGCACCACAGTATCTTGACGGAGATCGTAATATTCAATTTGATTATAGATTAGTTGAGTATTATTAATTGCGGTCTCCACAACTTCGGTCGGTAAGTAAGACAAGATTTCATGAATTTCGCTTTCGGGTTTCATATAAGTATACTTATAAAAAGAACCCACTTCGCGGTCGCTTTCAGCCTTGCTGTTAAGAAACTTTTCAAACAATGCCAAATCTTTCTTATCCAAGTAGTGCGCATCCTGAGTTACAATATATGGTATATCAAAAAACTCAGACAACTGAACAATGTAACGATTAACCTCTTGTTGGTCGTCAGAATCGGAGTCCTGCATTTCTAAAAAGCAATTTCCCTCGCCAAAAGTATCAATCATCCAACTTATCATAAAGTTAATAGAATCTGAATCTTTGCGTAAAATACTCGTGGCAAATCTACCCCCTAAGCAGGCGGTAGAGGCGATCAGGTGTCCTTTGTTTTCACCAAGAACATCTATAAAATCTTGGTAAAAGGTTGGAGTACGCCTTTGGCCTCTTTCCATATAAGAACGATCCCAGGCACGAGAAGACAACTGTCGCAACTGTTCGTGTCCTTTGGCATCTTTCGCCAAAAGGATAAAGTGCCAATACTTATCGGCATTTTTATATTCACTCTCGTCTATAAGATAAATTTCATTGCCGAGAATAATCTTGAAGTCTGGGTGTTCGTTTCGTATCTTATCCCCGCAATTCAATGCTTCAATATGTCCGCTAATGACCTCGTGATCGGTAATGGCCAAACCATTGAAACCATATTCGATGGCCTTGTTAATCATAGCTGGTATTTTGTTGAGGCTGTCTCTCAGTTTCAAATTAGACATTTCAGTATGGTTGTGTACAGAACAGAACATTTATGCCTCCTCTTTGTCTTCTTTAATTCCATATTGTGCGTATAGATGCTTTTGTGGAGCGAAATCCCCAAAGTATTTTTTCTCGGCTTCGAGGCGAGCTTTCACCGCGTCTTCAAAAGTGGGGAAGCACCCCAAGTGTATCTCTTTGCGATTAACCATAATACGAGCCCTCCAAGGATTTTGTTTCGAAAGCGAGAATAACGCCACTCCAGTAACACCTGTTTTATTATTCTTTCCCAGTTTACCATTGAAAGTGTTCTGCTGCTGAGTACAGGGACGAAGATTGGAACGCACATTGTTGAAAGGGTTATGATCGATATGATCATATCCTTTGCAACCTAAAAACACCCATAGTTTTTGAGCGCCTTGAGGATAATTGTTCGCCATTGGGCAATGATATCCTGGCCGAGGCTCATGTTCAAAGAATGCCAAATCTTTAATTAAATCAAAATCTGCTTTATCAAAGTAAAAGGGCGTGCCCGTATTACGACAATAACCAATCCCAACTTCCCCTGACAAATCAAACTCAGTGGATTTTTTATTGCGATGCCCCATTTCTATTGCCCATTCTCTACTCCGACAACCACAAGAACGACTGCCGCCGAATTTTAGGCTGTGTTCTTCAATAACCTTTCTTGTGTGTTTTTCACAAGAGCATTCGCAAAGCCAGTATCTCAATTTCGCTTTGCGTCCCGAAGAATATATTTTTTCTTCTTCATGATCTAAAGAAATAACCGTCCATCGGCTATCTTTCACTCCGTGTTCGGACATTTTCCAGCCCGTCATATCAGTAAATTTGCATTTTTCGTTATCCATAATCTTATATTACCACAAATACAGAAAGGTGTCAACTTTCACTGACACCTTTTGAATATTTTTCTACCATTTTCTCGGCCGCTCCACAAGGATAAAATTCTGTACATTTCCCTCCGCGATAGACGCAGTTTGGAACGAGCAATCCTTTGAATTCAGGGTTAAGTATTTCCACTTGACGGCAGATTTCAGCAACCACAGCACGCGTCTCGGGACTTGCTTGATTACACAAACGCTTATGGGCAATCGTCATGAGCTCCTGAGCGTTCATCTCCCAGCAAAAGTCGACTGGCGCATCTTGGGGTGCTTTACCTCGGTCGTAGTTTTTCTGACGGTCGTTACGTTGGGTTTTAACAAACGGCGTCGCGTGGACGTGCCTCACCAAGTGCATGGCGCAATAATAGGGGACGTTCGTGATACGAAAAACAAAATGTAATACCCTAATTGGGCTATGTTCGGAGGCTAAAATCTTGTGCTTCCACTCGTCAGTTGGCGGCTGTTTAGCATCTTTGCCTATTGTTACTAAAGTACATTGTTTACATAACATCCAATCTTCATTGGTTGGGTGTTTAAGAATCTCTACTTGAAAATCTGACATTCTACTCCTCAATTACAAAGCAATTACATTTGTGGCTGTGGACTGTGCAAGCATCGAGGCCCACAATACCATCGTCGATAAAGATATCAAAGCAAGCATCGTCACCAAATTCTGTCCCTTTGTTATGTAAGAAACTATGCGCCCAACTTGTGTGCCAATGACCAACTACGACAGTTTTGTCAGGAATTCGGTATCCACGATTCCACAACTTAAACGGATTTCCCCATCTTGCACTGCGCCACTCTTCTTTGGTGGCTTGTCGTAAGTCGGTAACACCAATAGGAACCCAGGAGTGCACAAAGATATATGTGCCCAACTCGTAAAAATCGACACATTCTGCGAGGTAGTCCCACAAGGGTTTAACGTTGGCGACGCGATCGAATATTTGATGATAATCGCCACTCGTGTCGCCGGGAACACCAAACCAAAACGCATCATCTTGGAGACCACACAAATTAAAAATTGTTTTTAACGTGCCGTTGGAAATATCATTGGGATAAAAATCACGACGGCTAATGCAATCTTCAAGCAAATCTTCGTGGTTACCTCGAATAAAAATTCGACGGTCTTTAGGGATAGACAGTAAGAATTCTAGCACTTCCGATGATTGTGGACCACGGTCGAGCACGTCACCACAAGAGATTAAAATGTGGTCGGGGTTGTTAATTTCGAACCCCGCCACATCCAACGCGTTCTTCATTTCGGTGTAAAACGAATGAACATCGGCAATTACGAAAAACTTTTTACTCATGATCGCTCTTTGTGTTCACGTCCGCTTTAGGAAGAAAATGGCCATACCTGTCTAAACCGACTAGTTCATTGGCGAATTTTTCTGTGTAAAAGTCATAGTAAGTCTTGTTGTGCTTTTTCATATAATTGTCGCCAAACGCCGCCCAGCAGATTGAAGGCAATCCAATAACAAACAAGAACAACGGCCCAAGGAATAGACTTTGCAACGAGTGGCCATATTCGTGAGCCACCAGCTCTTCGTCCTCGTCGTCGGTTACAAACAAAAACATTCCAAGTGACACGGAACCGTATTTGTTGTTCCACTTGGTCACGATAGCGTTTTTGTACTTCTTGGATTTATATCCAAGCATTTTGCATACCAAAAACATTACCAAACCCACAAGGTTTTGGAGAATGCCCCAGGTAAATTGAATCAATGTGTACATAAGCTGATTAGTCACAACTATAGTCTCCTTATAACAGATTTGGGTAAAATGTATTAAAACGTTCTGCAAAAGCTCGTGCGCGTTCTTCGGCGTTTTGACGCCCCAACATCCTGTCTTCAGTCAACATATCGGCGATAATAGCAGCAACATTTTGTTGAATCGTTTTAGATGTGACGATAGGATCAAGTTGTTTAGCGGCAACCAGATATGCGTGTGCATAGTTAAAACGATAAGGATTTTGGTCTATTTCGTCAGCTCGAAAGGCAGCCGTCATTATATAATAGATGCGCAACCCAAGCTCTCGTGTCATTGTTTGCGGAGGGCCAAATAATGTATCAAAAAACAGTCCCATAGATTTTCTCCTTAAAAGATAAAGTTATACTTCTTTTTAATTTTTTCGCGGTCCGGCGGAATGTTCTCGCGCTCCTCATCGGTCAAATCTCTGCACTGTTCCATCAGATAATGGCGCATAATAGCCTCGTGTCGTTCCATTCCTTCCCATTCGTTCAGTTTGTCAAATGTTTTATTGTCCTGTGTCCATTGGCACTGATACGGACAAAGATGTTTGGCACCTTCCGGTTGGTTCGGATTTGTCCCGCAGAAGTTACACCAGTGACAGAGAGGGGATGGGTGTGGTGTCCAATCTTGCGCGTCGATTCCAGCAAACAGCTTCTCCAACTTTGCGTCCGCACGTTTGAGCCATCCTTTGGTTCCCGCGCGTTGCCTCATATTAATAAACGGCAAATCCCAGTAACACTCATCTGGCTCGGTTGCAAGATTGTAACAACTTTTAAGAGCCATGGTGTAAATCTTCATTTGTAATGGTGTGGGTACGTCATTCTTTTCATCGAATGGCGCAGCCTTGGTTTTGATATCATCAATGATATATTGATCGGTACCTTTGTATCTCCATATACGATCAATATATCCGCTGAATAAACGCCCTTTGTACGTATATTCAAAATACTTTTCAACATCAACAAGCTCGATGTCGGGGTGTTCTTCCAAAAACTTTTGTTGACGATAAATACCAACCTCGGCGTAGAACTTACATCTTTGTGCATAAGAACTACCGTATTTGTCGATTTCGTAAAATTCATCAACGTATTTTTGTCGTAAAAAGTTAACGCCCTGGATGCCACCAGTTCTATCGTATTTATCTTTTTGTGGAATGTTGCAATTCCAAAAATCTTCAAGCAGCGCAGGATAATCGGGCTCTCGTCCATTGATATACGCTTCGGAGATGCGCTGTTCAATCCAGTGAACCAAGGTACCAATGCTTGTGGCGATAGTATCGGCGGCGAAGAATCTTCCTTCAACATATTGAAGTTTATATTTCCACCCACACTGTTTGTAGGTGTCGAGTTTCGTATAAGAGAATCTCTCTACTTTACTTCTTTGTGGCACGTCTTCGCTCCTTTTTGAAGTCTACTTCGGGGGATGGTATATAGATCTTCTTCTTCATTAATTTTTCAAGGGTTTCACGCCCATTATCACTGGGCGAACCCTTGTATGGCAATAAGCCTTCGTAGTCCATAACTACATATGTGTTAGTATATTTTGTAAGCGGTAATACAGTTTTGAGCAACTTTTGTTCATAAGCTTTGGTAAGCTCTGATTCTGGATCTGTGTCGTTTTCTCTATCGTATGCCAGAATAACTTCTTCCACTCCCAGTCGCAACAGTAAATCAATCTGTACGGGGGATATAGACGAGCCACAGGTAGCTGCTACAAAACAATTCTCACCATAATAACTGTAGCACTGCATGACACTCTTTTCACTTTCCACTAACATAATCTTCTTATGTTTTTTGATTGCTTCAAGATTTTCGTGTAAACCGTATAAACAAGAACCTAACGGATGCCGATAACAAGTGCCTTCTAAATATGCTGGCATATATTTTCGCCCATCCAATAAGTCGTTGGTGTCATACGAGCGCCCTCTAATTCCTACTAAGTTACCATCCATATCGTAGTGAGGAATTATAATTTTTTGGTTGGCAATATCAACACGAATACCAAACTTTCTCATCGTTTCGGCCGTTATGTGCTCGGTTTTCCACTCCATCGGACTGGCCAAAGGGCCAAAACATTGTAAGATATTTGTGGGTAATATTGGCAACGAAGCGTCAGGTTTTTGAACTTTTTGATAGAAATCATATTTGTTCAAAATATTCCAATCATCACTCAATTCTTTTTCGGTATCGTCAGCAAACCCGCGACGTCTTACATCCAAATGAAAGAAATTGATAACGTATTTATACGCCTCTAAAAACGATTCAAAACCCTTCGCTTTTTGAACCAATTCAAAAACATCCATTGAACCACATTCGGTGTAGCAATAAAATGTTTGAGAGTCGGGATAATAATATAATTTGTAACTACCAAATCCCGGCGGGTTGTGACAGATTGTTTGAAAAATTGGTGCCCCAGACGAATCCCAAAGATTGCCATTAGAGCCCAATCCCTCAGTAACCAACCTGATAATGTCTTCGGTGGACAACAATGCTTTTACTTTCGAAGTATCCATTATTCACCTCAAAAAACAAAATCGTACTTTTCTTCGAACGTTTTGTCAAACACAACCTCGATACTCGTGTCTTCAATGTTTAACAAGTTGCCATTATTATCGGTAACAAAACACTCAACGGCGCGACAAGTCGAACGATCAAAGTTAATATAGACTTTAATATTGTTATAATGTCCGCGACGTACTTTGTAAACGTGGATAACGTGCGTAGGTTCAAGCTGGAACCCTTTTGCCAAATACGATTCAATAATTGGCTTGTCGGCCTCACGAACCGGCAACATAATGCTACCAATGTCGATTTTGTCCGAAATTGATTTCGCACCACGCAACAGTTGTTGGTCGGCCTCTTTAGCGTTTTTCCAGTCGCCAGACAACTGAGTAGCCGTCCAAATGAAGATGTCTAATTCGTTACACAAGTCTTTTAGCCTCGTGGTAAACATCAACAAGATTTGATCTTCACGCAAGTTACTAATGCGAGATTTTGTAGCACCTTCCGACATTATTTTGATAGTGGTACTTAAATAGTCGTAATACACATAATTAACCTTGTTTATTTGGTAATACTTCCTAATTAAGTTTTCGATATCGTCCATATCGTAGTTACTGATTTGAACAAAGTATAAATTTGAGGCCTCGAGCAACTCGATTGCCGTATCAACTCTCTGTTCCTCACCCGCGCTGTATTTGCCGTCCAGAATCTTATGTTCAGGTACGCCGGAAACATAAGACAGCCACATTGTTTGAACTTCTTCCAACTCCAATTCTGTTGAAATAAACAACACGTTTTCTTGAAGCTGGGTTTTCACCCAACAGTTGTGCTCTGTGTCAAAAATCTTGGGTACGGCCAAATGAGCAGATTCTGCAGCCATTCGACGAGACTTGCCAACACCTTGTGCAGAAGATTCAAGATAAAGTTTCTTCAATCGTTGCCCGCGATACAATGTAGTCAACTTGGGAGTGGTTAACGGCAATCCCAATTCCGGTGTCTCTTTGAGACGCTCTTTGGTTTCACGCAACCCGTCGCCTACTTTGGTTTGTACGATACCACGATTCTTTGCAAAAGTGTCTTTAACTTGAATGAACTTGGTTTCGTAGGTTCCTATAATTTGTTCAATCGTATAAGAATCGAGCCTTTCTTGAAGTTCTGCAGCTTTAAGAGGATCTACAACACTATCGTCGTAAAAATCGCTAATATCAAAGCCGTTGTCCTTAAGTTTATTTAAGAGGCTCATCTTCTTCAAGGTGTTGTAATAATAGGGGAAGTTACGTTCTTCAGCGATTTCCAACGCTTTAATAACGTATTCGACACCTCTGTTATCAGTAAACACCTTGTATTGCATTGGGTATTGAGCCAAGTATTGGTCAATATCAATGTAGGTAATGGTTTTCAGTCCAGAAGAGGATAAATTACTAATGGCACCGTACAATATACGATGAAATTGTTCCACAAAGTCATCCATTTCGATATTGTATTCTGCCCTGTTGCATAGCAGCGGGTTTTTCATCAGACAAGCAAGCACTTGTAACACTGCTAATTTATTAGTAAGTTTTTTCTTTGTTTCTGCCATGTGTTAAAGATCCTCTATGTTATATTTTGGTTTCCGTGTGGGGTTTTCGGGAGGGGACATAATGACTGTGCGTTTAATAGGGGTTAAGTCCACTTGTGTGTTGGATTGTCGCAACTCTTTTTGTTCAGCAAAATACCGTGATGCTGTGTCGTAGTAATTCCTAATTGCCCACAATCCCTTATCTGGATCTGCTCGATTCCCCACAACCTCATAATAATAATATAAGGTTGCTCGCATCCCAAAATAGGTTTTCTTGTCTTTTTTATAAGCTTTGATTTGCTCGAGCCAATCGGGAGGAATTTCGGTGATACCAAATAGTTCCCTCGCATACTCCAACAGCTCCTCAAGCTCTTGTTCTGCCAGCTTAACCTCTTCGATGGCTTTGCGATAGCAAGACGGGCAGAGTGTCTGCCCATCAAGTACCTTTTTAGATGTGGCTACTACCGCAGTGCCACATCGGGAGCATCGTAACGAGGTTGACATAGGTTACCCTCGCTTAATAGCCAAGTTCTACAAGCCCATCGATCAACGCTTCGAGCTGTTGACGTTGAGACTCGGTTGCCTGACTTGCCTTGAAGTCGGTTGTGCCCAAAACGTCCTGCATAAGGTCAGAGTAACTACTAATGTCTCCTTCCTTTGCGCTCATTTTTTGAAGCTTGTCACCAATTGTGGAGATAAGTTCTTCAATGGGAACCTTTCTCTCGGTCTCTTCTTTTTTGGCTTTGGCAACTTTCTTGGCTGTTTCCTGTGCCGTAGCGGCTTTTATTCCGCTTTCTTTTTCCTCTGCCACAATTGCATCGCTGATGGCTTGATCCAGTTTTTGGATATTCCATTCGGGAATGCTTTTCACAATGTGAACAAAGCGACTGCGAGCATGATACGCCGGCGAACCTTTCAAATATAATGTTGAAAGGACTTCCTCTCCATCTTCGGTATCGGGCTGGATTTGAGCATAACCGATAATGTCACAAAGATCGCAAATAGGATCGATAACCCTTTTGTCACCCCTGGGATAAATTTTCGTATACTCATTACCCTGTGCGTCCTGGAAGACACGTTCGCCTTCGTGCGCGATGAAGAAAATGGTATAACCAGCGTTGGTGAGGAGCTTGAGATACTTGTTGATTTCTGCTCCATATTCTTTCCAAAGACCATAACCTCTATTCGAGTAATCTACTATATTTCTATAATAGTCAGACTATATCACCAACTTATTCAGCAGTTCCAAATAAGTTGCGATGCACTTCCAGTAGTAGCTCATCTTCTACTGTACTTCCCTACACTCATCGGGAATAGTCGTTTGACCTTCCAATTACTTGGCTTGGCACAGGATTGACTTCGGCGGTCATCCGTTCAGTCGTTCCCTGTTAGCACAATTCCTAATCGCCATTTCCTGCGATTCCTAATCGTGAATTGTACACCCTTGAGCCTCAAGGTTCACATCGTACACAAGTATTGTCACCAATACAAGGGGCAATAGTGTTTACCGTCGTTAATTCGCGCAACTCCAAAGTTGCCACACACAAACTCAGCAGCAAGGTCTGCCATACCATCGACAGTGTCGATAATAATAGAAGAATACATCTTCTTTGCCTCAGCAATGGTTTTGTCGCTCGTCAACTGTTTAACGAAACTCGTCCAATCAGTCCACTTTTTGATCTTGACGTTCTTGACGCCATTGATAGCACCGAGGCCGTTCTCAAAACAACACACCAACGGTTTGTCAGCCTTGGCAAGGTTTTTAGTCTTGCCAGTGCTGTTGGTGCCATAAATGAGAATGAGTTTGCCTTCGATACCTTTAGTTACCTGAGATACTTCAGGGTTGAAAATATCCACCATAATTCTATTCTCCTTTTTTTGTTAACTTAATTAGAAGTTACCGCTGTCGAAAGTGAATTTCTTCTTCGGTGCCGCCGGCGCAGAATCTGCGAAGCCTCGTTTAGCATCCGATGTTGCGGCGGGCTGTTCTTTATCGGGCAATTCGTTGATTTTTTGTTGACGCAGGGTGAGCGCTTTCTTAATCTCTTCTTTTTTGAGACCAAGTTCGTCATCCTCGTCCAACGGGGTTGCCGTACCACCGAAGATTTCTCTTTCTTGGGTAAATTTGGTTTCATATTGAGGTTCCAGCGTGCGTCCAAAGGTGCCACCAACGACTTCTTTCTCAATACGAACAAAAGTATTGATCACGTTGCCGTAAACTTTAACAGTTTGGCCGACTTCATAGTTTTCTTCGATGTAATCGGTTGCATCTCCGGTTTCGGTCACAAATTCGATTCTGCTGACGCTATCATCATATTCAGGAACCAAACCTACAAGAACGATACGTCCAGTCTCTTCGCCGTCTTTCATTTCAGGACGTTTGGATTCAATATACATTTCCACCTCAAACGTCGCGTGGGGCTCAAAGGGGTGATTTTCCGATTCGGTTTTCACACCTGCCGAAATACCACGAATGGTCGTCGAAGAAATAACCTCACCTTTTTCATCTTTACGCAGATATTCTTGCAGACTGGCAAATGCCCACATTTTGGTTGCCGACAGTTTCGCAGTTTCGAAATCCATTGAAGCATTGTCTTTCATCAGCGAAGCCACGGACATTGTATTGCCAGGCAAGACTTCCACCAACTTGGCAAAGCTCTTGTTTTCTTGTTTGGTGGTTTCACCAGCACGCAACGCCTTGTATTTGTTCACGTAGAACTGAACACGGCAGCTGCGAACATCGTCGATTGCGATAATCAACGAGCCGCGAATCACTTCTTCGCCCGTCTTGTCACGGACGAGCTCAAGATTGTTTTCTCTCAAATAACCTTCAATTGTCACTTTGTTTACTACTTGTCTCATAGAACTATTCTCCTTTTAAAATCTTACTCTTCAGTCGCTTTCTCGCTAAGTTTTTCCAACTCTTCTTGAGTATCAGTGATTAGCTCACTGTTGTCCACATCAGCAAAGAGCTCTTGCTCCTCGCGTGCCGCAATGATTTCCAATGCTTCATACGCGCCGGTTGTCTCATCATAAATAAGCAAGTCGGTATAAAGATCGAATAACCACTTTGGTTCAGTTTCATCTTCCGCAAGGCAAACAAGTGAATTACGAGCTCCCTCACGAGTGATGGTGAATTCTTTCTCTTTGTTGGCCTCTACCCAGTCTTTGAATTTGTCTGTCAAATCCTTTTGAGGCCGAGACTGAATTCCTTCTACATTCAGTTTGCACTTGGTACCGTCAGGACAGGCCTCTACATTGTCAAGATGTGCGAAGTTACTATTGCGCAATATTTCGATGTCTTTCGAGTCTGCGATGCCACTCTGAAGACGACGAATTGCGATAGAACCCATTACTTCCTTGAGGTTAGTAACGGCTTTGCCCAACTGGCGTTCGGTGCGGTTCAAACGTTTTACCTGTTTTTCAAGGTCTCTACGCTGTTTTCGGTTCATTTTTGCTCCTTATATATAAAATAAAATTGTAGTTTTATTTGCTTTCGTTTTTGCTTGTAACTTCATTATATACAATAACTTTTCAAAAGTCAACATATAATGACGAAATTTTTAAAATTCTTTCGACCAAAAATTTCCAACACACTTGGTGTATCGCCAATCGGTGCAATCCCATATGTCCCACGCCTTACAATCCACGACGGCGACGCAGTGTCCGGCCATCGACACCAAATAGCGTTGACCAGGCTTTGCTAGCTGTGTGCAAAACTCTGCGACTGTATACTTGGTTCCATCGGCTTTGCGCGGTTGGGGATTTTTCTTCCACCCCTTGGTCTGCATATACTTTTCAACACCTTTGGCATCCGCGTCATCGAAACCTGTTTTGCACTGCATTTCAGCATTCTCTAAAACCACCTGATTGTAGGGAATTTCTAAAACCACGGTTTCGGCCCGCGTTACACAGTCACCGGTGATACGGTTATGGGGATTAGCATTGTGATAGTGGAATGTTGTAGTGTCAGGAAACTTGTCTTGTCTTTTCATATGTCACCTCTTTTCCTAGATACTACTATTATAGCACACAAAACCCAATCTGTCAACATTTGATGACAAATTGGGTTTAGCGTATTTGCGTAATTACCACAGGCCGCGAGCCTTCATTTCTTTAACGATGCAGTCAATAAGGGGATAATCCCATTCGACCTGTTGCTTGTATACTTCGCTATCGTGATCGCATGCCCAGGCACACTCGTAACAAGCGTAGTGGTAAGCCATGACGCCGCCTTCATCCACTGCTTGTTTTGCGGCCTCTTTGATAACGTTAGGAATACGTCCTCTTTTTCTATTTAGTCCCACAGTTCTTCTCCCTTTCTATTTCAAGCCGCGTCTGAGCACGTTCTAAAGTATAATATATCCCATAGTGAACTAGCCCGTCTTCGTAAAAGTACACTGCCCACTTGTGATCGCTCACCTTTTGCATCGACGGTACTTTGAGGTATTCACCGGTCTGGAATTTGCCATAAATATCTTTCAACAACTCATTAGCTTTCATTTCGCGCTCCTCATGTAACGGTCTTCGTAGAATTCTACCAACCTATCGAGCCACTCTGTGATTTTGCGTTTACCAACGGTGGGGATATAGTTGTTGTAATCAACTAGAACCTGTTGTAAAACTTCAATCTTAGTTTTGACAATAAACTGATTCTGTTTTTGTTTGTCTGCAGCCGGCTGTGCTGCAAATTGTTCTTCGCCGTGTTTGATACAATCTGTTATACGATCTTTTTTCATTTACTCACTCCATTTGATGTTGAATCACAACTACCTGTTACAGTTATGCTATCTCTTAATGTTTGTGGCGAATATACTTGTGCTTGCGATGTAATGTCGTTACTTAGAGGGACTGTATTTGGTCCACAAGTCACTTTATAAGGCGTACAATATGGACACTCTTGTGTTGACGGGGATAATACTGCACCACATTTAGGACAAATCCACCCATAATTAGTTACGGCATTATCAGGTTGGAAAAATGGCACACGATATACAAGGTCATTAAAATTTCCACTTACTACTTCATAATGACATTTGGGACAAATATGCTTTGTTTCGGTATAATTACCCCGTACAGAGTCAGAGCCACCGCTTATTGTTGAATACATTTCTTCACTACATCTTGGACATTTCATTTTTCGTTCTCCTTATTAGAAATTATGGTACACACTCAACGGATCCACAGCTTTTAGAAATTCTATTGAGGCATCTGCGTCTTTATTTTTGTCATAAATATTGTCAACCGCCTCCAACTGGTCAACAATCTTTCTGCACTCGTTTTCCACATATTCAAGACTTCTAACAGGTTCAAGAAAAGTAGGCAAATGTATTTGCATCTCCAAAAGTTCGTTAAAGCGTTTTTCGGTGAGAAGTCCGTATGCCAACGCCGTGTTATAGTCATTTCCGTCGCAAATGTGACCGCAGTCAAAACCGATGTAATAAGTTTCTTTCTGCCCATAATCATACGGCAATGTTCCCGAGAACGATAAACCACCATGGCACTCTATGTCATATTCGTTAAATTCCTTATTATCATCAACAGACACATAACCACACCTATATCCACGACAACCGAATATACATATGCAATCGTGACCTTTATATTCAAATTGTTTTTCTACTACTGCAACTTTACTCATTCTTCTTCTCCTAAATCTTCAACATAGCACCAACTTTGCGGTGGTCTTTCCACCCAATTACAACAAATTCCCGTCCAATCGCTGTAATATTCACATTCATTCGCTAAACAATATGAGTTTCTATCCTTATAATGGCAATGTTTCTTAAAATCTCCCAACTCTTTTGGCTTGTCATAAATCTTCAAGTCGCTGATATGCCAACCATAAAGGGTTTTGCCTTTTGCGTAAATGTTTATATCTTCACGGTCAATAGCCGTTTCCAGTATAGTATCGTCGTCAATGTCCACGCCGTCGCAATAATCGTAAGGGTATTTGTCAACCTTATCGCAGATAAACCAGCCGATGACCTTACCACGTCCATATCCATACTTTGTGTGTGCACCGTGAGTAAACTTTACATACTGCCCTTTCGTTTCGTAAATATAGCACTTGAACGGCACTTCTTGCGGTGCGGTATTTCGCACTTCGATACGTTTCTCATAAATCGCCTTGCCTGTTTCATCTTCGCCTATCTTATGGCAAATTTTCTCAACCAATTTCGGGCGAGTTGATATTAAAACGCTTTTCATTCTTCTACCTCCGCTTGTTCGCACTCTTTACAACGCTCATAAATGTCTTTATCTTCATCGTAGAAAACATCATCATTGAAAAGATTGCACACTTCCAAATAGAAATCAAAATGCTCACAATCTCTGCAATCATTAGGCACTTCAAGTTCAACTCTTATCTTCGGCATTTTGCACCTCCGCTATCATATCATCGATTTCGCTTTCGTAAAAAATTCTTTCTTTATATTTCACGCCCATATATTCGCGCTCGAACATTTTATCTTTCAGTGCATTCAGCACATCGATTTTTGCTTGCTTGACTTGTGCTGCAATGTTGCACATCGCGTTCATCTCTTTAACAGTGTCTATTGATAACAAAACCTGCCCTAACTTTGTAGTAAGTCGTATATTATCGGCTTTTAATTGAGCAATTTCGTTTTCTTGTTCGATGATAAGTTTACGAGCGTCGAGTTTTATTTGATTGTAACAGTCTTTGGTGTCAGCGTAAGGACAGTCGTCGCAAATAGAGTCAACACAAAGTGCGAGTACTTTTTTAATATCGTCTATCATCATAAAATTACTCCATATCACAGAGGTCGTCAACCTATTGCTTCCATAAGAAGCTCATTTAGCTTACGCAAGCATTTCTGTATTTTTTCCGCGAGTTTCTCTTGGGTATCAGAACAGCCCGAGTAATAACTTATAGGGAAATCCGTTCCGCGCTCCCAGGCGTAGTTGTTGGAAAAGATTTCAACTTTTGCACGCCTTAAAAAGTCAGGACCGTGTTTACTTCTATTGATTACCACAAGCTCAACCGCATTGTCGTACTCCACCCATTCCCAGTACGTTCCTTTCGGGAATGTTATACAAGCATCAAGAAAATCGCTGATAGTATCAAAATTGAAATATTCTTGCAACGAGCCTACTGAAACAATATCGTCCTTATTCTCGTCCCAAAACTCCTCAACCGTATATCTTTTCCGTGTCATTTGTACTGCGTAGTTGTGTTTAGGGCAGTGCATAAAATCGCACACTTCACAATCACACTTGGCAAAATTGATTGTCCTACCAATGTCAAATTTCTGATTTTTTACCGGTTCAAATGCTAATTTCATATGACACTCCTTGCTCATTTTTTATATTCGTCTAACAGCTCGTCAATTTTTGCTTTCACTTCATCCGCAAATACTTTCCTAATCGAGTTGAAAATATTATATTTGTTACCTTCTGTTGTGTCAAATGTAAATTTTTCTTCACAGGCTTTTAACAAAAAAGCATTTTCTTCTTTAAGTCGTGTAATTTCAGCTTGCATTCTAGCGACTTCATCGCGCCGTTTCTGCATTAAATACGTAGCAAAACCTATTGTATAATCGTCAACAATATCACACTCTTCTTCGTCAAGTTCTGTGTTAAGTTCTTTGCCAGTCATCATTCGTACTCCTTTAATAGTTCGTCGACCTCATTTTCACAATCCACTACAGCGGAGTGCCCATTCCAATCGTACATACAAATATAGTGTTGCTCTTTTGCTTCGAGTCGTATTTTCAACTTATCCGCAAAGTCTTGTACAGCTTGGAGCATTTCGATTCCAAACAGTGCTTTGATCTCGTGTTCCAACCGCTCGTGTTGTTCCAGCTTTTTTTGTAACTCGTCGATTTCTCGGCGTTGAGACTTCAGTCTTTCCCACGCTCTGTTATAATCTTGTTGAAGCCGCGTGTTAAGTGTTTGCAAACGAAACACCTCGTCCTCTGCATCATACCAATTATTAATAATTTGGTCAAAATCTCTCTGTTGCTGAGTCTGTTTTTTCATAACACATCTCCAAATGCTGAATTTAACACATCTTCAATTTCCTTCATGGCGGCCGCATTCCGTGCTTGACCTGCTTTAATTTCTTGACCTGTTAAAATCGTTTTTGTTAGATTTTTCTCGGTTTCTTTGAAACATTGGCCAAGTTGACGAGTGCGACATTGGCATCCGGCGCCACCCAACCAACAACAGCCTATATTTTTTCTAAGCTCATCAAACACTTCTTGTTTTGTGGGTTTTATAACTTGCATACAGACCTCCATAAACGAAATAATTTTCATTTATGATTAGATTATAGTAAAAAAAAAGAAACTTGTCAACTTATAATGACAAATTTCTTTTTAATTTTGGAAATAAAATTATTCTTTTATTCCTTGTAATTTATTTTGCGATATTTAAAACCCGAAAATTTGGAACTATTTGTTTTGTACCATACATACATTGAGGTGTCCCACCTCATGGATATATAATAATACTGCACGGACAATTCTCCGTTGGAATCTATATGTGGGTAAGCACAGGAAATAAATGGCGGATCGGGATTTCCTATGGTTGAAGCAAGCGGGAGCGTGTTTCTTGTGCCGTATGCTTGTGTCTTTCCGTCCCAATATACAATAGATTGCATATCGGTCACTCCCGCAATAACCTGATACGTTCCTGCTTCTGTCAAGGTTGCTGTGTCGCCCGTCACGGTCACCCACTCTCCCACGCGCGGTATATCTTCTTCCAGCGCAATCTCTTTCGTTACTGTTCCCGCCCCACTTTTAACTTCTGCTTTTAGTCTTGCTTCAGAAGTCTTCACAATAGTGGGAGAGCCTGTGGAACCAAAATACTCATTTGTACCATTAAACTCATACCAGTTTGTCCCATTGGCGGATTGTGCAGTATTGCTCTGAAGTCCCTTGGCTATTGTAGCACTCTTGGCCGTTTTCCCATCGCTCTCAAAGATATCTGTGATTTTTTGAGTACCAATATCAGTGGTAACAGCTTCTGCCTTAGGACAAGTGTCGCTAATTTTCCACCCCACTGTTTCGTTAGAATCGGCAACCAAAACCTTCCCATCATCGCTTGAACCATTGGGCGCAATCGATTTGGTGACAGTAAATGAATCTTGCTTAGTGCCCGTTCCAACATATAAAGCCCCTTTTGTCGCCAAAGTGTCTTTGCTCTCCATTTTGCGTCTCATTACACTGGCTTCTAAACCACTGTCAATAGTTACGCCATCGTTAATTATCGCCATTTATGCCTCCTTTACGCCGTGCGTTTCCACATGTAACATGTGATGTATGGTTGCAAGTTGTTATGGGGAATATCTCCACCGTTGTCGGCAACACCATATTCGCTTCGGACTTTTTCAGAATAAAAGATGTCATTAATCGGGCCAGAACCACTAGTACAGAATTGAGTAGTACTGACATTATCTTTTACAACGTTGTATTGAACTTCAACTTCTAGAGTTCCTTGATTAACCTCTATTGCTTGGTAGGGGGGATCAGTAGGTTTCTGCGCGTGATTAGTGTATGTGTTAGTGTATGTATACTGTCCTCTGTGCCTGTGGTTCGGCATTTCATCTGTTGTAAGCTGATGTTTTTGCTCACCGCCTGTTTTTTCAGCCTCCTCAAAAATCGTGTCGTTTTCGTCTACGCCGACAGGTACACAGCCTTGTCCCCAACGCACCCAAGTCCCTCCCAAAAAAGTTGCAGGGTTAGTATCATTAACGCTCATATATATAGAACCAATAGGATAAATTAATGCCAGTAATGCATCAACCAAGGGTTGATAAGTATCGGTTGATACTAAAACATTATCAGCGTTGGTAGCTTGCACAACTCGTCCACCCTCTAAATTATCGGCTGTGATTTTAGCGACCCTCCAACCTGTTTCGTTAGTATCAGCAGTGTCGCGAATCAAAACCCCGTTATTGTTCTCACTAGGATCAAATCCTGTGGTTTCGGGAATATCCTTTGACTGTATTGTCTCTGTCCTACCCGTACCAACATAAAAAGACCCTTTTATTTGAAGAGCATCTTTACACTCCATTTTGTGGCGCATCACTTCTGCAACCAACTCATTGGAAATAGTCGCCATCTCTTATTCCTCCGATAAATTATCGCTTTTATCTCCGACTTTGGTCGAAGAGTTCTTTTTACGTTTGTCGATTGTCGCACTTGCGAGCAGCTCGTCGATAACCGCCAGTTCCTGCGCAATCTCGGCTTCGTTAATTTCCGAATATAAAACACTAAGTTTCAAGCAGGTTTCCTGCAGTTGTTTGATCTGTAGTTGCGCTTGTTCAAACTGTTCTTGCAAAACATCTTTTTGAGCCAACTGTTGTTGTAAGGTTTCTTTACGCTTATTTAAATATAAAGTACAGTCCATAGATTCTCCTCCTATACGTTTGTGAATTCTGCCAATTGTGGCTTAAGTTTATTATATAAATACTCAAGAGTGAGTGGTTTACCGTCATATCTACCACAGTTGACAGTGATTCGGTCGAGAATAACTATTGGATCGGAAAGAAACTCGTCTTTATATCCAAGCTCCACCAGCTCTTGTTTCACACTGTCTGAAATAGAAATTATCGCCGGTTGTTGAGAAGCAACAATAACCGCAAAGTTTTCTACCGCATAGAGAACACGCTCAATTTCTGCGGTATGCTCGGCTTCTTCCTCGGTAAGGGATTCGTTTGCATCGTTCTCTGCAACCAGTGTTAAATATCGATTATTAACATTCGACATGAATATCGATAATTCCTCTTCTCTTGCTTTTTCGCGTTCTCGTTCTTCTTGGCTAGGGTATCGAGCCACTGTGACAAAGACGAAGCCGTTATAGACAAAACAATCGTCTTCTAATACTTTATAATATTGACTTGTAATATTTTCGCTGACTGCCATAGACTCACCTCAATAATAAATATTCGCCAACCCTTCGCCACCAGCACTTCCTGGATTAGCACGACCTGCGCGGAACCCAGCACCAGCGCCACCGCTTCCTTGAATACCTGGCGACGATGGATTTTCTCTACTGTCACCATTTGCACCGTTAGCAAATGCAGATGCTCCACCGCCTCCACCGTAGTTGTTACCACCAGTTGTACCCCCTGATTTACCGCCACGCACAAAGGTAGTTCCTTCGGGTTTATCATAAGTTAATGTGGTGGAAGTTGTTCCTCCACCATTTTGCTCTTTGACACCTCCATAACCGCCATTCAGTCCATTACCACCACTATAAGTACCTGGTGTTCCTTGACCATCGTCAGTTTTTCTTCCTTTTCCACCACCATTAGCCTGTAAAATAATGCTACCATTAGCGCTATATAAGTAAGAAGTTCCGCCGTTGTAACCATCTTCTCTGTTTTCTCCACGGTGACCACCTTCGCCAACAACTATTTTTATATATGAATTTTCAGGAAGTGCTATACCCGTGAAAGTATAACCACCTCCTCCGCCACCGCCAGAGCACCAGACACCAGAACTACCTGCACCTCCACCTCCTCCGCCTTGAATTTCTACAAAAATATATTTTGGGTTGTAATTCAGGCGTGTTCCTGTTGCGGAATTAGCACTTGTCGAAAGCCAAGTTTCTCCATTTATGCGGTTTACATAATGTGTACCTGCTGATAATGTTGCTAATGGAATCCCTATGGGTCTACAACCTTTAAGGGCTACATCGATAGGCTGCCCATTTACCTTGTATTGAGTACAGGTGTTCGAACCTCCAAGATGCGTCCCTGCACTTGTGGGGAATGTTTTCCCAATAGCAGTTTTCAACGGTTGTCCGTTTTTCTTAAATTTGGCGGTAGAATCGGTAAATTTGCTATCTGTCACGCCATATTGTTCCGCAACCGAAGTCTCGAATGTTTCATATATTTCGTCGATATCGACATTGTTTATCTTATAATTGGTTGCCATTATTGTTTACCTCCGGTTGGGTTATTTCCCTAATTTAGCTTTATATATTTTTGACATTTCGGCTTCAAGCTTGGTGAGAGCACACCGTTGAAATGGTTTATTGATATCACCGTACATATAATAACTATCCGCCGGACAAACGCTGCAAGCGCTCGAACATTCGCAATCAAAGCACTCTTTTTTATAATTATTAAAATTGCGACACTGCATTTGTTCTAAAAACGCAGTATTGGATATACCCGTGTTGATGTTGCCAATAGGAATCTTCTTCGCCCCTTGACTGTCCTCGCAAAATCTGAAGCAAATATAAATATCACCATTCCAATCAATTGCAAAGCCTGCTTTTGTGGCCAACCCACAAGTGCATATTTGCAAGTTTTTTGTATATTCCACTTCCAACGCGGAAAGTGTTAATGGAGTGTGGGTAACTTTAATCCACTCAATGGTTTTTAACAACTGTTGCCTATACTCTGTTAAAAACGTCTCATCTGGGATATAATTGACATCAATACTATGTTTTAAATGCGTAAAACCTAGTGAGGCCAGATATTTGCAACTTTCAAAAAAGTATTGAATATTATCGGGCGCGAATGTCAGTTTTGTGGTCGTTTCACATCCAAAATCACTAAAATGCTGTTTAACGGCCTTTTCGACTGTATCAAACACCGAATTGCCGTTTTTATCTCGTCGGCACTTATCAAAACACTCGCGAGGTCCGTCGATAGTTATTGCAAAGAGTAATTTGTCTTTATATTTGTGAATAAAATCTTGAACATCTGTGTTGAAATAAGTCGTGCCGTTGGTGTCAATAGTAATACGGCTACGAGACACAAGATCATAAAATTTGTGCTCGAGGCACTGGCGGAAAAAGTAATCACATATATCGTTCACTATCGACATATATAGAGTTACCTCTCCGCCAAGAAAAGTTAGCATCACATTATCAAAATCATCGCACACCAACGCGTCAAAAGGCGTGGACTTACCAAGCTTTCGGTTGATTAAACAATCAATCGTCTTTTTCGCGTCTTCAAGTTTAATAATTTGTTTTGTATCACAATGTTGTTGATAACAATAAGTACATCTCAAATTACAATTTGAAGTGATATGAAATGTTATTGTTACCTGTTTATCTAATCGTTCACCCATACTAAAACTTCTTTTTTTATAATTAAGCCATCGTATTGTGGTTCGATGCGCACCATATTAGGATAATAAAATTGCAACAAATGAAACAACTCTTCAATTTTTTTATGATACGCCTCTAATGTGTTAGTATAAAATTGAAAAGCATCGTCGAGCGTTTTTTGAGTCACACCGAGTTGTTGTTTGGTTGCGTCTGTTAATCGCAACAACCAGTTATAGTTGTCCACACTGTAACTCAGTTGTGTTGTTAACCGTAATAACTCGTTATAAATGTTATCAGTTAATGAATAAATAATTGATTTCATATATTTTAATTCAGACACATGCTAGATGTTTTAGATGTATCACCACATACGCCAATGTGCTGCAAATTTGTGGTACACCTTACATTACAATGGACTGTCCTTGCTGAAGTGTTACACGACGAACAGGTTACGGAGTGGCTCACATTAACACTCAGTTGCCCGTCTCCAGTAACGGTATAAGATTGTCCGCTAATGTTATAACTGTCGCTTCCATAGGAATAACTTTGTGCCTTAACATATAATGTGTCACCATAATACCCAACTATTTGTTGGCCATCAGCGGCCGTCGACGCTACATTTATCACATACGAGCTTTCACCCCCGGAGGAATCGTAAACCGCACTCGGTTCTTGCCCTTTGGCGTTGCTCGAACGATAAATGATGACCTTAATATTAGAATTGGGCGTCCCGGTTACCTTGATGGTGATAGTATATGGTTTAACCCATTGACAAGTGTCACCTTTGTAGAGGTAATGGATTTGTGTGGTATTATCATTCGCCTCAACACTTTTAATTAAAACGTCATTTGCTTTTAATGCCATAATTCACCTACGTATTCAAATATAATGTGTCGCCCTCAACATACATCTTAACATGTCCCAACGTCGTTTGAGTGGCGACGGTGTTGATGTGGGCCGTTAGTTCATCCAAAGTGGCGCCACCTGCGTCACTTAAAATCTCACTTGGTGTTCTATAATATATTGTTCCGGTTGCGTTAAACACACACACCTTTTCCGTACTTGAACTTACATGACCCAATATGCCCGACTGTAACCAACTGCCTTTTACAGATCCGCTTGCGTTGATTGAATAACCACCGTTTTCTCCTGTTATTGTTTGCCCTCCTGTGAACGTATTATTTCCAGCAAGGTTTGCCTTCCCACTTATATCTTGATGACTTGTGATTACAGTGCCTAAATCAATCGTTCCAGAACTTGTTACTTTACCTTTTTCTTCACCATTCATTTTAACAGCAACCGAGGTTACCGTACCTGTATTTTTCGTAAAGCCCCAGCCCGAAACAGTTGACGAAGTTGGTATCTGTGATGTTAGTGCAAGTGTGCCTGCACTACTCGGAAATTGAACTCTGTGATAGTCGCCACCTCTCGCTCCCAAGTCTACATATAGTTGCGCACCGCTTTCAGGCTGTTCCCAAACCATAGCACCTGCTGTTGCACTGCTTCTAAAACGCAACCGACAAGTTCCGTCTGTCTGGTCAAGCCTCATCATCGTGCCGCTATTTGCACCCTCTTTACCGAAGATAATAGCACCGCCGTTGGAAGTTTTTACTTTCATCGTGGTTTGTTCGCTACCACTTACGTTTGTTGGAGCATTTATTGTCTGCAAGTCGCTAAAAGTATTGCCACCTGATAAGTTAGCCTTGGAGGTTAACCCCGAATCAACATATTGCTTTGTCGTGATATCTAAATTCTCTGTGATGTCACTATAATTCTTCACGCGGTGTCACCTCCTTAGGCAATAAATGTGTAATTTTATTTTTAATATATATTTATTGTACATGGTTCTGATTAATTTGTCAACTTAATGTGACAGAAATTCGAAAATAGCTTCTTCTTGTGTATTAACCTTTTTTATATTGGAAAGAGGTCACACCCGCATCGGCAAACAAAGCCGATGAATAAGTGCCCGTAGCTGCTCCACCCAAGGTGGTAAATTTAATTTCTGTTATGCGTACACCCTTCAATTTAAATCCACGTAACGTATTGTTGTCCTTAACTGTTTGAATTTCTATATCCATGTGTGTCAGCCCATAAGATTCTAGATTACCATCAAAGTCCGTTTCTGGCCCTCCAACGGTATAGTATGGTAAAGCACCAATCAAGGTATCATTACCTGATGCGGGAGCATAAATCATAGTCGGGACAGGGGGGAACAAGCCAAGGTCAACCATAATTGTATAATGAGTATTAAAGTCGAGTACGGTATCGATCGGCGCAGTGATCCACTCGTTGGTCGAATTACCACTCCCATTACCGCCACCAGATCCGCCACTTGAAATTACAATTTTAAATTTTTCAGTGGTTTTGGGAGCTGTAGCAAACACCAATTTAACCTTATTATTAGCTGTATACACATCAACACTAACCAATTCATCTACAGTATCTGCTCCAACTTGTTGACCATTCAAGAAAACCTGAACTAAAACATCTTTCCCCAAGGTGTGAGCAATATCAAAAACAGTCTTGACACCATCGCCTGTAATTTCGGTTACCTGACTATTTTGGGTATTTGTCGCGGCGGTTACTCGACCTTTGGCGTCAACCGTCACAGTATTATATGTTCCCGCCGTTACGCCAGTGTTCGATAGTGTGACACTAATCTCTTTATTGGCGCTACCGTCAAAAGTTGTTGAACCTGTTGCATCCCCACTGAGAGAGATTGTTCGTGCTGTTGTTAACTTATCTGCGGAATCCGCTTTGCCAACACTCGTCGTGCCATTTTTGATGTTTGTGATCTCCGTTGTATTAGCATTCGCTTTAGAAAGTGCCGACGAAGCATTAGAAGCCACCGTTGTATCAGGAACCAATGTCTTCCTTGTGTCATCCCACTTAACAAGTTGCCCATCTTGCAATCCTGTGCGAGTTGCAAGCGTTTGGAGATCACTGTTATTGACGTCAATGTCTCCACCGGCGGTGAGTTGAACGTCGCCAACTTTAGCATTACCCTCACCATCAATGACCAATGCGCCGTAATCTGTCCCGTTATATTTGGGAACAATAATACCCGCAGGGGAAGTTAGCGTTGTAGTGTTGTCTTTGGCAACCTCAATAAGTTTATCTTTGACTGTCAGCGTGTTGCTATTTACCGTCGTAGTCGTACCATTAACAGTGAGGTCGCCCCCAATAGTTAAAGGACCCGTGATCGTGCCACCGGTTTTATCAAGTTTCTTATCATCCTGCGTGTCTACATATGTTTTTGTTGCATATTCTTGTGACGAACCCGCCGTGACGCGTCCTTTGGTATCGACCGTCACATTATTATATGTGCCTGCTTTGACACCACTATTACTTAACCCCAATGTGAATGAGGTTGCGGGCGTGCTGCTGCCACCGGTCAAGCCATCTGAAGTTTGAATGGTAACCTTTGCACTATTAATGGCATCTTGTTTGGCCGCCGCAAGTTGTTTTGCATTGATAGCACGAGTAGTATCGGTACCCGCTGTGGCTTCAGCATCAGTAGCTAATTCAATAACACCCTTGGCTGAATCTGTTGCATCAGGCAGAGATATTTGATGGGTGTGACTATTTGCTGTAACGCCATTAGAACCGTAAGTGTTAGAGCCAGAGCCCGAAGCTGATGGAGTACCCAAGCTAATAGTAACCGTGTCTGTTCCTGAACTGGTCAAACCATTGCCCGCTACAATGGATTTCACCGCTTCCGCTGTGATACTTACCCACGCGGTTCCATTGTGGTATCTATACCCATTATCTGTGGTGTTGTAATAAATTTGACCCGCTTTCCCAGACGAGGGATCGCTAGCCAAGTTTTGAATTACAGCATTTTCTAGTTGGTTTTGTTGTAAATTTAACCCGTTAAACCATTTTTGACTCATGTTTACTCTCCTTTAATTCAGATACGCTTTACCGCTGAAAGCTGCTGAAAAACTGATTGTTAATTTATTTTGATCAATATAGTTGACGTCTGCTCCACCAACTATGTCCCCCGCACTAGTAACTACACTCACACTAGGATATTTGTTCATATTGTGATTGACCGTCCACGTTGCGGCGGGGGTGCTTTGTAAATGTGTGTATGTAGGGGCGGTTTGAGTAATTTGATAATAATTATTGACCGCAGCCCCTCCGGAATTATTGTTGCCAACATTCTCATCGGCCACTTGTTTACTCAAGGGTTGATTATCGGCATACGACGGTCCCAACTTAGCAATGATGAACGCATTAGCTAAATTATTACCAATCTTGTATAAGATACCATAATCACCCATCTTAAATTCATATTTTGAAGCGTTCACAACGTTTCTGACACGAGTGTGCTCATCGGGCACGATTGTGACGTCCAATGTATAGTCCTCATTAACACCGACTATCTTGCAATAGATAGTCTGATCAAGTGTGGATACCTTATCGTCAATCGTCCCCTTTAACACATCTAGAAAGTCATAACTTGTTCTGTTCATAAATTACCCCCTAGACTCGTGATGCAAATGGTAAATTGCGCACGTTTGATACTGTAATCGACATTGCCCCCGAATAGTCCAAACTACACGATACACCTTGTAACAAAAACCTCTCGTGGTCTAATCCAAAGAACTCATCTGTGATTTCGATCAAATTATTAACCGACAATAGAGGATTAAAACTAATGTTTGTACTTACTGACGACTTGAGAATCAATTGTTTTCTCAGCTCATATTTTGCCCTGTCGTCAGCCAAACTTTGCGATGTAATGTTACTATCGTTGACAACCGGTCCAGTTCTGTAACCAATTCGTTGATAACAAAGAGGTGAAGTAGGATCGTCATTTTCTGCAATTGCAGTATAAACTTTTCCGTCTACTGTTGCCCCTATAACAACGACACGGTTGACAATGTTATTAACCTGTAATCCAAACGACAGCCCTGAAAAATCTCCATTGCTGTCAGTTAATTCACAGATAACAGGTTTGTCTATATCCAGCGTGGTTTCCTGTGTTGGTAATATTGTCAAATTGCCATTGGAATTGTAAAACATTTCCGCTGATAACTGGTTGGCCAATTCCAACAAAATACTACCGAGAGTCTCTCCCGCAGATTTGCTAATTTTAGCTTGAGTTTTCTTCCCTTTAAAACTTGAATGATAAATAATGGGGGCCGGATCCAAAGGGTATCCATTACCCTTTGAACCGAGCAAAATCCCTCTAATCGTATCTTCAATGTCTGTCCCTGTAGGAATCTCGTAACTGGTCTCAAGCGTACCAAGTTTCCCCTCGAAAATCGAAAACTTGTCACCAGTCTGTACGGCGACGGTTTGGGAGTCTGGATCTTCCGACGGCGTCAGTGACGAGGCCACATAAACACCGCTGCGTTTCCAGATAATGTTCCCGTCATCTTTTTCAATACCCAAATCGAGAGCGAATTTAGTTTCTGCCCATAGGGTGTTGATTGAGGGGGTATATTTTTTATCCGTATTATAGAGCGAAAACGATAACGAACGACGTTGACCATTTTGATATTGTTCACTATAAGACGAACCACTTAATAGAATATCTTCATCGGGAATTTGATAATCAACTGTTTCGTCGGGATGAAGAAGAAAAATTCTATATCGGGGGCGCAAAATCGGAGAGTTGATTAAATCGTTAAGCTCTGGGATACTCACGTTGGAATCTAAGTAAGTATCCCCGCTCATAACACTTAATGATAATACATCTCCGCTCGCTAAACCAATAGTTTTTATAATTCGAGCCATTTTGCACCTCCTAAAGAATTGAAGAAAAAATTTTAATTGCCGCCCATAATAATCGTATCATCCAGTGAGGCAATCTGTGTCCAACTGAAATTGATTTTGTCGGGCTGATAACCGATGTTGTCGGTTGGTTTGTTTGAACCGTTGGTGATTTGCACAATGAAGGCTTGCCCTTTACGGTCTTTAATAAGTTTTGGATTTTTCGATGCCACAACCTTACGCCATTCTTGTAGCATCATAACCTTTTGGTTGGTAGTCAAATGAGATTTCCAAGGAAGCCTTTCCAGATAGCCTTGCGCATACGGAATCTTCTCCTCCTCGGTTAAACATCCCAGATTGATAATTTCACTGCCCAGATAACAACTTACAGAACTGGAAATGTTATTCTGGCGACCGTGAGCAAACCTTGGGAACTGACCAAGCGTCTTTTGTTCTGTTTTAGAAATGTTCTGTGCTTGATCGCGTGATTCTACGTCATATTTGAACAACCAAACGTTAGTGGGGTTTGCTACATAAGCTTTTTTGATAGCTGGGCTGGCAGTGTCAATTCGGACGGGCGTGAGCTCTGTTAAGCTCCAGCAATCCCAATCTACTTTTATTGGTTGTTCCAATTTCTGAATTGCAGTTGGATTGCCTTCTGCAGAGTAAGCGATGTATTGATATTCTCGTCCAGCGGTGACGTTGAAATCGTATACCGTCGTTTGAGTAGTGTTAATGGCCACCGGTGAATAGTACGTAATACCGTCGGCAACTTCTTTTTTGTAAATCGAATAAGAATTGCCTGGTGTACCAGAAGCTATTTTGTATACCCCATAATCGGTTTCTGCATGGAAGGTTCCATCTGTGATTATCAAATAACCAATTTCACCCTTGTCGTTAAACAAATTGGTATAACTTGTAGGCTTTCCCGAACTCTCTTGAATAGGTTTGCCATCCCACTGTTTTTGATAAAAATAAGATACTCTTTGTTTGGTATCATATCCAATAGTATAAGTTTCTGTAGCTGCGTTGAATACGTCGTATGTCTCAGACTCTGCGGGGCGACCGGAGAACGAAATTTCACAATATCTGTTTAGTCCTTCTTTCATGATTGCCCCTCCTGTTTTTGTGTCTGTGTCACTTTGAGCGTAATGTAGGTCGAGTCGCCCCTTTTGAGATACCACGTCCCAGAATTGTTCTTGGTGTCGTCCTCATATGAGAGAGTACAAGTTTCCAACCCTGTGTACAGATCGTCAATATTTTTCATATAACAATCAATCTTGAGTGTTTTATTAGTTAATTGTGGATGACGTTTGACTTGTGCCATATGGGTATCAGTGTCTTTGTCCCAACCTTCTACCCAGAATTTGGTATCGTCCCATGTAGCGGGCTCTTGGGTTTGCACTACTCGAAATCCCGCCGGAGTCTCAATTTGTGTACGTTTTAGGTCTGTCCAGACGTTATATTGCCCTGGAGAGGCGACTGGCTGCGACTGTAAGCAGCATACGCCAATTTCTCGCGACGCTTTTGTGTTAATAGAGTCGTTAATGTGGGTATAGCCGGTGAGTTCCTCGCCCGTGTCTAGATCAAAAGGATGGGGATAGTTTAGATATTCACGCTGCGTGTTCTCTTTTTTAATTAAATCGCCTGTTTTGTCGTCAACCCAGGAATCTGGTTGTAAGTAAAACGCCTCTTGGTTAACTGTGGCAGCCAATGGAAACACAGACAACCCGAGTCGTTCTTGTTGTACACTGTTGGTGGTTTTTATCACACAGTTGATGCGATTGCGATTAACATTAAAAAAATCAGACAACGCCACGGGAATAGGAGGTTTATAGCAAAGGCGACCACCAATGCTGCCGTGCGAGAACGACGCAACCTGACTACCATCATAACACCATAAGCCCGCCATCGTCTCATAGTTCATATACCCACCGCAGCAGAGAATGGTTCCTTTGCCTTCTGGTTCTGTGTTGTGTGTCGACACATAATCACTAAAATAAGTGCTGTCACTTGTATCAGAGTCAACGTATTCACTGATCCATTTGTTGTACTGAATAAGAGAGCCTGTTGTGAGTGGACCAAAACTCTTTACATAAGAATGGCCTTCCGAACGCTTGCCGTAATATTTATAAGGCTCCGTCGTCTTGCCTGCACTATAAGCCGTAGGTTCTGTGCATACATACACCGATAAGCCGTTAAACGATATGCCGTCGCACCACGTTTCAATATCGCCCCACGGATTTTCTATACCACGATACTTACAAGCATGTTTGCCGTCGGTATTGCTCACTGGTGAACCAGACGGAGTGGCAACACTGTCTGTGGTGCCCGTAGTTATTTTGTTCGAGTTGTTATTCGCATAACCGTACATAATTGACTGACAGTTCGTCGTTTTCATTTCAACAAGCCATAATTCTTTAATAATCAAGTCGATTAAAAAGTCATACTGTTGATAACCTGGGCCGTTTGCCGCGCATCCGCTGCGGTAGTTGTCCATTGTGATTTGTACAAGCGGCTTTTGCCCCGATTTCGAGTATATCATTTCCTTTGAGCCACTACCCTCGTACTTCCCAACCATTACATAATCAAGCTCTCTTTCTCCGATTTTGAACAAAGTATCAAAGCCCTCGTGTTTCGTTCCTGACAATTGATGCCAATACTTCCGACCTGAGAATTCCGTGATTTTGCTGTAAAACTTTGGAATTTTAATAAAAACATTCCCAAATTGATCTGTCACTTCTTCAATATCACTCCAAGGGTAACAATTATCAAAATCACTAGTGATTTCCGAGGCGCCAACGGTTACATTTAGCCCCACCGCATCATCTGTCCGTACAAGTGCGTTTGGATCTTGAGAACCAACGAGGTCTACACCGTAAATTTTTGTTATATCTCCTTTCATGCCTTATCGCCCCCTTTTGATGTTAAAAAGTTCTCTGGTAACGCCAATGAAATGCGTAATTTATCTGTATTGCCAAAACGGTCACCGATATCAACCACATATGTGAAGATGTCGCCACAGAAGTTGGCATCTAACTCTACCTGTGTGTGGAATTCTATATTACCTTCCTTATTGGCAACCATTTTACTGGGATTTTGTGTAATGTTGTCAATTTGGTTAGTTTGATATTTAAAGAATCGCTTAAGTTGCGCTCCTTCTAAGGGAAGTGCCATTTTTGAAGCAGCCTTCCATGAGGGCGTTTTCGCGTCGTTTTCCCCCTTATCAACCCCTTGTAATCCAACATATGATGGTACCTCTTTATATGTTACTACACCATCAGAAACACCAAGTTTGATTGCTTTATTGTTTTCATCTTTGGATAAAGCGGGATAACCATAATCTTGAATACCCAATTTAACCGAATGTGTCTTACAATCAAACTCTCCTGAAAACTGTGCTATCAGTTCGGTGGGATTAATCGTAACCTCAATCTTAATACCCATTAACAACACGTTGCCAAGTTCATCTTCTACAATTAATACAATATAGTAGACATTGGGTATCGCCTCATATTTCGCAACCGCAGCAGGCGTAGGTCCATCTAATCCATAAAAGGTCGTCCTAATGGCGCCATCATATTGCTTGCCCGTATCTTGAATGATATTGCCATATGCGTCGACCAATAGCCAACGATATGAGGTCCAAGATTTGTTTTGTGCTTGTAAATATTGACCTCCGACTTCGACATAACGACGATCAACTTTTTGTGAACACAAAATTGGCACTGTTAAAATTTCTCCACCGGATTCTAATAGAAACTCGTGCCCATGCTCGTTTGCAACTGCTAGATTTTCTAAAACCCAGGGTACGAGACGCGGCGAATCATAAGCATAAAACGGCGTTTCGTCACTTGATTTAAAGTTAGTACGAATTTCATATTTTAATGGATTAATTGAGGAGTAGGGTTCTGTTGATGCTGGCGAGTCTGGTATATAAGTGACAGCCCAATTGGTCGTATCAACTTCTGTCGCTTTGATAACCGTGCCATCGGAAACGTATAATCTCGCCCCCGCTTGTAGTCCAACAAACGGAGAAACATAGACTTTCCCTGCACTATTTTTGAAAATCTCACCGTGGAACTTATCGTCTGCATCGGGATAGATTTCCAAAGGTTCTTCTTCTGTAAATGTAATCGGGGCGCCTAAAGATAAGATGTTGTTGTCGCCGGTTGCTTCTGCTTTGGAAACGATATTTTGATTTGCAAACGAACCATCTTTGACAAAAAATACTTTACCAATATACGAAGAAACCTTACGATAGGCATAAGCCATCAAAAATGTAAACTTAGGTATATTCTTTCCGTTAGCTCCTTTCGATGTGGTGAAATTAATCGTAAAATACCCCGTCAACGGATTGGTCGATGAGTCTTTTTCATTCCAAATAAGCACCGACTGGCCGCCATAATCTGCCGTATAACTATCTTGTTCTTTGTCGTATTTATATTTGCACAGTGGCGTTGTCTGAAGTGCGTTGCACTTGGCGTTAAACTTGTCAATCTTGTCTGTGCCCTCAACCTCGTACGAATAATTGCCTTGAGTATATGTAGCTCCGCATTGCTGTAAGTCAAAATTGATTGACTGATCGACAGAATTCTGTGAGGTTATGTGTTCTGGATCATTGGAATATTTATATACCGCGAAGTGTGTGGCTGGATTTACTCCATATAGATCATCGTTACCAAAGCCGCGCGAATCCCCCGAAATAGGATAAATATGCCCTAGGCTCTGACTGTATGATTCTATATAAGTTCGTGTGCCAACCTGAGCATATGAACTAAACAGCTTATATTGTTTAGGAGATTCAGGCTCAGAGGATTCAGAGGTTGTTTCGGGTGTCTCAGAATAGTAAAATTCTTCTCCGTCGGTCCAGATTTGTTCCCCATCAAAGCTTTTTAATCCATTCCAACTATCACGGATCCATGTCCATGCTGTTCGAGCAGCATTGAGTTGATATTGTTGTTCCCCCTCGGAATAATATATGTCCACACCCGCAGCCCAAATGTTCAAACCGCTAACATCAAATAATGCACCCCAGTCTTTTTTTACCCAATTACCATTCACAAGTTGATATTGTGAGGTGCCGTTGGAATAATATATATGGTCTCCATCGGTCCAAACATAATTGCCATTGAACGATTTTAATCCTGTCCAGGTTTTCGGACTCCAAGTAGAGGTTAATTTGTCTAATTGGTATTGGTCGGTAGCTGATGAGTAATATATGTTTTCTCCATCGGTCCAAATGTAGCACCCATAAAAAAAATGTTTTCTGCTCCAACTCTGTTCAAACCACTTGGAATCTTGAATAGAATAATAAAACTGTTTGTCGTTATGAGCATACCAAAGGTTGACCCCATCAGTCCATATATCTTGACCATCAAAATCCGTCAACCCATTCCATTTTTTTGATTGCCACTTGCCGTTAATTAATTGAAGCTGGAGTGTACCGTAAGAATAGAAAACCTCGTTTTGATAAGTCCAAACGTGTTTCCCATTAGCCGGACCAGTTGTGCCCCAGTCTTTTAATTCCCAAGTCTTCTCGTATGTTTTCCGTAACAACTGTAGCCATTGCTTAGCGTAAATCTTATCACTTATCGGGCCTTGAATCCTATCTTCAGTTGAGCCCAGAATTGTTCCACTAGTTAACAGTGTGTCAAACTCGGAATCGGCCATTGCGTCGTAGTTGATTGTACGTGCAACCCGTTTTTGGGAACCTGCGTCCTCTGAAGCGGTAGGTTTCGGTTCTATAGTAGCTCCTTTAGACCCAGAGTACAGGGTTATTTGCCATTTATATGTCTTGCCTTGGTTAGACAAAGATAGCGAGTGCCCGTTACAGTCTACCCACACACCTTCTGTGGACTGGGTTAAGTTTGTGCCATCGTATTGGAAAACATCTCCAGCATGCGTGTCTCCACTTTTCACGTAGACAATTTCACCCTGTATGAGCCTAACACCGTCGGACACCCCCTTTGGGGTTACTGTGTACACGAGGAATGCGTTATATGTAGGATAATACGGGCAAGGCGCTAGAATCGTATCTCCAACAAATATGAGAGACCCATCAATCACAACCGGTTCTAAGGTTCGAACCTGGGTTTCGGGATCTATCGCAACCAGCTCGAACAATTGGCCATTGTCACCAATTTCGAACAAATGGCCATCTCCTGGTACCACAGGTTCTGACTGATAATAATCCACATACTTTGTAGCCTTAAAATAAATAGCGTTATACGATGCGGTGATTTTGGAGTCATAATGTTGAATAAATGGAATACGCAATTCGCTTCCGTTTAAACCATCTATATTTGTTACAATTGGTAATTCGCTAATAGGACTAATCTTATTTTTATTATCCTTGTGCGGAAATACCAATGTATTGTTTTCGTCGTAAACCTCAATCTTGTAACCCGTGATTGCAATATTTGACGTGTCAATTTGGCAAGTAAAATATTTCTCACCATCTGGGATGGTTAAATCCACGGGTTCAAGATAAGGGTAACAATAATTAGGTTTATAAACTGCCATTTGTTCCTCCTTCAATTACCGAGGAATCCTCGGCTGTTTTCCCTTTTTTACTTTGAAATTTTTTGCACTCGGTTGGACAAAATGAGATGCAATTCTTAATGCGGTCGCTTTCAGTTGCGGCACACAAATAAAAATTCCCATCGGGAATTAAAAATTTACATTTTTTATTAAATCGATTTGTGTCTGGCATATCATTGCCTCCCGAATAAAAGTATTGTTTTATTTGTTGTCTGGGGGCCAAGTAATTCGGCCACCCAGACAGTAAAAAATAAATTAAGTTGTACTTGCGCTATCATTTAGCGTAGTTTTAATCCCAAATAGCTTTATATCGCCTGTGGATGAATTACGCGTAATCGAAACTTGCAACATAATCTTCCATTGTTCTGCAGTCTTGGTCACGTTCTTAAATATGTGATTTGCTCCCATTTTGACCGCCGTGGTCATATCTTCCCAAGCAGGTTGTTCATCGTTGCCATTGTTACATACTAACACTTCTAAATCTGCACCAAAAGGTTTGGTGTAATCTAATTCTACATTGATTGCGGTGGGTCGTGTTATTGTGGGTGGACTCACGGTGTACTTTAATTGTAAAGTTGAGTTTTTAATGAAATGTTTCGTTTGTGTAACTGTTTGTTCACCCTTGGTCGCGGTAATCTGAATGAAATTATCTCCATTTGGCACAGTAGCCCATAGTTCATTTGTTAACGCAAATGTTTGTTCTTCATCACCTGTTGTAGTATAACTACGCACTTGTGTTTGATTTAATGTCTCAACCACGGTGACGCCGGTTGCGTTAAGTATATTATACTTGTAAACAAATGGGAAAACAAATGTACCTAAGTGGTCATCATTACCCGAAATTTCCATAGGAGGGTCTTGAATTTGATAAGTTCCGTCGCTATCTGGTTGATCAGAGACGAAAGTGTCAGAGTTTAGATTACACAGCGAACGAACCCCACAGACGCCACTTGCTGCACCAACAGCGTTTAAAGAACCGTCTGCACTAACATCACGAACACGACCTGCTTGCCAGGGTGTTCTCAACCAATAATGATTCGCTGCGCCTGCTGTAACACTCGACGAACCCGTGTGACTATTGTTTTCTTGGGCGCAATAATCAGAAATATATGCTATTCTAACCGCATTTGAATTTGCCTGAAAATACTGCAACAGCGAGCCTTCCATAACCGAATATTCGCTTTGATTAAAAAGTTCTGCTTTTGACGGCAAAAATACTTTCCTTACAAGTGTGTCATAACCGCCCCCGTCCGTTACGGTGTTGCGAGCGACCTTGATTGTGGTGTCTTGAATTGCCGAAATAAACTTTGCGTCAAAACCATTCAAAAAGCCTGCATCCGTGTCGTAAGGATTTTTTGACACAACATCTGTGCTGTTCGGAGACTGGTCTGCCGTATGTTGTGGCGAATACCATTGCCCCGCAGAAGCCGTCGAGTTCAGCCAATGGTCTATGTTTGATACGGAATAGCGGTTGTTGCCGTAACTTTGCCTATCACTATTTGTGTTGTTCGGCTCTTTTGCGTCGAATGCCCGCAACAAGATAATTTTGTCCGTAATCAGCGTTGTTGAGTTTGCGGGATATCCTTCGTGATTTTGGTCACACTTGAGAAATACAATATCCCCTATTACCGAATGGGGTACTTTTATTTTCGCCCCGATGGGCAGACTTCCTAATGTTGCCATTCTTTATTCCTCCCATCTAATTTTTTATACACAATATACATACTTGCCCTCCGCGTCGTATTGTCCCAACTCTAATACACAATCGGTTAAATCTTCAAATGTTTTATATCGTTTGGTTCCGTGCAATGTTTCAGTCACTAGCTGCGTAATATAACCACTGTCATTCTCCAATTCGCTAACCTTGGTTGGCATAGTTGGCATATAACTATTAACAATTGTGAATTGACCACTTCGATTAGTGCGCAAAGCTTTGTACGAATAATCAATCGACTCGGTAGGCTTAGTCAAGGCTTTAATCTTAAGTGTGTCACTGCTTAAACTCAACGCTGACAATGCTACTGGCGTATTCACGTTCAAGATGATATCAGTGTCGTAATAAATAGAATAATCCGAAATAGTATAAGTATAATACCCACTTTCTTCAACCCATTTGTCGACCTGTAGAGTACCGCTTGTCGGCGAAGACGAATATTGAGCAAATGCTGTGTTACCGCTTGATGATATACCAATCGTAACCGTCCCGTCCTCCGCTTTATCCAGAGATATTGGATAATCGTAGTCCAAATTCTGGGCCGTTAGGTACTTAGCATCATTTTGTAGCTCACTAACTTTTTGTGGTATATAAGAGTTGAACAATCGCAACAGCCCTTCTTCTTCCGTATCAAGGATCTCCATACTAAACGGAATGTTTGCCACCTTAGCACGCTTAAACTGGACATACCCCTCTTGTCTGTCAATGATTTGAATATTTTCACTGTCGTTTAAATATACTTTTATCGCAGATTCAAGTTTAATATTCTCGTTTGAGTATGTGTAGGTTACAGGCGCCATCCCAGCGGTAGTTAAAGAAAAGAGCTTTGAGAACACATATTTGGGATCACTCCCCGAACTTTGATCTCCGCCGAATACCATTATCGTCCCAGCCGGTGCAAGCTCAGGAGCGTTTGAGTTAAACACGTAAGCCATGAAGGACATCGGGAAAGCCTGAGCTTCCTCTTCTGTAGCTAGTTCATAAATATACATATGAAGCATTGCGCCAGGGGCGACTTCTTCGGAACCAACGTACGGCAAGAGTAACGTTTTGCGTATATCGGGACTATCCGTTTTTGTACACAGAACATCAATAGTAATAGAAGTTCCGGTTAAATCAGAAGGGAATTCATATCCATAAAGTTTGACTGCTGGGAACCCATTAAGTTCTGAGTTAGGCATTAATGTGCTACATTTTAACCAATCAATACCGCTGGCCGTATCCGCGCTAAGCACAAGCACAATATCCCCAGCTGTATACGTATCAAAATTTGATTTGTATACATATAATGTAGCCAACGTAGTATTACTTTCTTGGTAAAGATATTTAAAATACGTATCAGTTGTTTCACTAAACAGCACCTGAAGAGGAGTGTTGGTATCTGGGTCGGTAGAGGAGATTACGTTCACAACCAAAGATTGCCCGTCAAAAGCCCAATAACCAATATTCGTCAACTCATCTTCAGTCGCGTGACCAATTAACAAGGTGTTTTCTTTCGTCTTGTCGATAGTGTGTTGCACAGTGTCATCAAATGTTACCAACACAATTTCTGCCGTAGGTAAGATTTCTCCCTCAACGTGAATTTCGTCAGTTGTCCATTTGTCTATCGCCAGAGTGTCTTTGATTGCGGTATAGTTTACCCCTTTGCCAGACATTCCGCCGCCAACAGAGTTCAGCAATTCAATATAGTGATACTGTGTAATTCCCAAATCAGCAAACGTGGACTCACTGTAAGCCAAATTCGCCGCGCCGGGATTAGCATTAGAAACCAGGTTGGTCGATTTGAGTCCAGTCAACTTACCATCTTTCACCGTGATGGTTGCAGACTTCAGTTCATATGTGGATGCACCATCTGTTCCCTGCTGTGTGCCACCAACAACGTTGGCGTCAATAGCATCCAGAGCTTCACTCATTGTGAAGATTGCGGTCAACGGATAAGGCGTGGTGTCAAGTTTAACGACATAAGTCTTGCCGTTTTCTAAAGCCGTAGTGATAGGCACCGTTGTCCAATCCGTAGGCTCTGGTGTAATATTACCCAAATCGATGAGACCACTAGGTTGTGGATTTTTAACTTTGCCGTTAATTTTAATTTGGGTGATGGTACCAATGTTATCAGTGAAATTCTGATCGTTATTAAGTTGGCTCACTTTGGTCGGTATTTGCCCTACAGTGGCATAATCCATATCATTCGCGAATTGGCTAATTTTAGTAGGAACCTGAGATTCGGTAATATAGTGGGCATCATTTTCTAATTGACTCACCTTTGTGGGGATGTCTGGCAAATAGTTATTAACAATGGTAAACTGCCCTTGATTATTTGTCTCCTTAACTTTGTAAGTGTATGGAATTGAAGCTGTGGGCTCTGTGTCACGAATAATAGTGATGTTATATTTTGAAATTCCGTGTGCTTGAATCTGTCCACTGTCTGACACTTCCATTAACACATCACTAGTCTCTGTAATCGAATTATCACGAATAGTGTACACAACCCCAGGAGCAATTTTTAAATATGCCCCCTCTTGGCCATAAAACACAGCAACAAATTTGCCATCACCATAGGCCACATCCCAATAATCCCTAGTTGTTTTACCTAACGAAGTCCAATTAATACCATCGCGAGAATACGCGGCGGCAGAGCCATCTCCTATGGTTGCCACAAACAAACCATTACCATAGACCACATGCCCCCAAAACCCGCTTGCTGGCAATTTTGTCATCGTCCAGTTGATCCCGTCGGAAGAATAGGCCGCATTATTACTGTCACGTTCAACAGCTACAAATACGTCATTGCCATAAGCAACGCTTCTCCAGCCGGCAAATGGGAACATGGTGGTTTGTTCCCAAGTGATTCCATCGTTTGAGTAAGCTAAATTACCCCCTTCATAACTAACTACAATAAATTTATTGTTGCCATATGCGATGTCGAGCCAAGGAGAATTAGATGGCATCGTTGTCTCAACCCAAGTGATGCCGTCTAAAGAGTATGCCGCACGATCGCTTGGATTGGCAACCGCAACAAATTTATCCGCCCCATAAATCACGCTACACCAGTTGGCGCTCGCAGGCATCGTTGTTTGAGTCCAATTTACACCGTCGAGCGAATAAGCACTCACTGTTGAATGATTGTACGAAACAGCAACAAATTTCCCGTTACCATAAGCTATACTGCTCCAATAGGCCGAAACTGGCATGTTCATTTGTTTCCATGTTATACCATCTTCAGAATAAGCTCCGCGTGATGTTTGTTCGGCTATAGCGACAAATTTGCCATCGCCATAGGCCACATCGTTCCAGGGTTGCTCCCAAGGCATCGTTGTTTCTTGCCAATCTCCATCAAACGGACTCCACCCAGTTGTTGGTAAGACACCACTTTGTATTGCGCCTGTTTTTTGAGGGAGAGCGACTGGCACCTGGTTTTCGGTGACATAATGAGCGTCGTTCTCTAATTGACTAACCCGTGTGGGAATCTCAGGCATGGTAGGAACAAATGAATTCACAATAGTAAACTGTCCCTTCCCGCTCGTTTGTTTTCTTTTATACTCATACGGAATTGGTGTTAAGGGCGTGGTGTCTCGCATAACGACTATATGTTGGTCTTGTATGGTAGCGGGGCTTATTGTGTTTTCGTCTTCTAATGTCATAACCACATCAGAGTGGGCATCAAGTTCCGAATCCGAAATTGAATACGTATATTTATTTAAAGAGGGCGTGACCACCCAATAATTAACTCCGGTGCTATTGCTATATCCCACTGTATCAAGTGCAACAAACCGTTCATTACCATAAACAACCTTAACCCATGAACCACTCCCTGTGAAATCACACAAAGACCAATTAACACCATCATAAGAATACAAACACTGTGAAGAACCATAATACTGGGAGTCGTCCACTGCGATAAAGACCCCATTACCATAAGCAATGTTTGTCACCCGATTAAATGTATCTTGTATAGATTGGGGCAATATTGTCCAGGACCAGTTTAGTCCGTCCATGGAATAACCACAGGCCATTCCAGAGTAGTGGGTTTCGGTTAAGATAACAAACTTCCCTTGACCATAACAAATACGACACCGATCCAGATCGTGCCCAGGCATGTTAGATATGGTTACCTTTGTCCAACTCAGCCCATCGTTTGAATAAGCTATTGTACCACCGTCGTCCACTGCAACAAACTTGTCTGCTCCATAAGTAATATCTGCGCAGACAATCGGAAAGCCCGTTTGCGACACCCAAGATTTGCCATCGGTCGAATACATATAAGGGTGTGAGGTGACTCCACTTTCGTTTGTAATGGCCAGGAACTTGTCTTTACCAAATATTAAGGGACCAAACCTGGTTTTTAAAGGAGCTTTGAACTGGGTCCAGCTTGTACCATTTGTAGACCACGCACCAGCAAAGCTGTCGGTAGTATCACCCACACCTGGTACAATGTTGCCGTTTGACAAGGTTACAAAAACCCCGGCGCCATAACAAATTTTCCCCCAATGTTGTGCCGATGGCAAGTTCATTGTTTTCCATGTGATACCATCTTGGGAATATACTCCCTGTTGAGCCGAAATTGTGCTAGATGTCCCTCCGGAGCGTTCGGCAACAGCAACAAACTTTCCGTCGCCATAAGCCACGTCGGTCCAATAGTATCCCGATAATGGGAAAGTGGCGTTTTGCCAAGTGTCTTTTACCCATCCGGTGGTTGGTAATTCGCCCTGAATAATATCTGAAGACGTTTGTGGAAGCGATGTGGGTATAGCTGGTATTAATTGTTCAACCTCTGCTGAAGTCGTATACCCCACATCGTTTTCCAATTCGCTTACTTTTTTAGGTAACTGCTCTGTCCCCACAGCGCCTATGTTTTTCCTTGCTTGTGCTTGCTCTTTTTCATTGAGAGCCTGCTCAGAATACAATACCGCATCAGTGACCTGTGATTGCCCACCATTCTTAATCTGGTTAAGCAACGCTTGAACTTCTTGCCCCGTTTGGGTTAATTTATAACTCATGTTTCACTCCTTCGGGACTAAGCCCCCTAAAGTATTTTGGAAGAGACGTTTTTTCGAGAACGTCGCTAAAAACTCGTGATCAACCTTCAAATAAAATGAAGATTTTATTATTTCAACGCAGAATCCCCTAATAAATGGGGAATCTGCGTAAAATAAGTTAAAATACATTAAGAATGTCTAGTGAGATTACGCGCGGCTTGAAGTTGTCGCACAAAGTCATCCATATCAAACCCAGGTTGAGCAACCATATGAACATCCAGATGTTCAACATTAAACGATTCGTCGGTTCCGAACCCTGTTGTGTGACTGAACTTGCCATTGATGTCCACAAGTTGTTTAATCAGGTTAGGAGCAACCTCGCCCAGTTGCCATACGTTGCGCGTAAGGTCGGCGGGAACAACTCCAGACTTCGACGGAAGAGCCGTCAAAGTGCCCTGAGGAGTAATAATACCTTCCAGGCCATACTGAGGATCGTCGTTAACCATAGAGAGACCGCCGGCAGTAGATAGAGTTCCTGTCGCGTACCAACCAAGCCCGTCTTTTTTTGTATATTCATCGTTTTGCACACTTGTGGTGTTTACCGCATATATTTGATGATCATCGCCAATATATATAAATTGACCAGTAGTTTTATCCCTCACTAATCTATTGGTTAATCTTTGCTGTATATCTCCAATAGATTTATAACCGTTATAATAACAGTTGTTCCACGTTCCTTTTGAGTTCATGAACAGTAAGTCTTTTGCTCGTTTTTTGTTTTTTGTATCCATAAACTGCTGAGAATCAAGCGTTTGTGAAGTAACTTGTACCGTGATTCCTTTAACAACGCTTCCACCGTTGTCTTGGAATACCTGGTTCGCTTTAGCCTTCCTTCCATATCCAGGGGTTACATTGGCAAAAGTTTTGGTTATCGCGCTTGTGTTCTGGTCGGTTACACTGCCTTTGTCGCCCGAACTGTCAGCATTTTGCAAATAGCTAGAATTTAAGGCTTTTTCATAATTTCCAACAGCATTTGCCCACTGTTCGCGTTGTGTACCACTTAATCCCCCTAACGACTGACGGATTTCTTCGTCTGATTTACCAGCGTTTTTTTCGCTTTGAATCAGTTTATAGGCATCTGTGTTCACTAGTTCATCGTGTGCCTTTTTAAGCTGGGCTCGTGCGTTTTCATGTGCAAGATTTGCTTTCTCTTTCTGTTGTTTTTTCGTGTCTTCTACATCTTGCTGGTTGGGGGTATTCCACTCGTCCTCCCATTTCCCAATCATATCCACAGTATTTTTAATATTGGTTTGCCAAGAACTCATAAATTCTTCAGCTTTCTTAAACTTACGATCATCTAAAAAATCAGAAAACCAAGATTTTTGAGCCTGTAGTTCTTCGATTTGGGCCTGTAGTTCATTCACCTTTTTGGTGTTATCCAAATCCTCTAGTGCCTTTTGTGCATCTGCGATTGCCGACGTGTCTGCCTCATAAACCCATCCAACACCTTCGCGCCAAACCTTTTTCTTTTCGTTTTGAGCATTTTCGAGTTTGATTTTTGCTTCAATAAGTTTGTTTTCATATTCGCGTTGAGTATTGATTTGCTCAAGCGCAGATTTTTGTTCATTCAATGCTCCAATTTCGCGTTCTAAACGCTGCTCAAGATGAGATTGAATAGAACCTAGTAAAATTTGTTTTGCATAATCAGCGGTCGCTTCTTTAACTTTATTCGCGGCGTTGGTTTGATACTTAATCATTTTATTGTAAATATTAACTAGGTTGTCATACTCAGTTTGTAGCGCTTCTGTATCAGCCCCAGAGACTTTACTCTCGTCTTCGATCTGGGCCAATCTTTGTTCGATGCTCTCATAAGCGTCTTTATATGACCTATCACCTTTGAACACTCCGTTTGCCGACTTGTTTTCATCAAATCCATCCGGTCCCCAGATCTCATCTTGCATAAAATATTTCCAAGGGTCAGAATGCCCAAGCCATTTTTCTTGTACATAAGCACCTTGTACCTTTGCCACCTGTTGGATTCGTTCAGCGTAATTAAACTCCTCTCCGAGTCCCATTATAGCAGCTTCGCCAGTATTACTCGTTACTATGTTTAAGTAATCTTCCAAATCTAATGAACCTTCAGTAGAAAGTTTATCAAACCTGCTTATCAAAGCATCTGTCGCCTCTTTTAAATCCGCAAACGAGCTGTTTAAGTCCCCGAGAGTCAGTGTACCAAAGGCGTCTACTGAGTTTATCACATTGTCCACCGATATCCCCAGGGCATTGGCAAACTTCTGAAGTTGTTCTTCTCTGACGTCGGAATCAAGTCTAAATGTATTATTAACTACATCTTTTAATGTGTAAACTTGGCCAGCCATCAAGTTCTGAACAGAATTGGACTGGCTATGTTTCATTAAAAAGGTAATTTGTCTTAATAAATCATTAGATACTACAAGATTTTCAAGTTGTTTTTTCCCTTCGTCGGTTGAGGAGTCAATACCATATAATTTTGCAGCAACCTGTTTTGCAGCCCCTTCAATGCCCATTTTCCCTAATGCTTGAGGGGAAAGGTTTTCGATCCCAGACTTGTAATACGCTGCCTCAATATCGTATTTTTGCAATCGTTTTTCATATGCCAACCGTTCATCATACGACATACCACTATGGCGCTTTTCTTCCATAGAACGGTAGTACGCGTCTCTTTCTGCCTGAATATTAGCCACATTCATGGCCTCTGCCAATTTTTGTTTGTCCTCTTGAGATTTTGTCTCGTCTGTTAATACGTCTTCCAGATTTCTATATAAATCTTCAAATTGAGTATAACCGAGGGATTGGAGTAATTGGGTATCTATTAACCCCTCCAAATTTGTACGGAACGTAACGCTATCACCAGCGGCTACGTTGTCACGAATTTCGGCCACGTAGTCTTTAATGGTTGTAATATCTTCCGACGTGAGACTATCTTGTTTGGAATATGCAACAATTTCTTGTAAACTCTTTGTTTGCGCCTTGAGGGCAGTTAATTGTTTTGAGGCAGTTTCGACACGGTCCTTGCGAACGAGCTCTGCTTTATCAAGCCCTTCCGCAATCTTGGGGGCGATTATAGAACCCAACATGGAACCAAGACTGGAACCTATTGCCGCCCCTAGGGGCCCCGCAATAGCAAAACCAACACCACCAGCAATCGCAGTCGTCGCGCCAGAGGCAACACCAGAAACCGCTTTGGCTTTTGTTGAGCCCTCGGTGGACATTCCCGTGGTAACTCCAGAAGTTAGAGCAGAAAGGCCTATGCCGGCGTAAGCTCCTTTCACCGAAGATGAAGCACCCTGTTTTAACGCCAGTTTGTTTTGCGCCTTGTCATATTCTGACTGAGCAGACTGTTGATTTGCTTGGGTTTCTTGTTCTTCTGACAGAGTCGCACGTTGATTTGCTTGGGTTTCTTGTTCTTCTGATTGAGTTACGCGTTGATTTGCTTGGGTTTCTTGTTCTTTTGACTGAGTTGCGACGAGGGTTTGCTTTTTATCGGCTTCGACCGCTTGGGCGTGCTCCAATTGATTTTTCTCAAGATTCTTATCAGCTTCGGCACTCTCTTGGTTTTGTTCAACTAATTTTTTTACCGAACCTGTGGCATTATCTACCGTAGACGCAAACTCGTTCAAACTATTACTACTCTGAGTGAAATCCTCTCCTAATTGTTTGTCGATATATTGCTCCAAAAAGCCAGATTTTTTCGTGTGATATTTCCCTGTTATTGGATCCTTCTCCAGTTTATTCTGGTCTTGCCAATTTATCATTTGTCGATACAGATCATCGCGCCCGTCTCCAAACCGAGGAGTTACACTCGATATCTTTTTACCCACGTTTCCCATTAATGTTGGTAGTTTAAACCCATTATAAGAAATCAAAAACGCAGTAAACGCATTAAGCGCAGGAAGAAGGTGTTGAGTTATAACAACCGCCACGTCTGTGAAAACCTTCACAACACCAGAATCCTCTAATTGCTGAGCCATTTCCGACCAAGCGTTGCTTAAACGATTACGAGCACTCTCAATGGTTTCCATATATGCCGTATACTTTTGTTGAGCAGTTCCTTGAGATGTCGCCGAAATCTCTTCTAGTTCCTCTGCGCGATCCATATTTTCCATTAATACGAGGAATTGTTCACGTTGACGAACGCCAGCCATAGCTGTAGCAATCGCGTTTTTCGACACGTTGTCAAGACTGACCCACCTATCGCTTAATTCTTCAAGAACGTCACTAAAGCTTCTAAATTCTGTATTGGTCGATCGAATACTGATACCAATTTTACCCAATACTTTTTCTATATCATTAAGATTCTCGAGGTCTGTATCAGACGATGCCTCGAGATTCATTTTTGTATAAGCGCCCGCTTTTACGTTGCCGTAACGGGACATGATAGTTCTACAATTTGTTACTTCGTATTGCTATTTCAATACTACTCACCACTTGTGTGGCGGGGAGGTACTTCCAAGAGTGTCTTTACACTCGACCAACCCTCACGGATTTTTTATTAGATTATATTCCGTAGTTCAGACTGGCGCACTCTCATCATAACATGAGATTTTTTCGTTCAGTCGTTCAAGGTCCCCGAAGGGTTCCTCCTTGTTGCCCATCTCTGGGGTTCAAGAAATTAGAAAAAATTTTGCTTAAGGGGGTTATGTGTTATTCCCCTTTGGCCCCCAGTATAACTATCAATACTCTATTAAGGGCCATACCCACACTCGACGCATCGCGTTGAGTGGTTTCAATAATTGTTGTCGCGTAAGCAATGGTTTCATCCAGAGAAACGCCCGCTAACTGTGCTGTTGTTGCAACATTCTGCAATGCTGCCGCAATATCGCCAGCGCTACTTGCGGCCTCCATGTCAACGGCTGTCAATTTAGAAACAACGTTAACGGCATCAGACACCTCTAATTTAAACCCTTTAATCATTGAGGTTAAATACTCAGTTGCCTGACCGGCGTCAATCATACCCAACTTGCTTAAGTAAGTAGAAGCAGTAATAAGCTCATTGGCTTGTTGCGCTTCATAACCTTGTCTATAATTGTGTTACTTTTGAACTTCGTTACGTTTCAAAAGATTAAGAGGTAAAAGAAATTGTATAATTTAATAGATTTTGACGAAACATTAAATTTTTTGCATCAAAAATTTTCTGCAATATAATCTCATCATTGGGTAATTTATCGTCAAAACTTTCTATGTGTAAAATTTTATATCCTTGTTGATTTAAGAACAAATCCCTTGCTTGTTCCTTTTTATCAAATTCATCTTGTGTTATTTTCCCCATTCTAACAGAAAGATTATGTCCAGAACCATCATATTCAATACATAAATTTTCTGTAGCTAAGAAAATATCCACATGATAAGGTCCAACTGGGAAATTTAGTTTCCCGTTGCACAACATAGCAATATGTTTTTGCTGTGAACTTGTATACGTTCTGCTATGCTCGCCTAATACATACATAGTTTTGCCCACTTTTGTTCTCAATGTAAACGATTGCAAAGTATAAGATACCCCGTAGCGTTCAAACATGGTATTGATGGCACGCTGACGTATAGCTGCGGATTCCAAAGGATATTCAACTCCAAATTTTTGTAAATTATTTTGTTTTATTTTATCATGTACTTCGGGTATCATTAACGTGGAACGAACTCCATATTTATTAATTGTGTTTTCAAGCACTTTCAACTTTCTGCAATTCTGACAACAGACCTTCCCCTTAGTCTCCACATATCTTCGATAAGATTTAACAAATATTTTTCCACAAAAATCACACCTGGTATGAATTTTTACTCCCGAGGTCGGTGGTAAGTCTTCAACTCGAACTAAAATTCTTTCCCCAATTTTATGGACTTCATAGCCCAAAAGTCGGTAATATTCAATATTATATTGATTAATTACCATCTTCACTTCTGTTTCAACGATCATTTTCTTTTACCTCAAAATTTTCTTTTATTTTCATAAAAGTTCAGACTATATCTTTGATAAATAAAAGTTTCCTTTTATTTCCATCCCCTGCTTCCACCCACTTAGGTGTACATAATAGTCGTTGAACCTTCTCCTATTCGGAGCTTGGCTGCTGATTATCCAATTTGTATAATTTTTAACCATCACACTTAAGCGTGTTTCATCTTTATGTTGTGGTTTATACAACTTTAGGAACTCCCAGCAATTCAAGGGATTTATAGTGACCTAGACTTTTAGTTAAGCCACTCGTTCGCCGCGTTTGCGATCTGAACAGTTGTTGCACCGAGTTGGTCTGCAAGCTTGCGATAAGACGTAATTAGACCAGAAACTTCTCCTCTTGCCTGTCCTGTAACAACTTGGATATTAAATGTAGCTTGGTCAAGTTGATTCGTCAAATCCAAAACACGCCGCAAACCTTGAGAAAGCTTGTTTAAAGCGCGGTAGACACCACTGTAGTCAAACATTCGTGTAATAGTGTTTTTAATTCCACTACCAATCATGTCAATCCAATTGTTGGCACCTTTATTGCTACGTTTAACTTCTTCTTTGTTAACCATGCGCATAGTGGCTAATTGCTTATTTAACTCATTGGTTTCGTCTTGTGTAAAATTCCGATTTTCAAACAATTTGTTGCGCTTTTCGATCAACAACTTAATCTCTTCTTTCTGATGTTCAATAAGAGCTTGCGTAGATTCTTTATAAGGACCAACTTGCCCAATGGTTGTGCGAGACTGTTTGTCGTACATCAACATTTTCTTCTCGGCATTTGCAATCTGTTTATTGTACGCTTCTACCTCTTTGTAGTTTTTGTTTCGTTCAGCGGCAGCTTCTTTAAGAATCTTGTTGTACTTATAAGATGTAATATCAGGAGTTTTACCTTTTTTGGCTTCTTCCCCCCACAATTCCTCGTCTTTGGTAGTCCACTGATATTCCTTTGCAACTTTGTTGCGCAATTGAGATAAGTCTTCTATTTCCGATTTGAGATTCTCGTAATAATCACTCAGTTTTTGATATAAGGGAGAATCACTCCCGTATTTTTCTTTAACATTGTTGAGTTCTTTGACAAGGGCATCTCTTTCCGTTTCTTTTTCAACGACTCCCTTTGAAGCGTTGATGTACGCATCGGTTCCAAAAGCTCGCCCATACTGCGTACGATAATCGTTTAGAAAACCTTTCTTATCTGACACTGTACGACCAGTTTGCACTTGCAAAGCATTATTTTCGTACTGTTCTTCTTCTTTTGTTAAAGCCTCGTTATTAAAAGCTTTCGCTAAGATATTGTCCGCTGGTGCGTTTACGCTCACCACGCGCCCGACACCCTCATTATAGTGCATCAGATAGGCTTGCCGACCCGTAGAAAAAGCGTTTCGTTCCCAAACTTGTTCCAAGAAATCGTTAGCATCATCCGAAAAACCATATTTTTGCTTAATCTTGCTCATCGCAGCGCCCTTTTCTTCTTTTCCATACTTCATTTGACGGAAATCATCGAGCGCTTGTCGAATTATTTCTTGATACATTTGGGCTTGTACAGCCTCTTCGGCTCCAAGGTGTTTACCAGTTTTATAGTCGCCTACGTAGACTCTGCCATCGTCGCCAATATAAAGGGCGTCAATTTTACCACCAATTTGTTTGCCATTCCCAGCATTGTAACTAAATCCAATTTCTGAACCAAGTTTGTTCTTTTTGCCAAACATTGATTGCTCTAATTGAGCCGTTACTTTAGCTGCTCTGAACGCTTCTTTTTTTTCGAATTCTATCCTTTTTTCATCAAAACCCAAAAGTTTCATCTGTTTGGTGAATTCTGTCATTTCAGGGGACTGTGGGTTAAGTTTGCCTTTTTCTTGTTTGGCGTGAGCCAACGTGCCGCGTAGTGAACCAATCAAATACTCGCGCTGTTTCTCGAATTCGCTGACGTTGCCAAAGAAGCCAAAGGCCGTCGCGCGTTCTTCGTCAGTCCATTTTGGCAAACGTGATTTCTGCAAATTTGCCGCCAAGACTTGGCGCATCATATCCATATTAGATTCTTTAAATGGAGACGAGATTATTGTGTGAGCAATTCCCGTGGGTGATAAATAAGATTTACCAAATTTCGCATTTAGCTCACCCCGACCTTGTTTAACGAGCAAATCTCGGATTTCTGTCAAGATAGAGACAATATCTTTGGTCCCGTCTCCGCTACCACCGGCTCCCCCAGAAGAACCTCCGTCTTTCAAACCCGTTCTAAGAGATTCGACCTTTTTCAGAACAGCCGCTGCTACCGACATATTGTTATTAGCTAATAAACTCGATGGACCAAATTCTTCTTGGAAACGCCCAGAATACAGCCTTGATTGCGCCAAGAAATCTTTATTGCTTGCGTTAAAATCGCTAATGATAGCTTGCATTGCCTTTGTTGACAACGCCCAATCATGAAAACCACCATCATTAAGAGCCGCACGAAATTTTGCTGCAAAATCTTTATCGTCCGATGATTTCCAGTTATCGTAACCCGAGTTTTTTGCAATCTCATCCAAAGTGCCTTTTGAATTTTTAAACAATTGGCCCAAAATTTCACGAGCATTGTCTTTGTTAGCTATCGGTGTTAAAATTTCCAAAGAACGACGTTGGTCAAGTTGATTATCTTTAAAGACGCCCAAGTCCTTAGTCTTGGTAAACAAATCTATCAGATCCATTTCACCAGAATACGCTTTGTTTACGATACTGGCCATTTGATCATCTAGATATTTAGACAAAAGCTTGGTGCGCTCTGGTGAAGTGAGTTCCCTCAAGTCTTGATCAGTCTTACCTTCAACAGCTTTGATCTGTTCCAATGCGTCATTCCAAAGTTTTTTTGCTGAAATAGCGTCCTGTTCAAGCTGTTCCAAAACCTGGAATACAACAGCGCCTTGTCCATATTTTACCAAAGTTTCACTATCGGAACCCAACAAAGCACTTAGGCCATAACCCAGGTTTTCCAAAAGATTACGTCCCCCTTTGGCCAGGTTGGACAGATAACCCGTCTGCCCTTTTGAACGATTCTGATACTGTAAAATAATATCTCGTTGCTCTTCCGTGGTCACTCCAGCTTTGCCACCTGCGTATAAAACGGTAGAGTCGGCATCAGAACTCGTAATAGGTTTGAGGTTTGCACTCATCACTCGGTAATTAAAAGCATTAAACTCATTCACCTTTTGTATAGCGTTGTGAAGTTCGTCTAGCTGATCTCGCCCCGTCTTATCTGTTTGTCCTGTTTGTTTTTCCCTTGCTTCAATGTCTTCTTTTGCAACTTGTTCCAAATCCATCAGCACAGCCAGAAGTTTATCCCCGTCGAAGTCTCCCATAACCAAACTATTGAGACCACGGTTGCTTTCAACGACGTTATCTGCTAATCCTTTTTTGGCAAACAAATAATTCCCAAACTGCGCATTTACCATTTGGCTATATGGGTTTCTTGCTAAAGCATAACCCATGCCATATTTCAAAAGAGGGTTATCACCACCATAAAGCACAGTGTGTAGTTCTGTACCAGCCGTCAAAGCTTCGGTCAGGAAATTAACAGCATCACCGTATGATTTAATACCATCGTTGTTTTTTCGGTTACCATACTTTTTTATGTTTCTTTCCCTTATTACGTCTTTAAACTGTTTGTATGCCGATCGATTGTTAGGATTACGATCGAAGCCAAGCTTCTGCAAAACAGCCTGGACTCCTAAACCCCAATTTTCGTCTGCTCGATACGACTGCTCAGCTACCCAAGCTTTTGCCCTAGCCGTTGAAACATAGCCGCCCGAATGCTCAATAATATCAGAAAGATTGTCAACCTCGTTTTTGTCTCCACTTAATTTTGTAACATTGAGATTTTCGCCATAAAAATTACGTCCAAGTAGCTTCTCACCTTTTGCTAAGCCTCCACTCTTGCCCAATGCCTTCTGTATTGCTTGACGACGTTTCTCGGAATTTTCCTGTGCTTTGGCTAAAAAGTTTGCATTTAAAGCGCCCCCGGTGTTTTCGAAAGCATAAATTTCCGATTTCAGCGCATCTGTTAATAACTCAGACTTCTCAAAAGCAGATTGTCCTCCCGTAACCCCCATAAGGAGACTTTCTAATTTATTATTATAGCTCCCATACTCTCCTATGTTGGCAGCCATATCCATGAAACGTAATTTCCCCATATCGTCGCCCAAATCAACGACAATACGCATTTTGGACAGCTCTTCGGCACTTTTACCCCGCAGCAGCTCCTCTAATTTACCCCAAATCGTAGCGTCTCGATTGTCTATCATACCGTCGTCGCCACGATGGGAAGATTGTAAAGCCATTATATCTATCAAACGAGAATCGCCAATTTTATCTTTGTATATGTCCCTATTACCAACAACAATCAAATTTTCATCGCCAAGCATTTTATTCAAATACTCTGGATCATAATGCTCTTCCAATTGCTGTTGGCGTTTCATATGTTCGTTATATCTTTCTTGCGCTTCTTCTCTTTCTTTTATATCTTGAGCAGTTGCGCCGACACTCATCATTGTCCAACGAGCCAGTTGCGATTTTGAAATATTTTTAAAATCAAAACCCGCTCTAGACGCCGAGCGATAAAAATCATCAAACTCAAAGTTAGTAGGTAGGCTAGTATCTCCTCTTGCTGCATATTCACTTTCGCGAATACCGACTTTATCCAAAAAAGACAGTCCCAAAGCATCAGTATACAACTCTCCGTTTTTGTTTAATTTAAACTGAGTATGCCCCGCAGCTTTGGCAATTGTGTATAAAATTTTTGAGAGGAACTTACCTTGTTCACCACTCGTGGATTTTTCCCCTGTCGCTTGCATTAAAATGCGTTCTAAATCATACGGGGACTTTAGAACACCCATGGCGGCATCGACAACCTTAGTCTTATCTTGTCCGTTAAAAGCACTTTTGAGGTTTTTCTTTATCTCCTCATCACTTTGATCTTTAAAGTTAGTCAAAGCATCGTTAATAATACCAGTGACAAACGGACCAAGATCTCTTCCCGAAACTTCAGGCTTAAGCTTAGAAATCGTAATTGCCCTTGCGTTTTTGTCTGCTTCTATTCCCAAAGCGTCGAGAACATACTTGACAAAATCTTCATCGGCCGATTGAATAACATTACGCAAGTTAAACCCCTCGGAATTAACCTTAGCACCGGCTTGTGCTTTAATCAACTCGTTACCCGTTAAAGTAACTATTCCGCCATCCTCGTTAATGCTAACGGTTTGTCTTTCTTGCGCAGTTCGACCTTCACGCTCCAACAAAAAACGGTAAATATCTTCCGTGGTTTGCAGCTTGTTCTTTTGTTTTAATTGCGCCAATTCTTTTTTAGATATTTTTACCGAAACGTTTTCACGGATAGAGTCCAATTGCTCAATTTGATTTTCCGCCATTACCAAGGCATCTTTACTCATACCTTCCAATAAGGCTTTGTATCTCGCTGTTGTCTTTTTGTCGAGGTCACCTGTCTTGGCATCTTTTTCTATCTTAGCAAGCATCCTGTCAAGATCGATTTGGACGGTTTGAACCAATTTGTCTTCCATTTTATCAGCATAGGACATAATGTCCCTATTCTGAATTTTACGCGTTGGCAAATACATTTTGTCTTTTACCGCACTGCGTAAATAAGCTCGTTGATGTCCCCTATCCTCTTCACTCATCCAAGTAACGTCTTTAAGCCACTCGCCTTCTTGCTTAAATTTTTGGACGACCGTGTCTGACAATTGATATCTTGCTTGTATGGCCTTTAACCCCAGCTCTACTTCTTTGATGGTGTGTCCCATCGTATATTGTATTAAAGTTTCAATACCCTCTTGAACTGTTTTCCCATAGGCGTCAGGTCGAAGACTTTTTTCTAAATTGATTAATCCCTGTTGAAAAATATCGTAACGAACGGTCCCTTCTCTCAAGGCTCTATCTTTTGCCGTTTTGGGGTTGTCTACCACATGTTCATATTTATTAACTGCTTTGTAAGACGTGGCTTCGTTGATGTCTGAAATCTTACGCTTCATTGAAGCAATCGTAGACACTTTCTGGTCATTCAATAATTCAGCATTTAAACGGGCTTGAACAACATTAGCGGGCATAAGTCTGCCATTATAGGGCACCAAATGGGAAGCACGAGTATTATATCCCCCAATTGCGAACGTCATGTTCGCCGACTGCTTTTCGTCAACCCTGCCGCCTGAAAAACGATAGGTATTAGGATCAAACATTACTACTTGTACTTCTTTGCCCTTTCTGCGCAACTCATAAGGAATACCCTGTTGCTTCAAACGATCGGTTGTAGCTTTTAGTTGCTCTTTAATACTTTTATATTCAGCTCCTTGGTTTATCGCCTTATCTTTCCCAAAAGCATTCTTCAAAAAAGCATCTACATTTGCGCTTTGTTTAATGGCAACAACATTTTGCACCAAAGCTTTATCAGCCTGATGTCCCCATCTACCACCCAACGCGCCGACCGATTTGTTTGAAGATTTGCCTACCCCTTGTTCTTTTGCGTATTTGATAAACTGTTCAAACGCCCTATTTACAACAGCCGAGCCCTTTCCGCCTGAAATTTCATCGGCTCGCATATTATTAATAGCAAACATCAATTGATCAAAAAGTTTTTTACCCTCTTGATCTTGGTTGATTAGTCTTTGATAAGCCCTTTTGGTCTTCAGCTGCTCTGCCAAAGAACGATAACCAACCGCAACACGATTTTGCGCATTGGTTTTATTACTTCTACCTTGATCTCCTAAAGCCTCTGCCAATCGCCCAAACTCGTTTTCAGTTAAATTACTTATTTCTTTTCGCAAAGCGGGAATAACCGTAGAGCGAAGAGCTCTTTGTATCGCAACATTAGTAACGGCGTAGGTTGTGTTCTGTGAATCCTTAACCTTTTGAGCTGTCTTAACGACACCTGAAATGCCCTCACTCAACTCCTTTAACAATCTGGTGGCAACATCGCTGGAAACGTTTTGTACCATTTTTAAGGTACCTTGCAAAACCCTGCGTTGAGTATCTGATAAATCTTTTACACCGTTTGTCACTTCTTCAAAAGTGGTCTGTGTATTTTTGGCGATTTGACCCAAAACATTTGCCACATTTGTTAAATTTTTAGCCGTAGCGGCAGAATCGTCAGCGAGAGCAGCCCAAACTTTCCCCGCAGAATCGATATCTTCCACTATCGGATTCATATACAAACTTTCCATAATACCTCCTTCACCCACTAACATGGATAAGCATTACTGTTACAATATATTATTTTTCTGTATTAATTATTTGTTCAACGTCTTCTTTTGTCTTTAATACGCCGAATTTATCTAAAGCTTCTGCCACTGCTAAAGTTGCAGGATCGTTAATTTGTGCAATTTTCACCAATCCCCTCACGGTCTCAGGTGTCAATCCGCCTAACGTGTTCTTTAATTCTTGCGCCAATTCTTGTAATTGCTGCGGGTCAAACGTCGCGATAGAATTAATCAATTCTAACCCAGTCCTAAAGTTCACCGCACGATCGGCCATTGTGCACAGCCGTTCATAATCTTTCTTACAAAAATTTAAAATTTTATCTACAAAACCACACTCATATAATATGTCTACAATCGCCGAGCTTAAAGCCGCCATTTGTAAATCATTTTCAATAGTCGTATAGCCCAAGAGACCATATAAAATTAAACAAATTTCAAAATTAGTCATATAATCTATATAAGTCTCGTCTGCTTGTTTATCAAAAGTATACCATACAATTTGTGCAACCAAGTTTTCTTTTTGAGCCATTGGTAGATAATCTTTGACTAAAATTTGAGGAAAAATTTTATCAAATTCTTCCACTTGTTCTGGAGTTGCTTCCCCTTTTTGCAACGCTTCGCGATACCGAAGCCATTTTAATACTATATCTGATAATAAAACCTTGTTTTCCATATTACTCCTCTTCTTCTCCAACAAAAAATTGAGCCCAACGCTCTTCTGTCGGAATATCTGAATATCTCTTGACCATTTCAAGAGAATCCCAAGATTGGATTTCAGCAATAGCCGAATCCGAAATACCTTCTTTTTGCATATTGGTTGTCCACAAATGTCTCATACAGTGGAAATAAAAAGGCACATTCATCAACGTGCCAATCTTCTCAGCGTACGTATTCATTTGCGACACCGTTGCTTGAACAAATTTGCCATCACTGGTAGTAACAAACAGCCATGGCGATTCTATTCCGCGCTCCTCGCGCTGTTTCATCCAAGCATCAAAATAGGGTTGAAATTTATTTTTTAATACATATTTAGGAATCTGCTTTCCATTTGAGCCGCGTCCTTTTGTCTTAATGACACCCGTTTTATACATTTTACCATTAAGAATTAAATGTGCGTCATCAAAAAACTCAACCTTCATCCTGGTCAATTCGGCCTTTCTCATTCCCGACGCAAAACTTAATGCGAGTGCGCAGGCTATTTGACACTGACCTTGTGCCAAGAGTTTGTCTAAACACTCTTCGACTTGTTCGTCGGTCAATACCGTTTTTTCGCGTACTGGTTCTTTGTGCACCGGTTCAAGGCTTTTGATTAGATTCCTAAAGTTTGGATATAAATCTTCGTCCAAAACTTCAATACAGTTCGATAGACTGCTGATGGCAGACTTTAAAGAAGCCACCCTATTAGAGCTCAAACCGAGCCCGCGCAAATAACCAATGTATCTCACAAAATCTCGCTTTTTGAGATCGATGAAAAATTTATCTTCATTCTCGGTGTAATTCCAACAGAAGAAAACTTTCAACTGCGCCTCATACTGCTTGATGGTTTGCGCACTGCGGTCATTCGCTTTGCAATAATCTATAAACTCTTTAACTAATTGTCTGTTTGGCTTACTGACTGAAGGCCAAGCTTGAGTGAGATTTGCGTTGTAAACTGTTGTTCGTCCCATTTGAGTCCCTCCAATCTTTCTATTTCATTATCGACATCTTTGATGGCGTGATTCGCTGTCAAAGTTTTGCGATGTTTTTTTTCAAGTTTAATTTGGTCATCTATATCTTTATTCCATTTGGCACCTCGAAGACAGAACCAAAGTGCGATGGCGTCTGATTCGTCGCGCGTAATCGATTCGGGATCGATGTCGTAATATTTACACACCGCCGCACGGATATCGTCTTTTTGTGGTTTCTCAATCCCTAAAAGTTTTTTGAAATATGTCTTCACGGAAATCGAGTGAATACCGTTGGAATAAGTGTAAAGTTTTCTTAAATAAGTATTGATATTAAAAACCGCGTGTGCCGCCGCAAGGGCTTGTAACGTTTGAGCCGTTGAGTGCGGTCCGCAGTTAATAGGCAATTGTTCTTTAATAATAATTAAATCTTCTGCCTGAAGACTGTACCTATCCAAGAAGTCGTTGACCATCTCATCGAACATTTGATACATTTCGCCGGTAGGCTGATCTGTCGTTCGAGATACGGATATCTGTTGCACCTCTATGAGGGCATTTGTTGATACATCTAAAAGAGCAAAGCCGCTCTCGTATTGCGCCAAATCGCATACGAGAGCGTACTTATAATCACTTAACCGTTTGAGGAATTTTGCTTCCATTCGTTTCTCCTTGTTTTCCTTGTTTTTACCTTGTGTACTATGTTACCTTAGAAGTTGATAATTAACGTGTCTCCCGAAAGTTCGAAGGTGGGTATATCGCTTGCCTTGGCACCGCCAGCTTCGGTCAAAATCTCGCTCGGTGTCCTGTAATATATCCAGCCTGCGCTATCGAATACACACACCATTCCAGTTCCAGAACCTTTGTTAGACTTAACCCCTGATTGCAACCAACTGCCTTTTATATATCCGCTTGCGTTTACCGAATATCCGTCAGAAGTTTGCCCTGTTATTGTTTGCCCTCCTGTGAACGTGTTATTTCCAGCAAGGTTTGCCTTTCCACTTATATCTTGATGACTTGTGAGAAATGTTGAACCTTTTGTTAAGGTTAATTTTCTGTTTGTAGCGTTGTAAGACGCCGCAGTAACGGCATTACCTGTTCCAGTCACTTCTACACTCGTGGCACCAGTATCTGTTGGAATCGTTGGTTTGTTTAACAAGTCGTTGTAAGAACCCGTTTTTGCAACTTTGTGTAGATTTATTGTTCCTGACCCTGAAATAGCTTCACTTGCACTCACTTCTTGTGCTGTATCGTTATTTGTTTTTAGTGTTTTTATATTTTGATGAGCCGTCAAAACAGTTCCAAGGTCGACAGTACCTGTATCACCAGGTTCTATCGAAGAACTGTTCATTTTGATGCGTTCAACAAATCCAAGATCGCGTGGGTTAATGGCGTATATTCTACCGGTACTGTCATCTTTGAATCCAAATAAACCACCTATTGTGCTTTTGGGTGCATAAGATGCACCTATTTCCACATATCCCTGTGTTTTTAAGCTAACATCGCCATAACCAGAATTTATCGTCTGTTTAGCGGTAAAGGTGTTTTCAGCGTCAAGTTTTGCAAGATTGTCAGGATCTATAAGGACAAACGGGAGATTGTTAATTGTTCTCGAACCGTCGCCAATTTTGAAACGAACTGCTTGTGTCTGGACTCCGCTAGTGTTATATTCCGCATCGTATATCACAATTTCTCCCTTTTTGGGGATAAAAGTCGTTGCGTTTGCCCAGTTGGCAGCAGTGTCGTGCTTTTGTTGTATTCTAGAAGTTATTTTTTTTTCAGCAGCCATTCGGGCCTCCTTATCGTTTTCAAATTAAGCCGAAAGTAAAAGCTTTAAGATCGTTTTCACTTAAAGCTCGACGGGGTTGCCACACCCCGTCTATTGTTTAAGTTTATGTGTATTTATTGATGTTAATTATTATTTAGGTATATCTCCATCTGTACAATGGATTGTATAGTTACCTGTGTTGTTGTTCCAATCAGTGCCTTTTGAAATTGCGTTCCATTGTGCTTTTGTTCCGTTAAAAGTAATACTCGTAAGTCTAATACAAGAAAATAAGACCCCTGCTGCAATGCTTGTCACGCTGCCCCCAATTGTAACACTCGTAAGACTGCTGCAACCACAGAAGGCAAAAGACGGAATTGCTGTTACTCCATTCGGGATTGTAATTGATGTGGCAAGTTCATTGTTTATATACAACTTCTTGTTTCTTGAACTAGGGAACATCAAATAATTTAACCCGGAAATATTGCACCACGCCCCTATATCCGTGATATATATGTTTTGAAGTTCGCTGCAAACACGAAAGGCATCTTTGCTGATGCTCGTCACGCTGTTCGGGATAGTTATGCTCGTAAGACCCGTGCAACCCTCAAAGGCAAAAGTGTATATATTTGTCACACTATTCCCCATCGTCACGCTCTTAAGTCCGGTGCAATTAAAGAAGGCATCAGAGCCGATGCTCGTTCCACTTGTTATATTGACAGCAAAAGAAGTAGGCTTTGCTTGCTTTGCCACTGTGCTTACATTTGTTGCAGAACCTGAAATGCTTGTAAGGCCATTGCAGTCAGAGAAGGCGTCGTTTCCGATGCTCGTCACACCGTTGCCGATTGTAACGCTCGTAAGCCCAGTGCAATTATAGAAGGCCTGCCTGCCGATGCTCGTCACGCTGTCAAGGATTGTGATGCTTGTCAAACCGCTACAATTATAGAAGGCGCCGTAAAGAATATTGCCGCCTGCTATCGTCACAGATTTCAAAGATGACGGTATGTAATACGTACTATATGTCGTGGAAGAAGTAGTTCTTCCATAATAATACTGTCCTGTTGCAACACCGCCGGTATAACTTGACGTGCCAAAGATATATCCAAACGGATATTGATAGGTATCACTGCTCGTAACACCCGCTTTTGCTCCAACAAACGGAATGGTTATGCTTTCAAGAGACGAACAACCAGAGAAGGCGCCTTCGCCAATGTTCGTTACACTGTCTGAAATTATAGTGCTTAATATTTTAGTTTTATTTCTAAACGCTAATCCGCTAATTGAACTCACGGATTGATTGGATATTATATTTGGAATGGTTATGTACGCCGTTTTTACTTCAGGTTTTAGCCCTGTGATTGTCACCTTATTATCAGTTATTGAATAGGTAAACATCTGGTCGTAAGGTATGGATGTATCAATACCCCATACGCAAACAGCATCTTTCCCTTGTTCTTTAGCGTAAATTGCTTTAACTGCTTTATCGTTTCTTATAGCGTTTGTGCTAACTTGTTTATTCCCTTTATAAACATAAATAGGCATAACTCACCTCACTACTGAACATCAAAGGTTGTCGCTTTAACTATTGTATTAAAGGTAACGGAATCGTTAGCAACAGTTAGTTTGTCTAACAAGGCAATAAGTTTGTTTAATTGTGCAGTTGTTAGTAATCTTTGGCACATTTCATCAACAGCACCTTGTAAATTCGCCGCCGCAAGTCCAGAATTAGCATTATTATAAACTATGTGGTCGGCGGTAGAAACAAAGTTAACTGTTCCTGTTTCGCCCTCTATTAAATATAATTTATCATCTTGTAAAGTGCCAGCAAGATACGCTTCAGAAAATTCAGCCTCTGTCATAACAACAACGTCAGCGAATGTAATGGGTCCTGAACCTCCGCCCAAGTTGCCTAAATCTGCCAAACCAGTAGAGTCCGGTTGAAAAGTAGTGCCATTTGCTTTTACAGCAGTTACAGTGCCAATATTCTTAGTAAATCCCCATTCTGATACAGCGCCTTCCGTTACTCTGTATGAATTTACTATTTCTAAAAGTCCTTCTCTTGAAGTATTGAATATTTCTAATTCATAATCCATAGAACCTTTACGGTCTGATTTAAGCGTTATACTTCTTTCTGTTTTTGTTCCTGTTATTACCAAAGGAGTATTGATATATAATTTAGCAGCACTGTTTATCTTAATGACATCGCTTCCTATTGTAACAGGAGTTAGTATCTCAAGCCCGCCTGAAAAATATTCTATTGTTGATAAAGTTATTTCAGACGTTAAATCTGCAGTAATAATACACCCGTTCCCTGCTTTCAGATTACCGTCTACAATAGTGCAATGGTCGTATATCGTATACAACGCTTCGCCTTGGTATTGTGCTGGGCTTTTATAAACATCAAACTGTATAACTTTAACGCCAGGTAACCCTTCTATAACCTTACCACTGCGTATTCCGCTCGTTTCATTGTTATTTACAGTCATAGAATACTGTTGACCAATTACTAATCCAATATCAGTATTACTTGTTAATGCTTTAATACCGCCAACAGCAGAGTTATTTTCCCAAGTAACAGCGTTTTGTTCAAGAAAATAAGGAGAAGGTGCAGATATTGAATCTGTAAAATCAATTGAACCTGTAAACTTTACATAGGCAACACTGTCTAAATTGCCTAAATCAACTTTACCTGTTGAATCAGGGTTAAAATTTGTCCCATTAGCCTGTACCGATGTCACGGTACCAACCTTGTCAATACCAGAGTGCGCGTTAATTCTTGCTTCAACAGCCTGTGATGTGGGTAAGTTTGTGCTTGTGGAATTTGCACTAATTGTGGAATCAACGTCTTTCTGAGCTGCGCTACCAAGCCCGTTGATCACTCCTTCAATAGAAGTAATTCTACCATTATAATCTATAACAGCAAATGGGAGATTATTAACCGTTCTAGTGCCATCACCGATTTTAAATCTAACAGCCTGGGTTTCACTTCCACTTGCATTGTATTCTGCGTCATATATAATAATTTCCCCTTTTTGAGGAATAAAGTTTGTCGCTTTTGCCCAATTGGCAGCGACGTCATGTTTTTGTTGAATTCGTGAATTTATTTTTTTTTCAGTAGCCATTTGGGCCTCCTTTATCATTTTCAAATTAAGCCGAAATAGGGCTTTGAGATCTGTTTCACTCAAAGCTCGACGGGGGTTGCTACACCCCCGTCTATTATTTAAGTTTTTGAGTTTAGAAAAATTAGTCGATATTTACCGTAGCTGAACCACAGTCAAACACGAACACTACCGAATCGTCAATTTCGACTTTCGGAGCAACAGTAGCGGTGCCAGTCACTTTCAAACCAACTCCGGCGCTAACATTAGTAACGGTACCAACTTTATCTAGACCAGGTTTGCCTTCAAGAGCAGTAATCTTATCTGCATAACCATCGTAAGTGCCAACTTTTGCTGCAGTGATACCAGAGTTAACCGCGCCGAGTTGTGTAGTCGAAAGTTTATCTTGTTTGCCAGCAATAGTGGTTGCATAACCGTCATAAGTGCCAACTTTGGTCGCTGTAATTCCAGAATTTACCGCCGCAAGTTGCGTGTCGTTGAGTTTGTCTTGTTTACCCGTAATGTCTTGGTGAGCGGTGATAACAGTACCAAGGTCAACAACACCAGAAGCAGGATTCTTTGTTGTGCCATTCATCTTAATAGCAGTAACAGTACCAGTTTTGTTCAAGCCAGGGAAGGCTGCTTCGGTAACGCCAACATCAGCAGCACTCAAGTTAATGTCACTTGAAAGTGCTTTGTTGTTGATTTTTCTTGTTGTAGGAACATATCCAGAAAGGTCAATGTCTGTATTGCCGATACGCTCCCACTTATAAGTTGACCCAGACTGAACTGTTATGAATTCATCGTAACTATCAGGTTGTCCGTCGCTCGGATTGTGCGAATGAGCCTTAAGATAAATCTTACCCATTGTTGCTTGTGCAGCAGTAGGTAGCTCAGTAACAACTTGATATTCAAATTGTTTAACAGCATTTATTGCGGTATCAACATACTGTTTGGTTGCAGGGTTCATTTCTGCCGTAGGCGCTTGAACCGTTACAGCACCTGTAAACGCGCCACCAGCCTTGGGCATTGCATTGTCAGCTTTTGTACCTTGTGCCGCAGTTGCATAAGCAGAGCTTTCGGTATAAGCCGCACTCTTAAGACCTTTAACAGCAACATTGTCAGTAGCAGTACCATTAACAGTAATCTTTACTGTACCATTGTTAGTGCCAGACTCAAGAGTGACTGTCTGGTGACTCTGAAGAGCAGTGTCAGCTTTACCTAAAGAGGTTTGAACAGCTTGTGCTAAATCTGTTTTAGGGATGCCGCCCTCAGGTTTTAAATATCTACCGTCTGCTGTAGATTGTGCAGCCTGTGCAGCAGCTGCGGCAGCAGCAGCGTCATCGACACCCTTCTGAGCTTTGGCAAGCAGCGTAGCCCAGCCTTTAACAACAGCAGCATCACCAACTGCGACACCGTCCTTTTTCAGAACAAGCGAGCCATCAGTACCTCCAGTTTCAAGCGTGTATTCAGCTTGTGCTGGAAGAGCCCCAATTTTTTGATCTGTGTAAGCTTTAGCGCTGGCTAATGCACTAGCCGCTGAACCAGCACTGTCGGCACCAACTTCACCTGGGGTGTAGGATGGTTTGGTCGCCGCTTTGGCCCATCCATAAACATCAGCAGCAAGACCGCTCGCCCACGGAAGTTCTCTAAATTTGTGATCACCATCGCCCACCTTTAACAATACCGCAGGAGGCGTGGATTGTTCGGCAGTCTCACTATTCGCCAATGAACAAATTGCGACCTCACCCTTTTTAAGGATGAATTCGGAAGCGTTCCAATTGGTTAAAGTATCATATTTTAAAGCAATTCTTGTATTAAGTGTAGTAGTTGCCATTACTTTTATTCCTCCAAATTATTAGGCGTTTGCAGTGCCGCCATTAAGAATGAGCTCATCTCCGTCCGTCTGGACAAGCTTGTTCACATTCAACGCACTGATTTTTGCGTCAGTCACTTGACCATCCCCAATCATCGCCGTCAACACGCCACCGGGAGCAATTGAGAACTCGCGTTGCTCATTGATGGCAAGACCACCGTTGGCAAGGGCATTATACGTAAGGGGTTCAGGTACGGGAACCGTAACATAAGCTTTCCCCTCTGCGTCCAACACAACCGCGTGTTCGTTTCCGCCTTCCGTGTGTCCAAGTTTGATACCGCCAAGAGCATCGGTTGTGGCTTGGGGGATCTCGGTCAGTGCGCCAAGATCAGCAGCAGTAATTTCAACAGCTTCAGAGCCGTTATAAGTTTTACCGCCGGCCGTTAAAATGTTTTTAACCGAATCAGCAACACCCGCGTTCGCTACGGCTCCTTCAATCAACGCACCACTCAATTTGTGGTCAGCGTCGATAATAGATTGTTTTTTATTAATCTCGCCTTCGAGTTCAGCCTTCGCTCCGCTAACCGCTGTGCCGATTTCACTCGTGACATCTGCTGATTTAGCATAACCGTCAAGAGCTGCCCCAGTAATGTATGCAGAATTGTCGACTTCGTAACCGTCAGCAGTTTTCTTAACAAGACCAGTACCCGTTATAGCATTTAACTTATCAAGATTTTCGTTGGCCGCTTGTTTACCTGCCAACGCGTTTGCCAACCCTTCAACCTGAGCTTGAGTAATTGCAATATCTTGAAGTTCAACTGTAACCTTACCATTTTCTTGTTTAATAGTTTTGAGTGTTTTACCAGCCCCAATAGCTACTTGTGCAAGAGTCAGCTTATTGATTTCTGCTGTAAGTTCGTCATCAGTTACATAAGAAGACAAGTCAATATCTGTGTTACCAATCTTTTCAAACTTATCGGTTACCCAGATATATTCATCATATATGTCGCCCGTTCCGTGTGCATGCGCTACAAGATATATAATACCCTTTTCGCCAGTCTGAGGAAGTGCATCAACAACGCTGAATTCAAATTCGGTTATACCGCTAATAGCATCATCAACGTATTTCTTCGTTGCGGGGTTCATATCTTCCGCCGGAGCTTGAATTGTTATAGCGCCAGTGAAAGCACCACCTGCTTTAGGCATTGCAGCGTCTGCAATGGCTTGCACAGCCTCAACTTCCGTAGTCTTAGCATAGGGACTTAAATCAATGTTTACTTTTTTGTCGACTATTTCAACATCAACGCCGTCGACCTTAACACCTTCAAGAACGTTAACTTGTGCGCCAGCGGCAATACCATCAAGTTTTGCTTTGTCTTCTTTCGACAGGAAACCATCTTTTTCCGTTGTCGCAAGAATGAGTTTACCTTCGATAATCGTGCAGCGTGCTTCAAGTGCACTAACTTTAGTTGCAAGTTCGTCTGCGCTAGAAGCCTGACCAAACTTCGTAAGGGTTTTACCTGCATTGATTTGATAAAGACCAACACCTTCGGTGGTATCCTTAACGATCAATAATTGACCAATATAATATGCACTATCTGCACTGCCTACTTCTGCGGCACCCGCAGCAGCAGTGACAGCGTCATTATAATTCTCAAAATAGCTATTAGCATCCAGTGGGAAAGCAGAAGTCCTATTAAAGCCAACAGCAAAATTTAATTTACCAAAATCCATTGACATAGTATATACCTCCCTCTATTATGCTACGGTGAAATGCCACTTATTCGCTTTGTCACAAGCTGCAGCATTATCTTTGTAATATACGTTATACGACTTAGCCTCATAGCCGTTCGCGCCTTCTACATCCACAGTAACATGGGTAAATGCGCTGAACGCTTCTGCGTTCAGTCCGTTAACGTCTTTGATTGAATTGATGGTTCTCGGTGCAGGAACAGCTATGATAACACGCATATCACCAACGTTCTCTTGAGCATCGCCCGTATTACCCGCAGAGATTGCACCATTTTTCTTACCAGCCAAACCTCTAATAATCGCACTTGTGGGAGTGCCTTCTTTAGAGTTTACACCGCCCCAGAAACTGTTCCTATAACCAGTAACGGCACCCGAAGTAGCACTCTTTGTACCAGCCGCAATTTTACCAGCTACACCCTCAGTCGCACCAAGATTGTTTTTAGGATCGGCGCCGGCCGTGTGTGTGGCAACAACACTGACCTTATAATTGGTGCTGTCACCAACTGTAAACTTGGCAAACGAACCCGTGGCTGTAGTAGCCGTGTGCGAAGCTGTATCAGTGACCGCATAGGTTGCCGTAATGCCCGTATCAGGGCCATATTGATAACTACCTTTATTAAAACTTACCGTATATGCAGGAGTGAATTCGCTACCAACTTCTTTTGCTCCAGCTCCAGTCAAACTGATTGAAACCGACGGTTGTTTCACCGTAGGAGTGTTATTAGCCTTTGCGAGCGCTCCTTTTAAGAATTCTTCTACAGACTTACCGCTTGCAGGCAACACAACCGAACCAGATGCGTCAGGAGCATAAATACCAAACGCTGTGGTTGCTGTGATATCATCTTTAAAATAGACATTACCTGCGTCGTAATTGCCATCCATGGCTTCCCAGTTGGTCTCGCCGCGTACATATGCGGTATACTGATATTTTCCACCAACCAACGCTTCCCTGATGATCGCAATGTCACCTTTTACAGGTGCTGTAATTTCAGCAAGCGCTGCCGCTTTGTCACCACCCAACGTGATGTCTTTCTGATAAACATCGGTTGTGTGCAAATTTTTAGTAGCATCGCCGATTGCTTTTTCGACGGCTGCCAAATCCACAAATGAAATGGTAATTTCGCTCCAAGTTTTGGTGCCATCTCCAACCTTGAAAATGTGTAAATCGGTATCATAACCAACTTCACCTTTTTTCAAAACAAGCTTGGAAGCAGCCCAATTGGTGCTGGTGTCATTACGTAAAATTAAAGTAGTACGTATTTGTTTCTCCATAAACTCTCCTTTTTGAAATAAGTTTATCATTCATTCAACGCGTCTCCGCCATTGAAAATAAAATGCTCGTAATTTTGTCCCATGCTTTTATAAGATTTTTCTTCCTTATCCCAGCAATAGGTTGCTTGTTCTGATAATACAAAGTACACACCACCAACATCGCCCACAGTGGGTAGTTGTTCGCGTGTACTCACTTGAACAGCCCCTGCGGTAACGCCCGAAGCAGAAATAACGTTATTTTCGTCAATTGTAATTCCAGAACCAGCTGTTAATTTTTGTTGATACTTTTGTAGTTCCTCGGTTGAATCCAAGGCTATCCAATTAGAACCATCTGAACGATATAGACCGTTGTGTTCTAATTTCTCCGTTGTGGCACCAAGATGATGATAGATTTTATTATCGCTTGCGTCCTTCGGAGAAAAAGAACTCAGATCTTTGTTCTCAATTGGAGTGTTAAGCAGCTGATTGTAATCAGCAATCATAATTCTTTGAATCATCTTTTAACCCTCTGTAATTATATAGTAAGCGTTTTGAACATATTTTTCCGTGGTCGGTCCCACATACTTAACAAATTTGCCAAAAAACTCACTCACATTCAGCTTGTTCATTTCTTCTTCGGTTTTGGCTATAATGGGGTTTTCGATCGAACCAAGTTCTCCAGTACCATTAATTACCTTTCCATACGAATCATAAGCTGAATAACCCTTTAAAACCTTGGCCGCATCTGCCTGATTGCCAAGAGGGGTTAATACATAATCTCCTGTTGGACTATAATTATCATTAGTTTGGATAATTAGCGTCCCCTCGTATTTTTGTCCCATATTCTCTCCTCCTGCCAAATCACCCATAACCAACATTGTGGATGCTTTTGCGATAGTTGTTTACGCCGCAGGTTCAGGTTCAGGATCTTTCTCCGGTGCGACATAAGACCCGTTCAATACCACGCCCTGTGCTCCATAAGCTTTTTTGCCTTTCAGGATGTCTTCTTCGGATGCCAGATCAGGTATTGACTCCAAACGATATTCGCCCGTAGGACTATAATTATCGTTGGTTTGAATAATCAGTGTGCCTTCATATTTTTGTCCCATAATTTTCCCCTCACTTCTTATTTACTTTTTTTGAAAAATCAATAATGAATTCGATTGCGTCGGAAATTTGATCAACCTCATATTGAATGCCTAATTCCTTCGCACAAGAATCCACAGCTGCCATAACAATTTCTTTTTTTTCTGCCCCAGATCGTCCAGTAGCTTCAGCATCTGCCATAGCCCGCAAAATCATAGGATAAAGTTTTTTCCAATTGCCATCTTTTGCTAATTCGCCAAACTTCTTTTTTAGTTTTGTAAACATTGCAACCATAGCAGTAATCGCAGCAATGACAACACTAACAAGTGAGACGATTAACCCAATATCTACATTACTCATGGATCCACCTCTCGGATAAAATGATATTTTTATTTGAACCCACACGCTGTGGGATTATTTTCAAATTTAATACACAACTGTATATTTATAAAAGAGAAAATTGGGGCCATACAAGAATGTACGACCCCAAAAATCCTTTAGTTAGTCTTTTGACTGAAAATATTTGCAGTTATTTTTGCAATTATTTGGCACCCAGCGTTTTTCATTGTGGCAATAACGCTGGAAAGAACAGACCGCCCCATCCAGTTTGTCACATGAATACGGATCGGCGCCGCAACCTCTTGCAAATTTACAAGGATGCAAGGTCCTTTTTGGAAATTCCATTACGCTACCGTATAAGAATCCGTTTTCGCAACTTCAGGATCTTCGCTCAAAATATATTTAGCCACAAGCACATTTCCAGTTGCCAGCGCGGTAGCATCTGTTGCTTCTGCTCCTCCAACAGTGAATTTAAGTTTAGAATCATTATGTGGAATCATAGCAAGAGTTTTATCGCTATACAGTGCATAAACCGCAACGTCTTTGACGGTACCTTCGTTCTTGGCACTCTCGGGATCGATTGCAATCGCCATCAAATTTTGTTCCGCAGAACCATCGGTCATCACCTCGATGATACGGAAGAGCTTGCCGCTGTTTGCATCGCAGCCTTCAGTCATAACCATTGCGGTACCATTAAGGTTCATCGTAGCGTTAGAGCTCATATTGAAAGTAAATTCTTGTCCGCCATCAAGTTGGAATCTCGGAACCTCAAACGTGAGTGTACCGGCTTTGCTGCCTTTGGAAGCTGCACAAGCATCCCCTGCGAAAATCGGCACAGTAATGATAAGAGCAAGTTCGTGAGGAATCATATCGCTCTTAATAACTGCTTCACGAGCAAGAGCGTCGGAAGCAAGATAGCGCACACAATAAGTCTTACCACTTTTGATGCCACCATCTTTCAATTTCATAGCTGCAGCATCGTCAACAGAAAGCGAAACCGCCGTATAATCATCTTGACCTTCTTCCGAATACCAGGCAATAATTGTAGAAGCACTGTCTGAACATTTCAAAACGCCAAGATTCACAGGAACTTTCTTCAAAGTAAGTTCGCCATCAGTTATCGCTGAAATAGTTTCGCTTTGGTAAGCACTAGCGTTGTGAGTGAAGTTTGCGCCAAGTTGTGCCTCGACATAGCCTTCTTTGAAGAGAATGTCAGTAAGCGTAATTGCTACTGCGGGATCGTGGAAGAAGTTGGTCACCACGGGTGCGCCGGTACCACCACGAAGTTCGTCTTTCGTGATCGTGACAGAAATCGAAGAGTCCGTCAAAGTCTTTGCGACGAAAGCCATTTGCGGTTTACCATTAACCATACGGAAAGCTTCAGCGCTACCAACGGAGCCTAAAAAATATTTTGCCATATTAGTTTCTCCTTATATAATTAAATTATGTTTTTAGATTTGAGACATTTCGCTCTTGAATTCATCAAGGGTCTTATAAGCGTCGCCAAAAACATCTGTCTCTTTTTTGTATATCCAATGTTCGGGCGGTTCTTTCATTGAAACCATTCCGGTCATCATACCAACACGAGTGGCCTCATATTGGATTACATCATCAACCGTAGTTAACAACATCAAGAACTTTCTGATGGGCATATCATACAGCTCGCTCAGCTTATAACTGGTTTTAGCCGAAACACACACCATCTTTTTCTCAGTGGTCGCTTTTCCACTCTTTTGGCTTTTGATTCTGATACGTTCTGCGTAGTCAGCCTTCAAGTCAGGATCAATCTTGCTGTCATCATAATAATCAGGTAAATTCTGATACATTACAATTTGCCTTAAACGCTCAAACGCCGCAGCGTCGATTGAATGTCCCGCTACGACTAACTTATACTTCTTCGTTTCCGGATCTGCAGCATATCGTATCATTGCCTCAAGTTGTGTTGAACCGCACTTGGGGCAAGCCACCAACTTTTCCTCTTCTGGTTTTTCCTGAGTGAGAATTTCTCTGTGTTGAGTTATAAACTCGGCGTAAGTCATTGTGTTGCCACATTGAGGGCACCACACCCCATCTTTTAAATGGAAAATCAACTCAAACAATTTACTCAAGCGAAGAGTCCAAAGTTGCCCTTCTTCTTGATCATTAAGTTTTCCGATCAAAAAATCTAGATGAGTTTGTTTAAGGCCTTCAAGGGTTTCGTTTTTATTCAATGTTAAACACGGATTTACCAACATAAAATCGTTGTAGTTCCGCATAATTATTGGATAAATTTGTAACCCACAAAAGGGAACAGGTTCATCATAGGTAAAATACGTAGCCTCATATTGTTGAATTTCGTTGGCTATTTTTTCGTTCAAACACCCATATCTGTCCATTCTATCCTCCCTCTCATCCTTATATTTCAGTAGCTATTAATATATTGCGCTCATTTTAAGCTATTGAAATCCTTTAGAAATTGCTATTCGGTCCTTCCGCTAATCCTGATACCAACATTGCCATCTTGGTAACGTGGCCCAGATAGGTTCGACCATTCCACAAATTTTGTTGTGAGTTGTTATAATAATTTGTTTTTTGGTTAAACTGGAAGTACCCAATTCCATCCAAATACAAACCGTTCAACTCTGCAATCACGCTCTTTAACAGAACGCTCTCACGATTTTTATATAAAACCACCGCTTCTCCTTTTTTATCCGAATCGTTGGGATTCGGATTGGGAAGTAAGGGGTTTATATCTTGTGCGTCGGCATCTCCCATAATTTTAATAATCTTGCTGTGTGAAATTGTTTCTAACGCAATATTAACTACAGCGACCTCGTGGTTAGTCGGGAAAATGCCGTCTATATAAATATGGAGATGTGCACACTGTTCGGTCCACGCGTCATCAACATATCTGGATAAAAACACTCTTTTATTTGTTTCTTGACCATCTTCAGTGTCGATTAGAGCATAACGCTCTTCGAGTGAAACATTGTCTTTAAACAAACAATCCATGGTTGGATACTTTAAGATTTTCCAAATATTTTGAGCATTTTTCGTTTGACTATACAACAAATGGGATATGATTTTCCACTCGATGCTGTCAAGGTTGGTAAACCTATTATAGTTGCTCATCTCATCATAACTACCTTGATATCCTGCCATAATACCTTATAACCCCCTTAGTGAAATATTAAATTTATATGTCACGTCCACACCTTCAAGAATTGCCTTGCAGGTAACTTCTAAATTCCCCGCCGGATAGAATTTTAATTTTTGCAACGAAAAGCTATTACCTTCCAATTGTTCAAATTTGACATATTTGTCTCTAACTGAATCGTCAACGGGTTGTGGTGGACTAGAGGCATTCATAAGCTGATACGTGGTTACAACCGGCGTATCGGTGGATACACCAGAAGCATATACCACAGGCTTAAATATCAACGGCTCATTTGAAAGCGTTTCGGGAATAACAGATGGTTCGTCTAATCGGATTTGATAATCCGTTTCTGTTCCAGTTTCTTCAACAACAACGCTTTCTTTTTGGTTATACGCAATGCGCGTTTGAAAATTATCGTATTCAGATTTTTGGACAACTTCAAAATACAGAATAATTGTTCCTAAATCATCATCCACAAATGTGCGATTTGAAGCAAATTTACTAATTGCTTGTATACGATAAACTTGGTCATATCCAACAATAAACCGTTGGTTGACATAATATTTACGCGTAAACTCATTGTGCTGCACAATTACGGTTAAATCCGATGATTGGCTTACCGCTGTCTGATTATACACTATGTTAACGCCAGCAAGCTCTTTTGTTTGAACTGCAGGCTCATAATGATAATGTGTTATACCTTGAGCGTCTAAGTATTCGCTACCTAAAGTACCGTTGCATCGCGCAATAATAGCGCTTGCGGTTGCGCCACCGGTATTACGGTTAGTCGTTAACCAAACACTCTTGTTTTCCTCTGGCTCATCAATATCATATTGGAATGAAAATTTAAATTTTAATCCCAAGGGACATTGATAGTGCACATCGCGAAATACCACGCGACGCCAGTCGTCAGAAATCGGAACGCCTTTATCGGTTTTCACTGTTTGTAAAACGACCTCCAAGGGGACGAACTGGTTTGTCCCAATTGCCGTCTCTTGTTCAATCAATGCACGATTGGGACGATAATCCCAGTCGGCATCTACCTTATCTTGAATTTCTTTTAGCCAATAATTTTGAGGTACGTAATTGCGTGGAGTTTGTGAAATCAAATTATAAGGATTTGGTCTGTTTGTAGTATCATAAACTTTACCCATTCGCACCACCTCCTCATTATCACAAGCTTTTTAACAAATGATCGATAATGCCTTTGGTTTCAAAAATTTGTTTCCGCACCAACGAATAAGGGAGATTTTTATAATCTCGAATACCGTTTAATTTTACAATTACATCAACCAAAGCACCATCAAATAAAATATTGGCCGAATTCACCTCAAACAACTGGCTTACAATATAATCATCCGCAGTGATTCTATGTTCATCTTGAACAGTGTTTTTGGTTTCATCTTCAATAAGATACAGAATTTTTATACATCGCTTACTCAGTTTGTGAAGGTAATCTTTTTTTGCCTCTAAGGGCAGTATTAACTTATTTGCCAATTTGTTTACCTCCAATTGCTCCTGACCATAAATCCCATGATAACTTCTGTGTCAAATCATTTAAACCTTCACGGATATTTTGGTACCACTCGGTTTTTGCTCTTACAGAATTGGCCGGCGAATGTAATTTAAAATCTGTATCAGTTAAAATATTGCGAATATCCAACATGAAGTTCTTTTCATTCTCAGCCCACCCCAAAAGCAAACAGTGTGCTAAAATATCTTTCGTACGCGCTTCTATAAACGCAGACGAAATGTTTGACGAAAACCCTGTGAAATCTGCCGCAAACTCGCCAGCATAATACCACTCAGCCGAACAAGGTGTTCCGTTTGGCACGTCGCGCGAGAATGTCACGACTTTGGTTTCGGGATTGTACTCCGCCAGTGGATCGGGTGTTTTTCCAATGAAAAAACTCATTACCGCATTATCCAGCGGAGTCGTAGACAAAGTATAACTGGCACCACCGTTGCCGTCAAAAACCTCTAACCTTCCTTGGGCTTCGGTATAATTAGAAAGTCTTGAGGAAACCGTTGTGGGATTTGCAAACATCCCTAAGCCGTTAATCAAGTATGGTCTCATTGTTTTTGAAAATTCAACAGGGTTGAGTTCATAAGCACGTAAAATATCGGGGTCATCGAACAAATTCACCGCGCGATTAAAAATATCTTCAAATAGAATCATAACGACCCCCTATTAAAAATTATTTGTTAGTAGTTAGCTCGAGGATTTCGTACTCGAACGCGTTGTTGGTAAAACCATTAAGAATCTGCAACTTTTTCAAATCTCTGAATTCAGGTGCTTTTTCAATGAATTTACGTTTCCAGTAATTTACAATGAAATCCTTTTGACCATCGCAAACTTTTTCGTAAATATCTTGCACTTCATTCATGGGAAGTGTGCCAAGTTTGCGAATAAACTCAGAGCTTATCAACGACTCAGACGCCATTTTAAGATTGTTACGACGTGCATAGTATTCCGAACCAGCACCGACAGCAATAATACCACGGTCAAACCAAGAGCGATATCTGCCGACCAACTCTTCAAATTGTTGAACCGTAAGAGTTTTTACTTCACCGAATGCTGCCATATCAATAGAATAATTTGACAGATCGATGTGTGTGGTAATACCAGGCGCATTATCAAACAGATGGACAATCGTCACTTCGTCATTACGATTATAACTCGTCGATTGAGCAACAGGCGTCGCCATATTATTCTTCAATTCTGCAAACTGAGCCATCAAAGACTTCATTGCATCTTGAAGTTCTGCGTTTTGATTACGCAAAAAATCTATTTCTTCCTGTTTGTTATCAGGTTTAATTTCAGTTTTTACAACCTTTTCTTCTTTTATTGTCTTTTCTACCGTCTGGGTAGCTTCCTTGTTATTTGCCATAATAAGTCTCCTTGTGAACTAAAAATCTAAGATAACAAGTCTCAACAAGGGCCTCCAAAAGGAGGCCCTAATTAGACTTTAAATTAATTATTGAAGATCGATACGACCAAATTTCGAACCAACGATCGCCGAAACACCAACCCTCATTTGAATACGGATACCGTATCTCTTGTCAGTGGTTTCTTCGGGGATTCTTTCAACCGTCATCGAAGTGCCTTCGAAAACGATCTTAACAGGTTTGTACGCATCTGCCGCAACCAGATAAATCTTGTTATCGGGAACCGCAAGGTCAGCCGTCGTATTGATGGTTGTCGGAACGAGAGCGGGATCAACGGGAATCATTCTCGCGCCAAGGAATTTATCAAGATAGCCCTTGGAGAGATAATCTTCGCCAACAAAATATTGAAGGCCAAGGCCGGTAGCACCCGTGGTGTTGACTTTCATCAACGCACCAAGCGAACCAATTGCATAAACGGGAGCGCCACCGTTTGCCGCCGAAACTTTCTGAACAAGGCCGGTCCAGTTAGCGGGAGTGTAGCCGTTAGCAATATAACCAGCGCCCATCATATCGCCCGTGACCGAAGTCATAGCAGCAATAACTTTCAGGAAGATATATGCTTCGAACGAACGACCAGCACGGAGACCGAAGTCACCCCAATCGAACACACCAGCCGCGACTGCATACCAGTCAATAGCCGTTGCGATTTCGATCGGCGAGGGGTTAACCGTAACTTCGTTATCGAAGATGGGTTGCAATACACCACGGTTTACACCTTCTGCGATTTCATTGACTTTGAAGAGCTCGTTAGAACGGATAATGAAACGACCAGTGTCGCCCCAACCGATTTGACGAACTTCAGCAAGGAATCTCGAATAATCCGCACTGGTAACCGACGGAGCGATCGCATTGACCACTTCAGCGATAACAGCTTCGAAATTACTACGAACGGTTTCGTTTTTCGTAATTTGAGGATTTTTCATGCAAGCAAGGCCTTCCTGCTCGAATTTAGCTTCGAAACGGGTGCCTTCAAGCGCGTATTTAACGATTGCTTCGTTTTGGAGTCTGAGGTCATCTTTCGAGGGCTCAGATTTTGCTTCATAATGAGCTTGAGCACTTTCAACAATCGAGTTGATGATTGCGTTGAAATTGTCGTCTTGACTATTAAAATTGAAATGTTCCATCATTGCTGTAGTCCTCCCTTAATTAAAGTCCAACGACTTCGCAAAGATAGAGTTTGCCATTGGCCGACTGGCCATAGTTGAAATCTTTGCCGAGGTGAATTTTGACATTGAGTTGACCCTCAACAATAGTTTGCGCACCACTGTCTTTAAGGGTCGTTTTGTTTGCTTCAAGACCTGCGATGTTGCCAACGACAACAGCACCATTAAAGTTGCCTTCGCCAAGCCAGAATCTGTCATGGAGAGCAAGTCTGCGAGCACGAACAGGACGGCCAGCAGGTGCCACAAGGTCAAAAAGTTTGACGCCAATTCTATAAGAGTTACCAGAGATAGCTCCTTCAGAAACGCCAGGATAATCGATAACGACAACTTCGTCGGTCACAGCGGTCGGCGCAGCAGCGAGATAAACGTTGTAATCTTTATCGCCAGCTGCAACATAAGTTTTATCGTCTTTGAGTTCGCCAAGTTTAACAAACGCGCCGTCTTCGATAGGAGCGTCGACGCTGTTAGCTTGGTATTGGCAGGAAATTACATAGGACTGAACGTCTTCCGACATCATTTCAGCCGCTCTAAACACTTTTGCCATAATAAGTTTTCTCCTTTATATAATTAAATAAAATGTATTATTTTTCGTATGCTGATTATTCTCTTCCAACATACAGTTTTAGTTTGTCCATAGCACTCATATTCTTCTCAGATTTGATTTCTACGGGTTTTGCGATAGGTGTGGTAAACGTCTCTTTTTTGTGAGTTTTACTGCCCTTGTTCGCGTTAAAGACTGCCAATGCTACTTCTGCACGCAATGCGTCAGACGAAGCATACTCGCCACGTGCGCACTTATCGAAAATCGCATCACATTGCTCTTTATTGACGTTTTCGTCATCCAAAAGCTCGTGCGCTTCTGCCACACGCTTCTCGCACTCAATAGCAAATAGCGCTTGGTTGGCTTTAGCGAGTTGTTCTTTGATCTCGTCATAATCGAAATATTTAGAATAAGCTTCTTCTTTTTCGGCCATCTTACACTCAAGCTCTTCAATGCGTTTCATAAGTTCGCAATTTTTTGCTTCGAGTTCGCCGCATTTCATCAAAAGCTCTTCTTCTGGATTGGGAGCAGGTTCGCCTTCGCCTTCGGGTTCTCCCGAATAAGCAGGTTCTGCGCCTTCTTCACCAGAGGGACATTCCGAATATGCAGGTTCAGGATTATCGGAACCTTTGTCGTCATCTGAATCGTCATCATCTTGATCGTCATCTTGATCGTCGTCTTTATCGTCGTCTTTATCGTCGTCTTTATCGTCGTCCATATGGCAATCTTGACACTGAGCGTCTTCTTGTTCCGGTGCAACTGGGCACTCTTCTTGCGCCACTTCACCTTCACTACAGTTAACGACTTGGGCTTCTTCCTGTAAAGTCAATTCATTGTCCAACTGCTCGCTATCCTCCTTGTTAGATTTTTCGACTTCCATTGCGTCGCCATCCAATTCTTTGTAGGCAAAACACAATGCCGTCTTCTGTCTGTTGAAAACCTCATTATCGATGATATCCAAGACTGACGCCGATGCACCCTCGATACCTTCTGTAACTGGTTTCCCGTTTTTCGAACCTAATATAGTGATGCCCAGAAGTTCAAACTTATTGATATATCTGATACCATCCCTATCCTCGTAGTCCTTTATATCGATCTCAACAGAGACTTTCTTTTTCTTATCTTTAAGCAACCTTTTAATTTGAGGCAAAGCGTATTGTACCCACAGAGCGCATGTAAGTACAATCCAATTTTTCCCCTTATTATCGGGCTCTATAGAGATAGAATCAGACTCTCTGATCAATCCTAATATTCTCTCACCGTTGGGCATAGTTGTGTCCCAATAAGGTGTGTCGGTCTCAGAATCTCTTTTCCAAGTGCCGTTGTGAGATTCAAAATCTTGCTCTTTTGTATTAAAATATCCCAAAATTGGTTTGTTTCTAAAACTGGGAAGAGCACCCTGCATCGCTTCCAAAGAGAAGCTACTGTGATTACGATTTTCGCCTTCTGAAATAGCTTTCATCTCAAGTTGTAAGAAATTACCGCCAAGGATTTTCTTTAACTTGATTCTATCAGCCTCAAGGCTAAACACCATTGGATTCATACAATTTAATCCCCCCTACTCTATTTGTTGTTCAACATGAGAAAATTGAAGGGCTCCGGAAATGCGTTGAGCTTTTTTACTCAAGCATATTTTTAGAGCTTCTTTATCCTCAGGCGTTTTCGCATTAAATTCAGCCGCAATGAACCCTAATACAACATTGGAAACGTTGTCCACTAAGGCTTTGAAATAAATAGCATCGCTACCCCAATACTTTAAAAAGTGATAACTACCAGGGTTTTTATTTTTTAGCGACTCAATATCATCAATATAACATTCGCCTCTTGTGGCTAACTCATTATCCAACTCAATAAACAAAGCCCGCTGGACATTTTGGTAGTCCATCAGAAATGGTCTTGTTTGATTGTCAACAGCTTCTGCCACAATACTACATTTAGAAAAATTACGCGCATTTAAATATGTGCCACCATTATGATATGCTACACAAAAGACACGATTTGCGCCATTCTCCTGAACGATTGCGGTTAACTGAGATTTAATATAAGTCGTAACCCTACGATTCTCAGCCTCTTCTGTTGGGCTATGTTTTTTAGAATCGTGTATTGCTAATTTAATGCTCGAATCGATAAGAGCTGTTAATCGTGTCTCCTGTTCTTCTGCGGCCCGATTTTGCCGTTTTTGCATAGCTAAAAGCAACCATAAAAGAATTCCCATAAGAACAGGATAAATACCATATTCAATAATTGATTTTATAATTTCTCCCGGACCCATACTTCACCTCATTCTACGATGGGAATGAAGTGCGTATAATCGCTAAAGTGAATATCAAAATGGTACGCCGGTACGGTTTTTGCAACCTGAAGCCACTCGTCCGATTGTTTTACATAATTCAACAACACGCCATTAAGCAAATTTTCTCCAAAAATTCTGATGTCCACATCGTCCAGCATGTCCGCCAAATCTACGATTTCCTTACACTTCTCAAAAACCTTATTAACAGCAGCCGAATTGACGGCCATCATTAGTTGCAGATTGTCATATTCTTCATTTGCCCCATCCACGGGTAGCCTAATTGGTCTAGCGTTTAATTTGAGCATTTCGTCGCTAATCATATCTGCTACTTGGCCCCAAGCGTGTGCATAACTATGATGGAATAACTCTGCTGAATGATTATAATATAGGTTGGCCATATTATAATATATGTTATCCGCAACAGCATTCATCTCAAAACACATCTTCATTAGCTCATTTAACGCGTTGTAAGTTTCTTCATGAATTTTCATGCGTGATCCTCCTTAAAATTTAACTGTGTTGCTCAACATACGTCTCTCGACACTCATCACACAGAATGTCTTCGTCGTCATCTAATTCTTCCCCGCAAATTGCACACCGTTTTGCGGCATATATATCTTTGTTCTCGCTCGTGTTTTCGCCTTTTTCGCGTGACGCAGCAGTTTCATCAGACTCTATATCTTCGTCTTCTAATGCAGGACGGCCAACTTTCTTAGCTGAACCATCTTCGTTAGTGTTTGAGTCGGCTGACTTTTCTTGTTGTGTATTTAACTTTGAGGCCGCAACTTGAGTGAGCGTTGTTAAATTGTCATAGAATCCAATTGAGTCTAAATACAATTCTGCTGCTTTAGAGTCTTTAACAGTTATATCCTCGTAAGCAAGAAGTTTAGGAACCAAACCTTTCATACCTGCGGTAACCAGTTCTTTCAAATACTTTTTCTGATTTTGTTCAGAGAAAATATCCCCAAAGATATCCACTTTCCATTTATAGTCGGCACCTATACATTCTTGGACAATATTGTTAAGTGCTGATTTAAACTGTTTCACCACAAAATCATATTGAGCCGCCGAAAGCATATTGGCAGTTTTTACCTGCGCAATACTTGGTTTTTCAGTAGCGATAATGTTACCGCCTTCACCCGCGACACTAATAAAGTTTGAAACCGCTTTAGTCTTAATGTCACTACTATTAGGAACGTTGTTAAGACCTTGTAATTTCAAATTCTTTAACGGAGCAAAGAACGCTTCCGTATTGGTGCTCGTCATACTGTTAAACAAGTTTTGGAATTTTAAAACTGTTTCGGGGTTCATTGCCGTCTGATCACGACCGGTTGATGGATTAGGGATCAGCTCAATTTCACCCGTCAGCAACGACGTCAAAGGTGTACTAGCAATAAGTCCCGCCAGTACCGAGTAATCCGTCAATTCTTGCAAATCCATAAATAGACCTGCTGTATCAGGCGCTGCGGTAGCTGTAGAGGTATCGCTACAGAAAGTATAACACAAATCTTGAGGTAATTGGACCCAGAACATATATGTCCTTTTTTCAGTCCTCTCCAGCAATGTATCATAAGAATTGCCATCCTCATCGACGAACGCGTAGTTAGCCGCTTTTGCAACATCCAATCTGTATGACTTCTTCTTAGGATCGAAGATTGCAATTTTATTATTGATCATATCACTCCATACTCTTTGAATAAAAGCAGGGTATTGATCAGGAACAAATGCTGGATTCATAAAGACCATTAAATTAAAACTTGCTACAAAACCATGTTCCCCAATTGCTGTAAGTTTGACAAATTGTGGCGGGAGTTTTTGCAACGCCGCATAATCTACAATCTTTTTACCACCTTTTTTTGTCACATGACTACGCAACAAATAACTCGGCTTACCTTCGCGTTTCACTTCAATCGCAATGCGTTTAAAAGTGTTCACTATATCGAATTTTTCGAGCCACTCGTCCACAAAGTCGTCATCTTTTTTGAATTTTTCCGTTTTATATTCAGATGCTTCTAAAAAAGGCGGATATTTAACATACTTCATTAGAGGGATATCGCCCGCTTGACGAAGTATTTTATAATACAAATACTGGCTTGACGACAATGACGCCGCTGCCCCACGAATATCTTCCTCGTGGAATTGAGGATTTTTTAACGCATTGATAATACCATCTTTGCTCATCTCAATTGGCAAACCCGCCAACGTCTTCAATCGTGTATTTTGTAAAAATGGATTATATTGATTTAAATTATAAATACCTTGACCAAGAACACTGTTGGAATCAACATTTCCTAAAAACCGATTAAAGAAATCCGTGCAGCCTTGCAACACATCTTTAACTTCGGTCCCAGCGCCTCCTGTCGTCATCAACAACTTGGAGTCTTGCGGTTGTTCTTGTTCGGTAATGGGAATTTGTTTCTTTGGACGGCCACCTTTGTTTGTGGTCTTATTGGCTTCACCCATTGGTGCAATCCTCCTTTTGATGTTTCGGTACTGCGATTAATTGGCCGGAAGCCAAGGCTTGGGCTAACTCAAGTTTAAGTGCCTCGATTTCCATTTTCTTCCGATATTTCTCGCTATTTAATTCGTCTATCGCCCGTTTGGTTGCAAGATTAGTAAAATACTCACGCGCCCAATCAGCAACATATCCGCCCTCATTACAAAGGCTGTCTTCTGTAATCTCAAGAATTACGCAATCAGACACGCCACTGCGTTTGATAGCAGATTTTAATTTTTGTTTAGAACACTCTCCCAGTGTTTGGAAATAAATTACTCCTTTTATTAGCATAAAAGAGCCCATTTTCCCAATTTTCTCTAAGAGATTTTCTATGTCAATCCCAGTATGATCGAAAATTATTTTACAGATCATCCTTCTGCCTCCTTTTGCTTCTATCTTCTCCGCCCAAATGGATTAGTGAATCCACTAAACGGATTGGTGCTTTGTCTTTGCTTGAATCCTTGAGCAATTCGATTGCTAAACAAAACATCCATATTTGTAGTTGGTTCAGCCGAACCTAAAATTTCTTCTCTGCGCAATTGTGCTAAGTGGTGAGCTGCCAACACACAGGTATAGCATCTATCATCCATTCTGTTACTTTAAGACTTATTTCTAAGCGGAGGGGCTCTTCATCCCCTCTCTCGCGTTTCTGTTGTTATATCGCGAGTTCAGACTAGCGCACACCCGCTAACGCGGGCTCTCGTCGTTTAGTCGTTCACGGTGTCATTGACTTCCGCCTTGTTATCCACTTCTGGACCTCCAAGTCAATTAGACAAGATTTAATCGAGCGGTTTATGTATTATGCCGCAAGTGCACAATGTTGTTCATGCATTTTACGAGACTTATCGGGTGGTAATCCGTATTTTACGTCACCACTCGGAGTCTTTGTTTTCACAATTGCTACAAGTTCTTCTTTCATAAGATCAATTTCAAGCAATGCTCTTAATTCTTCTTTTGAAAGTTCATATTTTTCGCCATCTTTTTCCCAAACACCTTGTTTTGGTACGGGCATAGGGAAAATAAGATAATCGTTGATAATCATTTCAGCGCATTCGCTAAACATAGTAGGACGCCATTTACGAGGCTCAATAATTCGACAAACATCCTTAGCTTGTCTGAATTTTTCTGCCTGTTCTTTGGCTGTGTCATCAGTTAAGTCGATAATCCCCGCGTGCTCTATCCCATCGCGATCTGTCCAAGGAAGCATTAGATTGTCTGCATAACTACGACCACCACCACCAGAACCAGCGTCAACATAAAACATAACGTTTTCGTACTCGGGTGATTTCCCGTTATATGCTACAATGAGTTTGCGAATCCACTCTAATTGTTCGGGAGAACGTAAAGGCTTCTTATCGCCGTTTGGTAATTTTTCGATAAGGTTAATACCATTAACAATTTTACCCATCCATCCGCGTTTTTTGTCTTTCCAATATTCAACAATAAGCACAAAACTATTGTCTTGCTGCAACGCAGGGTCAAAAAACAAACCATAATGATGTTCTGGACCTTCTGATTTAAAGATTGGTAAATAGTCTTGTTCGTTTCGTAAAATATCTTGTCGTTTTACTAACGCGTCAATACCACCCGTGTTATCGAATATGTTATAATACTCGCGCATTGCTCGAGACTCATTGCTTTTTAGCGCGTCATCTATCTCACTTTGTTTAAGCAATGGTGACATTGGTTTCCCGTTGAGTTTCGGTGCAAGTGGAATATCGCAGTTGACATCTGCACAAAAATATCCAGGTATACCCATCATCATATTGGTGGCACAAAGTTTATACATTGACCATAAATGGGTATTAATGTCTTCGGCTGACGACGAGTAAATACACTGTGTTGGTATATCCTTGGGATAAACCGACGCGTCAAAACCAGAACCAGTTTTAAAGTCGCGGTTTTGCGCTGTAAAAGGTTCTGTCAAATCGAAAAAGGCCTGTGGAATCTTGCCTGCTTCGTCGTAGAAGTTAATATTAGAACGAACACCGACGACGGTCTCTGGTTTACCCACAAGCGCCCTAATACGCGAACCGTTATACAGATTACACTCATAACCCTTTTGGCTATGAGTAAACCCGTCGGTATTAGCGTTGCTCTTGATGAGTTCATCAAAAAACACGTCTGTCGTATTCAATAATGAAGCAATATTCTTTTTTGCAATATCTTCGATTTTCATAAAGGTGTCAAAAGACTGACGCCCTGAAACGTTCATAATATTTATTTTAAATTGTGGGAACAAAATAGCCTTCGCCATCAAATATACCGCTCCCAAAAATGTTTTACCCGCGTTTCGTGAACATACCCAAGCGGCTTTTTCTGCCGTCCAGGTGCCCATAATAATCCACCGTTGATAATCCAACAATTGTATTCCAAGAATTTTTTCAATAAATCGCGTGGGGTGCTTGCGGCCCCATTGAATTAACCGATTATATCTTTCAAAACTTTCTTGTTTGCGAATATTTACTTCGTTATCTGTGAGATTCCCATAGACTGAAATCATGCGCCACTCTCCTTAAACTCAGGAGCAAGCAGTTCCTCTATTTCTTCTGAAGGAATCCCTTTGCGTTTATATTCTTTAATAAGTTCAGCAATCAACTCTTGTTTACGCAAATATTCTTTGCACATTCGCAAAGCCTCTTCCGCCTGCTTACGCGCTGCAATCTCTCTGCGTACAACCATTGCTTGTTCCTCAACCATTTGAGCGTAATCAGAATCTGACAACCTCAATTGTGCCATAATTGATTTTGCACTAATATCAGAACACTGTTGGATACTTGAACTTGTCTCAATATCGTAAAGATTAGTTTTACCATCGTCATAATTGCTCTCTTCCATATCGCGCATAATACCTGACAACGTACCAGCGCCTCGGCTCTTAGAGTTAGCATATTTTGCCGACAATCCGTGGTCTTTACATAACATTGAAATATTTTTATTAACATCTGATTTCATTTTTCGCAAAACTTCCAAGTCTTTGGCGTTTTTTACGATGTCATCAGGTGTTATAGATAATTTTGCAATCGCCAAATCCAATCGATCAATTTCCTCATAGTTAGTCACTATTTCAATTGCCGCTCTTTGACGTACCAAGTCATTATTTAAAGTCGGATCGATCATTTGGCTGAGTGAACGATACAACATTGAACGTTGTGATATAGGTTTAGATTCAAACGGGTCGTAACCAAAACTTTTTTTAATATCATTACGATTTTGTTTATCATCTTCCGTAAGCTCGTCTTCACCCTCTTTAAAACTGGCCATCTTTATAAATACTGACCGGCTTAACTGTTTGCAAAAAGACCCATTACAATATTCTTCGTTTGTAAAAATAATCTCTAAATATTTATCTGGCATTATTTCAGTCGCATCCAATGATGTTGCCACACTTGACGCAAGTAAATCATCATAATACCAGTCATTGATTGCGCAGAGCTGGAAAAGTGCCTCAAGATGGTCATTTTCACATTCTGCTAATATTTTATTATATAATGCACGAGTACATTCTTTACATAATAAAGATTTGTGCTCTTTATCTTTTACAGTTCGAAGTGCAGATATTGTCCCATTACTGCCCCAAAACTCTTCGGGGTCCAAACTGGTCTTACATCCTACACAATATAACTTTTGGGCTATTGTGCCAAAAGCTGATAAAATCTTCCTTTCAGTGGCCATAAAAGCCCTCCTTGTAATCTACACACAACCACTCAAAAAAGCCCCCGCAACAGCGGAGGCTCTTTGAACAGTATACCCTTGAACTACTCTTGAATATCTAAGTTAATACTATGATGCAACACGTTGTCACCATCAAAGATTAACAGGGTTTGGCTTGGTTTACCAAACAGGCGTTTGCTAAACGCATATTGATCTACGCCAACAATACTACCATTTACATAAACTTTGAAATTGTTGAACGTTTTAAGTTTTTCACAATGATAGTGGCCGACAAAAGCGTAATCTACCACTATCCCAGTGTAAGCAGTCATATTTTGGAAAAGCGTTGTGATATTATCATGATGCCCATGAACAAATACACCGGTCTTCCCGTTTTGGAAATTAATCATACCAATTTCCTGATCGAGAACATTTTCCTCAAAAGTAATGTTAGTATCTCTCAACCTTTCTTTTAGATAGAAAGTAATAAGCTTGCCATAATTTTCAGCCTCAATACTTTCTTTAAGAGAAGGCGTCATTCGTGAATGATTATCGGTAACAGAATAATATCTCACATCTGGTGCGGCAGCCTGTAGTTGATTGAGCGTGTCTGCAATAATCTCGGATGCAACCATGATTTGTTCAACAACGTCGATTTGTTGCTCCAATCTTGCACTTGTGTGAATATGCCCTTGGCAATAATCGCCAAGTCCTAAAATATTTAATCTTTGGACATTGTTGTTTACACAATATCTAATTACATCTTGGATTAGTTTATTCACTCTTTTACGAGCGATGGTAATATTATATTTATTATAATAATTATCAATCTCTACCCCAATATGTAAGTCCGACAACATTAAAACCGCTTCTGTGTAAGTATTTCCAACAGGATGATACACAACTTTGGGAAGTTTGGTAATATCCACAACCAACTCTTTCATCAAAGCTTTAAAATCATCCAAACGCGCTTCTTCTCTCATCATTCTTCGATAAGCATTTAAAGAATCGCGTGTTTTTACTTGTTGTTTATACAAATCTTGAATTTGTCCTTGGATTTCGTCTTCCATTTCTTGGGTGGACAATTCTTCAACTGTTTTGTTGGATAATAATTTTGAGTTTCTAGGTAATTCGCCGGTGCGTGCAAGTTTTTGCTTTACCCAACAACGATAGTTTTCGCCCGTTGTGAAAGGCATTCCCAACATCTCGTTCAGGGCACTCCAGTTTTTTACTCCTAATGGTAACTCTTTATGGGTTACCCCTATTTCAAACAAATCGTCCTCAGTTAAGTTTTCTTCATTAAACTTTTTGAGGAACTCTAAAAAGTCGGTTTGAGTCATGTATTTCTCCTTGTGCTTCTAGATAGTTCAATACTATCACAATCTCTATTTTTTGTCAAATTTTAGTGACATCCCAATTCTCTAATGAAGAGCAAAAAACCAACTATAAAACTATTATTTTACTCTTTCCATAGAATATTAGAACACCGTACCTTTCGACATCTACCCTAAATCAGGTTTTCTTGGCCTGTCGAGAACGCCGTTTTAACTCGTTTTTGCGCTGTGTTAATTCGGTTTTATAACAATCAGGGCATAAATCCTTATATTTCTTTTTCCCCACGATAAACCTCTTACCACACGACCTACAAGTACCACTATATTCGCTAAATTGGAAATCTGTCTTAACCGTCCCTTTATTATCAAAAAAATTTAATTCGATTACGTTCCCGTAAACAGGTTTCCCGTCTCTGAAATAAGCTTTCTGGTGCATAGTATACAAGTTGTATTGGGCATTCCACTTATCCATTTGTGCAACTCTATATGGGCGGCGCTGGCGGCGGGTACCTTTAATTAACCCTTCCCAAACTTCCTGGCTACAAAAAAATCCATCGGCTCGTCCAAAAGAGCGTTGACACTCAACTAAAATTCGCAAAAACTCTTTGTATTCTTTGTCTACATCTAAACCTTCAATAAAATTATATTCTTTTGCTGTTAGCCCATAAATATATTTTCTATTAAAGCCGTAATGTAACGCCTTCTCCCAAAACTTGTCAAAATACTCACGAGTTTCTTCTTCACTAAAACACCCTACAACTTGCGGTGACTCTAGTTCCACCCAAATCTTATAGGCGGTCTCTTTAGTCACCCCTTGTTCTTGCCAATATTGACAAAGGTGTGTTTGTTCAGTGTTAATACTACGTCGTGTGTTATAATACCCTTGTTTTAACACCGCTTCTGAATTTTTATTCCAGTCCAAAATTAACATAGATTAACTCCTTGTCATCACCGATGTGCGCAGTACAGCTAAGAATTCTTGTAAGGAATAATCAAGAGCGAACAGCTCATCTTCGTTTTCTCGCACGAACACCGGGAGTTTAAAACATAAGATCGGATTTTTACTACCAACCACTCTAAATTCTAATTTAAGCTTCACGGCCTGATGCACCAATTCTAAAAACTTCTTATGATCCTTCATCCCCAACAATTGCATAATTTGTGGTTCATCATATTTGATCCACCCCGAGTCGTGCCAATTTGTTTTAGCCACATATATTAACACCCCAAATAAGGCTCGAACTTCCTCATTACTAATATTTAATAAAAAGCTCCATTCGTCCTCATAAACCACGAAGGTTGTTAATGTGTTTTTGGTATCAAGAGGGGCTTTTAATAAACAGTCCACAATTTGTTCAAAACATTGGTTATTTAATTCAAACCCGCGTTTACACTCAAGTAAGAATTCTCGTATAGAGCCGTCGGTCATACCTTCGGCTCTTAACGAATTAATGATTTTTACAACGCTGCTGCCTTTCTCGATCGATTTATTACAAATTTGTTCTTCAATTGTCATAACACTTTGCCAAGGAAACCACAGGCCCCTTAGGGCTGCGGAGGAATTGACAACCTCCTTTCTGTTAATAAGTTATTATTTTTGTGAATTAACTTTAATTTTTTATAACTTATCGAACCGTTGTTTACCTTTTCTCCATCTAAATTCCTTATGTCGAACCGTCCTGATTTGCGTTTACCAAAAACAAAATATTTTTTCTTTTGATATTTTACAGTATCAAACAGCTTAAATCCACATACTTCCCCAATCAATTGATTATTCTTTTTATATCCACCTTTTAAGAAATTGTTTTTATGGATTTGTCTATTCTGTCTTCTAACACACTTTTGATAAATATAATAATCTAAAGATTTCGCCTTTGGGTTGCCACTGATGCACCGAGCATCTATGTAGTGTTCTTTCGGTAGTTTATTTTCAATACGAGTGTTTTTAGTTATATAGCCATATGTTTCGCAAACATTCGGATACAGCGCGCGCAATCTGCTAAATAGAGTCTTACGCATTATTCCCATAAACGCTGCACCTCGATAATTTTTACCACGTTTGAGTTTTAATTCAACTTCACCCTTATGATAAGCTTTGTGGCAAGTTTCACACAAAGTAATTAAATTATTCGGGGCATTACCGCCTGTCTTACGACTTTCAATATGATGTACATTTAATACATTGTCTTTTGATTTACCGTGGCAACATTGACATTCGTGGTGATCGCGGAATAATACATAGGCTCTCACATTCCAGAAACCTAATTGTTCGCCTTGCTGATATTCTTCTCCTGATATTTCAGGATTGTTTATCTTTTGGATATCGAATTGAGCGGTTTCGACAATAAGTTTAGTGATTGGTCAAATCTCATATAAGTGTTTTATAACTTGAATATGTGCATTTATCTTTTGCTCGATACTTGGAGCAAGCCATCCTTTGTGTTTTGAATGAACGCGATTGTTAAATCTGGCTGGACGATATCTTAATCTATTTCTTCTCGTTCTTCTTGCTGCTCTACGAGATGATAGTTTATCAACAATATCGTTTCTCAATTCGACATCAGCTTCATATAGCACTTGTTTTTCCGTTGTAGCAGAAACACCGACGTGCTTGCTTCCGGCATCAATGCCAAGATTCACTTCTTGCGTCTGATTTTCACAATCGAATAGTAATTGAATTGTAAACGGTTCATATTTTACTATTTTTGCTTTGTTTTGTTTTAGTAATTTTCTTGCTTTTGCTTCTTTGCAAGGCATTAATGGTTTGCCTTGTTTGTTTAATACATATACCATTGCTTTTATAGCCTCCTATATGTTAGAGTAGTTACTCCACGACAATGTTATTCAAAGGTTTTTCGTATGCAACACTGTTCCTACCCATCAGAACTGTTTAATCACATACCGCAGAGCGTAAGACTGGAGAATACATCCTACGGTGCCTATATATTCTTTGATAACGTAGTGCTCGAAACACTTAGTCTGATCAACTAGTGAGCTGCAAGCCCACGCCCCTTTAGGGGCTGGGTAATTGACAGTCGCAATCGCCTCCAAACAAGTTATCAGCATCGAAGTCAAAATCTAAATCTTGCCCCAAAATTTCTTCCCACGCCGCTTGATTCCAATCATCATCATCACACAACTCGCTGACGCGATCTTCGTGAATCACTTGTAAAGTGTATCGATTACCAAGGTATTCAAATCCAACTTCGTTTTTCACGGGAATTTGAACAATTCCACGAGGGATTAAATCCAACACGCTTTCGTCTAAAATGTCCCAAGCAAAATCCCAATTAAACTGTTTGTATTCTTTTGATAAACAATGGCAGTAGTAAAGCAATTCTTTGCCACTGAACGACGCAGACTCAATCGCCTCTTGAATTTCCGTTCTGATAAATGTCATTGCCCCGAATCTAATTTCATCATATTCGTCACGATTCGGTAAATCAATATTATCAACAATACTCTCCAAGGTTTTTACTTGTTTACGCGCTGTATATTTGCGATACAAATCTTTAACAATAGCAAACCGTTCTTGGTCAAATTCAAAACAATCCTCAAAGGTGGGCAACATACTTACCGCGTTTTTATTGAAATTAATATCAAAATCGACATTTTCAAATTCCTTACACAATATATTCATTATGCACGGTGCGGTGATTAGCGGCGAATACTTTTGATAACGGCGTACCAAATTCATCTCGTCTTCTGACTTATTGGGTTTGGTTAAAAGTTTTTTAAATTTAATACCAAACATATTTTTGGACGCCATATTGTAACTGTTTTCATATTGCTTGAACTGTTGGTTTAGTTCGGGATATAAATATCTAAAGAAATATGGTTTTTTAGAAATAACCATCGAATTTCTTTTATATTTATCAGCCTTAACCGCATCAGTGTCATCATCATTAATTCGGATGAATTTCTTCCACTCTTTCGGCAACTCCGGCGCGGCGGTTCCTTTAATGCGATCAATTTCTTGACCAACAATTTCTCGAAGTAATTTAATGCGCAAAGTGAGTTCGTCTCTTTGTTCTTTTTGGGTGTCTTTTTGGAAAATTCCCTTCATTGCGTGCATTATTGTTGCGCAATTAGAAAAACCTCCAACCCCAGTTCCCAATCCGCGAATATCAGTCGCAATTGAATTCTTTAAACAAATTTTCTGAACCGGCACCGCACCTTTCTCATATGTAATGACATTGTGCCATTTTTGCGCACCCTTGATAAAGATTTTATTGTCCGTGGACATTACTACATCTCCGTCAACCTTTATACCCTCGGTTTCCCGATATTTATTAGGGGAGTAGATTATCTCATCAGCTCATTTCCTGTTACCGTAGTGAGCTGCTCAGCGCTTTGAATGTTGGAATTTCACCAACACCCTACTCTACTTGCTTACTCTCAAACATATTTCTTGTTTGATACGCGTTCGATAATCGTTACACTTTCCTTATTAAAGGCTTAGCACGGTGTTCCCCACACAGGTTCACCGTTAGCAGGATTTTGTCCCACACCTTGGATTTCCAAGTTCACTGAGTTATCATTCGATTGTCACCAACCGACGGACCTTGTATACGTTAAGTCACTATCGGAGTGTCGTAATGTTGAAGTATCATATATACTGTAAATAATTCCACTCTTAATATATTGATACCAATAGTCCATATCTTCGGACGATACTACTTTACAAGGGTTGTGTTCGTGCGAGTCAATCATCGGGCTGCGGCACAGGTCAACACAACCCACACTTCGCTGCCTCCAGAAATTTGAATACACTTGGTCAGGCCCAATTAACCCCACCGGTTCCAACCCAAGCGCCGATTGACACTGTGCCACGGGATCAGAAATCATAAAACTATAATTTCCTCTTACCCATATCTTACCAATCTTCGCCTTGTTTATCGTCTCAGCAATATTGCGATATATTTTCTTCTGCACATGAGCGTCTTCCAACATTATCGGGTTTTTAATAATCGCCCTCAACGCCGTGCTTTGCGCCCCATTATACAATTCTTTAAAACTAACTTGTTCACCCTTGCAACCCAACATATACAACATTGTATACAATTGGTCACCTGAGCAAATCTTTTTAATCCAATCAATCGTCGGTTGAATCAATTCCAGAATATCATCCTTATTGATATCCAACACTTGCAGATATTGATAATTAGCCAGCACATATTCGTCATCGTACTTTTTATTATATCTCGCAACTCCCCACTGAATACCAGCCGCATCTACATACTTTTGATATTCATACCAAGATACATAATATTTATACATCTTGAATTGAGATTCGCTCAATATAACATCAATATCCTCCAGCCTGTGTGAAATTCCCCACCGGTCACGAATTGAGTCAATACCGTGTGCAGCTCCAAATTCTCGAAAATCAAACGGAACCAAGCACCCCTTCACAAAAACGCTACGGACAACGAACGACGACGGCGTGTATGATAAATTCATATCTTCTGCCCACAGAGCCGCAAACTTAGGATCTATCAATCCCTGTCCATCAGCGCAGTTTAACTCGATATCCATTATTCTTTCTTTAATCTGTTTTTTCCCAGTCTCGGGATTGGGGCAAATCCAATCAACCGATTGATCCTTCACCACATTAAAGAAATCCTTAACCACGCATACCCTCGGGGTTCGCACCCACATAACACTTGAAAACGCCAACGCAAAATACGCATGATATTTCGCCAAATTCATTTCTGAAATCTTGGTGTCCAACCCGCACATCAGGTTTTTGTACAAGGTGTCATAAAGAGCTTCGTTAATAAAGGTAATAGTGTTGCGCCTCATTTGTCCCGAGCCGCAACAAAACCTCACATAATGAATACCGTTAACGTCAAAACCGTTCTTGGCTAATTCTTTATATTCTTTCTTGGTCACGACTTCAACGTTAATAATATCTTTAACAAACAACGCATCTGTCAAAAACCGATTAAGAATACCAGCTTCCTTGGTTCGTCCCTCTCTCTTCGCTGCTCTTATAGCGCGACGAAATTGTTGGACATCGTTAAAAATCTCTCGATGACTTCTGGTATCATTATAATATTTTCTGATTTGTTGAAAAACCAGATTATCACCAATTGATACCAGCGCCCCATCGCGAGCTGCCTTAGATTTTGAATAATTAACTATATTTAAGTTGTTCTCTACAATAAAACTAGATTTAAGTTTAAAAACTTGATATAGGTTTTGTAAATTAGGCACTCTTAATCTTCCTCTTTTTCGCGTTTAATAATATCTAGCAAATCATTCACCGTTTGTGTCAAATCTAAATTTGTCAAAACGTATTTATTTTTATATTCCTTCTCGAACTCACAGAACTGCGCGTCTTCCGCAGCCATTCTCTTCTGGGCAATTTCAACATCATCGCCCCGTTTCGTCAAGAATCCACGTTGTACATCCACAGGTACGGAAATCAAAACAACCACAATTTTCAATGGATGCTTTTCAAAGTTCCAATACTTCCACAAATCTCCAAGCCCTTTAGGATCGATTATATAAAAATCACTATTTAACACTTGTGTAACTGTAGCAAAATATTCCACATCTCCAATTACAGTCTGCGCAATAATATCATCTTTATATTTATCCACATCCTCAGGTCGAATAAAAATGTGGGTGTCACCTTCATTAACTCTCTTGGGGCGCGTGGTATAAGAACACACTTTCTTCATTCCTGTCAGTTGGCACACACGATCAACGACCGTATCTTTTCCGGCTCCACTTCTGCCAAGCACACAAAATAATGTTTTCATCTTATTCCTCGATAATCGACGAAGGGTTCCCCACAAATTCAGGGTAATCGGCATAAAACTTTACCAACGCTTCTAAGTCGTTAAAGTTATGTATGATATAAAAATCTTCCTCATTACCTTCAACACGGTTACGCTGATGTTCAACATCGCCAGTAAATAATACGACCATATCAGCTAAATAATTAGCGCACATACGGTAATCGCTGCCTATATATATAACCGAGTCTCCAAAAAGACGAATTTTTTCTATATCCGCTGCGGTTGCTGTTCTATAAGCTTCAGCATAGCTTTCAATCTCGATAGTGAGCTTACAGTTCTCCGCAAGTTCTGTGATGGTATCAAGAAAATCTTCCGCGCCTTCTCGAATCCACAAGTCAGGCACATTCAGACTTTTGATACAATTAATGATTTCGAAATCATGATCTTGACCACAGACCGTTTGGAATTTGTTTTCGTAAAAATCGATTACAGAATAATTGGTGTTGTATTTTTCATTAAGTTTTTTGGTTATTGTCTCCGCACAATTAAAAATTACATTGTCTTCTACAATTAGGTGTAAGTGTTTGCTCATAATAATGTAGTTCCTTAGAAGTTATATAGATTCTCAGAGAAAGAGGATATTCTCTTTCTTCTTATTATATTTATATTATAACACATATCATATTTAATATCAACATATGATGACATTTTTGTAAAGTTTTAAAAATTTTTTAATTTTTCTGTCATTGTAGGTTGACTTTTCTTTTCAAAGTTGTTATAATTTGGGTGGTGGGCGGGTATAGATAAGAAGATCTTTCTTATTT